TGAGGTGTACACCGGTGGCTTAATGAAGGTTATTAAGGATGACATTTTTCTGGGCAATCCACACATCCTACAGAACATCGAGGAGACAACACTGGTGTTCCCTTTACAGCTCAACAATCCCCACACAAATTACTGCAAGGAGGATACTCCCCAGCGTGCTGTCCTTCGGTGTGACAAACACATGATAGGACAGATTTGTGAGGTTTATGGAGTCCCTCAACCAGACCTGAGGTGTGAGATATACTTCACATCTGAGGAACGATCAACTGTGAGAAAGCTCCTGAGGGGAGTTCCCCGACCATTCATCGTCGTAGAGCCCCAGGCCTTCGATGAGTACACAGTCAACAAGAAATACCCGACAGAGAAGTGGCAATGGATAGTCGATCAGCTTCAGGATGAGATAACTGTGGTTCAGGTGGGCCTATCGTCTAGTGAACACCGCTTAACAGGAGTGATTGATCTCCTGGGAAAAACGACCTTTAGAGAAGCATGTCTGGTCATCGAGGCAGCAGATCTGCTGACATCCGGTGAGGGCGGTTTGATGCACGGTGCCACTGCAGTCGAAACTGATAGTGTTATCGTCTTTACAGGATTCAACAGCCCCGGTTTGTCAGGATATCCCAACAATACGAATATCTGGATCGGATCCGACCACGGCCCGTGTGGAATGAAAGTGCTATGCAGCAAGTGTAAGCTTGAAGCTGATACACACGATCCCAGGGAGATTCTAGAAGCAATTCGAGCGAAGTTGAGGAAAAGTGTCTGATCAGAAAGAGACAGTGGTTTTCACCAATGGGTGCTTCGATGTTCTCCACCGAGGTCATATCGAGTTGCTCAAATTCTGTAGAACACTGGGCGATCGTGTTATTGTGGGTCTTAACAGTGACTCAAGTACTCGTGTAATTAAGGGTCCAACGAGACCTCTCAATACTCAGGAAGATAGAAAAGCAATGCTCGAGGAGCTGAGATCTGTTGATGAGGTGATTGTGTTTTACGAGAAAACTCCACTCAGACTGATACAAAATCTATTACCTGATACTATTGTTAAGGGTAGCGATTATGCAGAGGATCAGGTTGTGGGCTGTCACCTCGCTGAGGTAGTAATTTTTGACATCATCCATGGATACTCAACAACCAAGACAATTCAAGATTCTAGTCATAGGTGAGTCCTGTGATGATCGCTATCGATTTGGAAGGTGTGATCGAATAAGCGCTGAAGCGCCTGTTCCGATTTTTCTAGAGACTGATAGCGAAAGCCGGCCCGGTATGGCAGCCAATGTGAGCCTCAACATCAAAGCACTGGGGGCAGAGGCAATTCTGGTCACTAATAGTGAGGTGATAATCAAGGAGCGGATTGTTGACGCAAGATACGGACAACAAATTCTTAGAGTAGACATTCACGATCAATGTGAGTCACTTACCATGGAGTTCGTGGATCTTGCGCTAGAGGAAGAGACATACGATGCCACTGTGATATCTGACTACAATAAGGGATTCTTATCTGCAGCAATGATACGTGAGATACTGCCCAAACTTCCTGGGCCCATCTTTGTTGATAGCAAGAAGACAGACCTGACACCCTATGAGAAGTGTATTATTAAGATAAACGAGAAAGAGAGCAGAGAAATTTCAGCACTACCATCTGATCACCAACTAATTGTGACAATGGGTGGAAAGGGAGCTGTCTTTGGTGACAAGTACTTTCCTGCTGGAGAGACACCGGTATTTGATGTCTGCGGAGCCGGCGACACTTTTCTGGCAGCGCTTGCTGTTCGTTATCTGCAGACGCAGGGAGACATGAGCAGCTCAATTGTGTACGCCAATATTGCTGCAGGGATTTCCGTGAGGCACATGGGTGTGTATAATGTCTCATTGGAAGAGGTTGAGCGTGAAGTTTGTGTCTAAGTTCGTGATTGATATTGACGGGACAATTTGCGAGCAGCCGATCGGTGTTGATGACTATGCAGCTGCAGTTCCAATACCAGATAGAATTCGACATGTGAACCTACTGCATGATGCCGGTCACACGATCGTGTATTTCACTGCGCGCGGCATGGGAAGGACTGAGGGGAAAACCGCTGAGGCATACGAGCTCTTTTATGAGTTGACAAAATCCCAGCTAGCAGAGTGGGGAGCTAAGCACCATGAGTTGATCCTCGGTAAGCCTGCTGGAGATGTATACATCGACGATAAGGGAACTAATGCTACGAGCTTTTTCGAAGTGAGCAGTTTCGAGTGACTAAGTCCCAGAGTGTAGAAGTACCCATCAAGTTTGTCTCAAAGGGTTGGGGATTTGAGAAGTGGATTGTCAACTGTGAGGAATACTGTGGGAAGCTTCTCTACTTTGTTAAGGGAAAGCGGTGTTCCTGGCATTACCACGAGCTAAAGGATGAGGTCTTTTATGTCCAATCTGGGCGGATACGTGTACTGTACTCGAACAGAGATGATCTAAATGCTGCAAGAGAAGTTATACTCACACCCGGGGACAACTTTCATGTTTATAGGGGACTTCGACATCAGATGATTGCGCTGGAAGATACAGAGCTCTTTGAGTTCTCAACACAACACTTTGATGAAGATAGTCATAGAATAAAAAAGGGCGATTAGTAATGGAATTAACAATAGCAATTACATCATGTAATAGGCTCCTCTACACGAGGGCGCTGATTAATAGCCTGCAAGATCTGCGATCAGCCGGCGCAGAGATTGTATTGGTGGACAACTGCTCGTCAGAGCCAGGACTTTCTGAGTATCTGACTGAGGCAGAAGGTTGTCTGCTCGACAAGCTAGAGCTTAGGACAGGAGACCGAGACTGGATTAACGATGAGTACATAGCCAGGAATAAGCTAATTGAGATGGCATCCAAAGAGGTAATCCTCTTCATGCAGGATGACAGCCAGTTTATCGGCACACCTCAGCTAATCCAGACTTACATCAGCGACTTCTTAGAGATGAATGCTCTATCGCTGAGTATTAGTGCAGTTCGAAAGTCTACTCTGAATGATTGGACTGTGGGTATTGAGCCTGTTATATCCCCGGATGGAAAGAGAAAGTACTGGATGAACAGACACAATCACTTTCCAACAACAGGCCTGTTCAAAGCACAAGTCTTTAGGAACCTCGGTTCTTATCCAACAGATTGGGAGAAAGTTCAGGAGAACTGGGGCCGATCTGAGGATCACTATGATAAACTGATTACCCAGAAATACCCACCTAATACACTCAAAAATGTTTTAGGCCAGGTTCCGGTATTTCCTTCTGTATGGAATGACCCGAGAGGTGGGTATGCGTTTATAAGGGAGAATATTCGTTACGGGCACTACCTACCCCCGCCTGATCCCTCTGGTCTCTACTACGAGATGATGACAGACGAGAAGGTTGAACTTCTCCTCGATCAAGATGATGTTCTAGGATTTATTGATGTAGCTGTGCCGCTCGGATGGGAGTACGCTAAGCAACCAGATGGTGATCAATTAAAGTATGGTCAGCATCTGGTCAAGGAGCAAGGACCTACTGTTGTTATAGAGACGGGAGCTACTACCCATAGTCAGGAGATAATTTCAGAGACAGATGACTACTTGGGTGACTGGCTCGAGTCCGATGGAGGTGAAGAGTGAAGGTTGTAGGTATCTGGTCGGGACACGATTGCTCGTTCTGTGTGTTGGAGAATGGAGTTCCCACAGTGCACGCGGAACTCGAGCGTTACAACAGGGAAAAATCACCCCAAGGAGATGCCGCAGAGCTTCTGTTCGAGAGGCTGCCTGAGGAAGCCAGCCAGATTGTCCACGCGGCAACATGTCACCCACGGGTTAAAGTCAGTCAGTACAAGGAGAGCTACCAGAAGCTAGAAGAGATAGTTGCCGAAAATGGAGGAAAGGTTTGGGTCTTTCCCCATCACAAGGCTCACGCAGCCAATGCGTTCTACTCTAGCAACTTTAATCAGGCTGTTGTCATAACGATGGATGGCGGTGGTGTGGAGAATACTGGAGGGGCAGAGTCTGCGTGCACAGTGTGGTTCGGCGACGATACGAAACTCACACCGGTTCGGGTTTTCTCACCGGCCGAGATAAACATAGGTGGTGTCTGGACCCGAGTGACCCGATACATCTTCAAGCTGCAGAACGGCTGGCCCTTGGGAGGCCAGGAAGGTTCAGTCATGGCCATGGCTGCTTTTGGTGATGCTAAGAAATACCATGATGACTTTTGGAAGATGCTCACAGTTGATAAGATTGCTGCGGGATTCAAGCCACCAGGCCAACCCCTGGGTGCCTATGTCCCAGGCAAGGATCCCGTTCATCCGTACTTGGATCCTTGGGCCCAAATAGGTCAGCAGTCAGAGCAGGACATATTTGACCTCGCAGCCGGCCTTCAGTCGGCGACTGAGGAGCTTATAAAGGAGCTCCTAAAAAGCGTCCTCGAGGCATATCCCAACATCAGAAATCTGTGTCTCTCGGGGGGCGTGACACTGAACTCTGTCGCGATGGGAAAGATAAAGGAGTGGTTCCCTGGCAGGATCGATGACATATACATCCCACCTGTTCCCTACGACGGTGGTCTCTCAATTGGGGCCGCACAGATTTTGTGGCACCAGACCCTCAAGAATCCGAGAATCAAGTGGGATGCTAATATTACACCCTATCTCGGCGAGGCCTGGAACAGGGATCACATTGATGAAGTTTTAGAGGAGCACAAGGAAACTATCACTGTTGAGAGCTGTAATATTGACAGAGTTGTTGATCTTCTTGATGATCAAAAAATTGTATCAGTTTTTAACGGGGGGTCTGAGTCAGGACGACGAGCCTTAGGTAATAGGAGTATCTTGGCTGACCCACGAAGTTCGGATATGAAGGACATCATTAATAAGAAGGTGAAACATAGGCAGTGGTTCCGTCCGTTTGCACCATCTATTCTGGATGAGGCTGTGAGTGACTGGTTTGTCGACTATCAGGAGAGTCCTTACATGCAATTTGTGCTAAAGTTCAGGGAAGAACGAATGAAACTAGTTCCGGCTGTTGTTCACTGTGATGGAACAGCTAGACTCCAGACAGTTAAGAAGGCAGACAATGAGTGGTACCATAATTTCCTCCACGTGTGGTGGAAGAAATCGGGTGTACCAATAATCTTGAACACAAGTTTTAATGATCGAGAACCCATCTGTGAGAATGCCAGACATGCTCTGAAGTGTTTCCTCGGCACAGAGATTGACTACCTGTTTTTTCCTGAGCACGAAATACTGGTGTCTAGGAAGGCCTAAGTGGGTAAGGAGCAGCTGGTGTTTATCTCGACAATCCACAGAATGGCAGAACGAATGATCACAGCTGCTGTCGACATGTCTGACAAGTATGATATCACTCTGGTGAATCTGGGTCAGGCCAGCAAACACACAGACTACGCAGCAAAGGATAGATACCAGATCTATATTGAGGAGAATCAGAAGAGATTCATGAAAATCCTTGATTCACCAAAACTGAGATCTAAGCGGGACATAGGAACACCGGGTTATCGAAAGGGTTTGAATAAGCTCTACGATACTATCGACTGGGAATCTGTGGCGTGTGTTGTAATGGATGACTCGAGGAATAAGAATGCTGAGGCAGCTGTGTATCAGCGGTGTAATGATCTGGGAGTGCCTGTTATCGCCAACGCCCACGGTAATATGAACTTCAAATCAAGAAAGAAGTGGTATGGGCACGGTCAGAAGGGATTCTTTGACAGGATGTTCGTGTTTGGAAGCGATGATCGGGATGATCTCATTACTGAGGGCTGTGAGGATTTTTTTCTGTTAGGCGGCATTCCTAGCAATGATGCGCTTAGTGACGTCCGAAGAAAGTCAGACTACATCCTGGTGATCACGAACTTTCTACTCAAGCATCAGCTCCCACAGGATAAGTTCGAGTGTGGTAGGAACAGTGTATATGATAAAGAGGCCCTTGAGGCAATGCGCCTGTTAGAGCTACAGAAAAAGCTCAACAAGCCCGTGGTTTTTAAGGTAAAGCACAGAATAGACACTGACTTGGTCGCGGAGATTAGAGCCCTTGAGGCAGCGCTACCCAAGGGGTTGATGTACACCATCATTCCAGACCACCCAGATGAGAACCAGATGCTTGGTTCAGCATCATGTGTCCTAACCTATGGGTCGACTGTCGCATTCAAACCGATACAAATGTCAGTTCCTACAGTGATATTTGAGGAATTGGGTTATGTGGGAAACTTTCGAGACTATCCGGGGGTCGTATCCCTGGGTGACGATTACAGCGAGTGGCTAAATCCGCTAGACCCGGCTGCCCGAAGAGAATTTTTAGAGCCTGCTATTGAAGGTGGAAGCACATTTACATCAACACAGGCATTCATTAGAGGAATTGAGGAGACTATAAGTGAGCTACGTTAGAGTAACAAATCGAGAGACAGGAACAACACCTACTGTCATACACGCAAACGGAATGGCGAAGAAGGCTGGAAAGCCCTTCGCTGATTCCTGGCCAGAAATCATGAGGCAGTTCAGAGCTTCCAGCCCAGAGCAGAAGCCGTTAAGGGATGACCTGACAATTGTAACATGGAAGGGTGGAAAGTACGCAAACACAGTGACTGTCCTCGAGGAGTCCTGTGAGAAGTTTGGTGTACCCATAAAGTTGCTTCCATGGCCAAGTCATATCACTGCCTTCTGGGAAGCATCCAAGGCTAAAGCATACGAGACTCTCAAGGCTCTCAAGTCAGGTGAGATAAACACAAAGTACATCATGGCCATGGATGCAGGTGACGTTGTTTTCTTGAAGCACCCAAATGATATTCTGGAGGAACACATCGAAAAGTTCTCAAGTCACAAGTCCTCGTGGTGCACGGAAGACAACAACTGGCCTCGATTCGATCTGCCCAAGTACGTTCACCATCCCGTACTCGACGACTATGTGCACAAACTGACCGCGCGAGATCTCAAGATGGCAGAGCATCACGGCACGAGATATCGACATATGAATGTCGGTTGTGTTATTGGTGAGGCCGAGCACATGATTGAGTTCTACGAGACAGGAATGAGAATCTGCGGTGACCTTCCCACAAACGATCAGTTAATGGGAAGGATAGCCCAGTACGAGCACCCAGACAAGCATGCTATGGACTGTGGTTGTGAGATATTTCAGTGTCTCTACAACGTAGGTCTAGAGACACTGACTGTGGAGACAGTTGATGAGTAGCGACGCCAACATGGTGATCTACATCTCCTCGAGAAACAACTATGAGATGCTCTCCGGGGAAGTTCTCAAGAATGTCGATCTCTCCGGATTTTCGTTGATCAACGTGGATGATGGTTCATCACCAGAGCAGCAGGTGCTGGGAAGAAAGATCTGTGAGGAGAATGACATCATTTTCACAGAGAATTCAGGACGAGGCCTGCACTGCGCCGCGGCAACAGCAATCAGGATAGCTAAAGAAAGCTTTCCCAATTGTAAGTACGTGTACTGGTTGACTCATGACTGTTATCCAATGACAGAGGGGATGCTTAGAAAGCTTTCCGACAAGATAGCCACAGGCTCCCTCGACCAGTTTGGTGCTGTGGGCTTCAACACAATATGGAAGAAGTACACGATGTCAGAGAAGCAGTTCCAGACCCGCTCCATGGAGGGTGTCTACTGTGGTGTGATGGGACGAGCAGTGCTCACCAGAGTCCCCGGCGCAGGTTGGTACAGACCCAGCGATTTCTCCATGCTCTGGAATGTGTGGGGAAAGAATATTGCTGTTGAGAGTGTTGTTGATATGAACCTGATGATCAATGTTGACACCTACACAGAGCATATTGAGACCGATGAGTGGTTCCACCACTTCTGCTGGGGAGACGATGTATGCCTACAGTTCCTCAAAGCGGGTGTCTACAATGTGACCCTGGGAGATTTCTATGTGTATCACGACCAGGATCTGAAATCGAAGTACCAGATTCCTGCCAACTCCTTTTTTGCAGCAAAGTCCGGTGACAGGGTTCACTTCTCATCTCATGATAGACACTATCCCAGGTGGGAGGAGAAGTGGGGGTTCAATAGGGATTGGCAAAAGGCCCTTGGCCGATTGAGTCCTGAGGAGATCGATGCTTACGAGGGAACCTTGCTACATGATTTTATGACACATGACTATCGAAAAGGACCAATCAAGACATTCGAGCTGTAGGGGATAAAGGGATATGAGCGAAAAGTATTTTCTAGATGAACTTGAGGGCTATCGGGGTGAGATAGGTGGCCACTATAGTAATCTCAGTCTAGCAGCGAAGTATGCGCCTCTCTTCCATCTAGAAAAACGCATCCCGATAGAAGAGTACTTCCCGTGGGATTTGTACGGAACAGAAGACGGTAACGTCGGTGTTACACGACACATCTTTGATAATATTGGTTTAGAGTTTGACTTTGTTCTTGATATCGGTGCCTACTCGACGATGGCATCAAATGTGGTACCTATTGTTGGGTCGAGGGCTGACAGCCTTTTCCAACAAGGGCAGAGTAACATTAAAATAAAAGCGCTTCTAATTGATGGAGAAAATAAGCACAACGATGCCCACGTAGTTAAAGAATGGATTACTAGGGAAAATGTGTGCGATTGCTTATCCACACTGGGCTGCCCAAAGAGGATGGACTTCATCTCCCTGGACATCGACAATATGGACTACTGGGTCCTGAAAGAAATGTTGGAAGCCGACTACTTGTCGAACTTACTAATTGCAGAGTTCAATCCAGCATTTAGTTTTGACGAGTCGTACACCAAGTGTTACACAGCCGATGACAGCAAGGATGGCATCTTTACAGCAGGATCATCCAACTACGGTGTGAGCCTCAAAGCCCTAACAGATCTTACAGGAAGATTTGGGTATCGTTTGGTTCACGTGATGCAAGAGAATATCACCGTCGGAAGATCCAATAATGCAATATTCTTACAGTCTCGATTTGATACAGAGAATAAATTTGCAGACCAGACAGCTACGATCCAATCCCTCCACCCAGAGCCTTTTATAGAGACCCACAAATTCAGCGCTAATCGTCAAAAGTTCGGTACTGACAGCTTAGAAGAGATTAGAGTTATTCTGAAGGACCAGTTCGATCAGATCTGAGAACTAATTGTAAAACTGACGATAGTTTCATATGATTTGTTTGTAGGAAGGTCGAGGATGGACCAGTGTTTTCCGGAAAGAGAGTTCTAGCAGTTACCCTAGCCCGAGGTGGCTCTAAGCGAATACCGAGCAAGAATATCGCTCCTATCGCCGGCCTGCCCCTTATCTGCTACACCTTCCTCGAGGTCCAAAAGAGCATGTATATTGACAAGTACATTGTGTCTACAGAAGACACCAATATTGCTAGCGTCTGTAGGAATCACAATATCGATTATCACAAGCGCCCCAATGAGTTAGCGCTGGACACGACAACGTCAGCGGCCGCACTCATCGATGTTGTAGAATGTTTCGAGGAATACGAAATTATTGTGGAGCTCATGGCAACAAATCCCCTCAAGACAGCCCATGATATCGATAGTGTGATCAAGAAGTTAGTGACCACAGGATCAGACTCAGTTGTGTCTGTGTCCAGGGTATGGGACGCGCACCCCAGTCGTGTGAAGTATATTGAGAATGATAGGCTGATGGATTTCTATCCAGAGATACCGGAGAGCCGCCGCCAGGATTTGTCCCCGCCAGCATACATCAGGAATGGTTCAATCTACGCATCTACTCGGGAGTCCCTATTATCGACTGGGCGCCGCCTGGGCCCTGTGACACGCCCTTACGTTATGCCCGCAGAACGATCGATCAACATAGACGAGCCAATTGATCTGTACATAGCACAAGCAGTTATCGAGGGAAAGGGATCCCTGTGAGAATTGCCTGTATTACACCAATCGATCATATAGTGGGCGTGCGTTCAGGGCTCGATAAGCTAGGTGATGTATTTTATCTGCCACACCCGACAGCTATAACAACCCGAGAAGCGCTACTCAGTGATGGTTGTGATGTAATCTTTACCAACCCTAACATGCAGGGGTTTATTCTTGGGAGTGAGATCCTTAGTGGGACAGGTGTGAGGGTTATCTGTACAGCTTCTACGGGAACTAATCATATAGACAGTGAGTTCTGTGAGAAAAATAAGATCCACATTATCTCTATAACAAGAGACATGCATGTGTTGGAACGAATTACGTCAACTGCTGAGCATGCTTTTGCGCTTATGATGTCATCTCTGAGAAAGATAAACTGCGGCAATCAGTCTGTGAGGGATGGCTCCTGGACCTGGGAACCCTTTCTAGCGAGGCAACTGAACTGCCTCACAGTGGGAATTGTGGGATACGGCCGCCTCGGAAAGATGATGGCAAAGTACTGCAGTGCATTCGGGGCCCAGGTTCTTATCGCTGATCCCTACGTGTCAGATTGTCCCTATGAGATGTCTCTGAGTTTAGAGGATCTAGTCGCGTCCAGTGATATTGTCTCCCTGCATGTCCATGTGACCAGCGAGACACACCATATGATTAATAAGGAGACACTCTCCAATTGCAGGAAGAATCTCATACTGATCAATACATCAAGAGGCGCAATCGTCGACGAGCATGCTGTCACTGCGTGGCTGAAAACAGGCAATCTCGGCCACTATGCGACTGATGTCCTGGAGAATGAGTTTGCCAGACCCCTTGAATCTCCTCTGCTCAGTTTGGGAAACGATAGGGTAACTATCACACCACATGTGGGTGGCTCGACATCAGACGCCCAGGCCATCGCATACAATCACGCCGTTCGAAGGCTCGCATCGTGGCCACCGGATAAAACTTCATGAATTCAGGCGATAATCACACCATGGGATACTCAGGAGGTGTAAGTTGATTCACATTGAGAAGCATCCTTCGTATACTAATAACAAGATATAGATGAACGAGAGGTAGAGGATGACTGTAAAACTAATTGCTGAGGTTGGCTGGAACCACATGGGAGACATGGGTCTGGCTAAAACGATGATTCAGGAGGCAGCTGCAGCCGGCGCTGATACTGTGAAATTCCAAACATGGTCAGAAAAGAGTCTCAAGCCTGGGCCCTGGGACGAAGACGGCCGCCGACAAATCTATCAGCAGGCTGAGCTCACGATGGAAAATCACATTCTCCTGAGAGATCACTGTAATCAGAATGGTGTTAAGTTCTTGACATCCTGTTTTTCCACTGATAGTGTGGAGATGGTGGAAAGTCTCTGTGATGAAGTGAAAGTACCAAGTACTGAGTTGTCGAATACAGCATTAATTGATGAGATTGTGAGAGTCTTCGGAACTAATCCCAGACATCACGTGTACCTCTCTACAGGTTCCTGTGTCTGGGACGAGGTAATTCAAGCGCGCGACACATTAGCTGAAGCAGACATGAACTTTACACTCCTTCACTGTGTCTCCTCTTACCCCTGCTTGCCAGAGAGGTGTAATCTCATGAGGATAAAGGATCTGAGCGATCTCCACGAGAGGGTGGGCTATAGTGGTCACTTCCCGGGAATATTCGACGCCCTGGCCAGTTTGGAGATGGGTGTTGAGGTTATTGAGAAGCACTTTACTGTCAACCACAACCTCCCGGGCCGGGACAACAAGTTTGCAATCCTCCCAGGAGAGCTATCTCAAATAAGCAAGTATATCAAGGCCCGAGAGCAGATGCTGTACTACAGCGGAAGGAACTACTTGAAGTGTGAGTCAGACTCCCGGGAAAACTATCGAGGAAGGTGGGTAAATGACACAACCTGAGTTTGGTTTTGTTGTCCGATCAAGAAATGAGGAGCGGCACATAGGTTACGCGATCCAGTCTATCTTGGACACCTTCGGAAAGAAGACACCCATTGTAATAGTCGACAACGACTCCACAGATGAGACACTCAAGGTAGTCCAGTTATTTCCGAGAAAGTTCTACGATATTAATGTGATAAACATTCCTGACACTGTGTACACACCGGGACGAGCCCTCAATGCGGGAGTGATGTACATGACACAACGCGATGTGAAGTTTACCGGTATCTTATCATCACACTGTAAGATAACTCAGACTGATCCCAAGTCGATATCGAAGACGCTAGACGAGAATGGGTGTTTCGCCGTTCTCGGCTGCCAGATTCCCATATACAGGGGCAAGAAAGTGACACCCAGGTATGTGTGGACTAATTTTTTGTCTGAAGAGAGGGTCAAAAATCCCCTTGAAATAAACAACCCAGAGGGGAGGTTTTTCTTCCACAATGCATTCTCTTTTATCAGGACAGACGTGTGGCAGGAGCTTCCCTTCGATGAGAACCTTTCGGGAAAGGAAGACAGATACTGGGCAGCTGCTCTAGTGGAGTTGGGTATGCACTTTGTCTTTGACCCAAATTTGAGGTGTCACCACTTCTGGACACCTAATGGAGCTACGTGGTCGTGTATTGGTTAGTGAAACGACCTAAAAGTTCGAGAAATACGCGGTACAGTTACACCCAGCACTGCAGGCCGCAATGCTAGGAGGTAGAATAGATGAGCCTTAATTCAGTAGGAATTGTTGGTCAGGGATTTGTGGGCGGAGCAATTCGCGAAGGCCTTTCAGGCTTCTACAATTTACGAACATTTGATATTAATCGGGCCCTGTGCAATTGCATGTCCCTTAGAGAAGTAGTCGAGACATGCAGAATTATTTTTGTGTGTCTTCCAACACCTATGCGTCCTGATGGATCGTGTGACATTAGAATTGTTGAAGACGTTGTTGAAGAAGTAAACGACTTGTGTCGAGAGCTTAAATTCAAGGATCGAATTGTGATCCTCAAATCAACTGTGCCTCCTGGCACCACAAGCTCTCTAAACGAGGAGTTCGATGATATAACAGTGGTGTTCTGTCCGGAGTTTCTGACAGAGGCTAATGCAGTCAATGACTTCAAGAATCAGACTAGAATAATTGTTGGTGGGCCTCGACCCGCATCGTCGATAGTAAAAACCCTGTTTCGCAAAGCATTCCCAGCTGTGCCTATCATTAAGACAAGCTCTGATCATGCGGAGATGGTGAAGTACTTTATAAACTGCTTCCTATCTGCCAAAGTCTCGTTCTCGAACGAGATGTACCAGCTGTGCACCCGCCTCGGTTTAGACTACGATAAGGTGGTTGAGTATGCGCTTTATGATAAACGCCTTGGGCCTACACACTTTTCTGTCCCAGGTCCAGACGGATCGTTTGGGTTCGGCGGACACTGCTTTCCCAAGGACTTGAATGCAATGATAACAGTATTCGCGGAGCGCGGCCTAAAATCGACAGTTCTCCAGGCAGTTAAGGAGAAAAATGATGAAGTTCGAGATGATCGTGATTGGGAAAAGATGCCCGGCCGAGCAGTGAGTGATGATTAGGAGAAGACATGTCTAGAGTTTTAGTGACCGGAGGGTTGGGATTTATTGGCTCACACCTTGTGGAAGCTTTGATACAGGAGGGCCACGATCTAACTGTCATGGACAACCTTTGTTCTGAGTCCAGCAACCGAAGCTATCAGTGTGAGGGAGTGACGTACTGGATCGACGATGTAAGGAACATCAATACATACCGATACCAGCAGGATGCCGCACAGGGTTTTGATGTAATTTACCACTTGGCAGCGCTAGCCAGAATCCAGCCGAGCTTCAAGGATCCTCTCAAATATATCTCAATAGACGCGTGGGGCACCGCGAATGTTTTGGAGTTCGCCCGAACTGCCGACGCCAAAGTTGTGTATGCGGGATCCTCATCAGCATACGGTGGAGAGATGCTTAATCCCTACGCTTTCGCCAAACACACTGGGGAACGTACATGTGAATTATACAGTCAGGTCTACGGACTTAGCACAGTTATTGCCAGATTTTTCAATGTCTACGGCGATCGACAGCCAACATCAGGACCGTATGCCACTGTGGTGGGTGTCTTCCAGCAGCAGCACTCAGATGGTAACCCATTAACCATCACAGGAACAGGCGAACAGCGCCGCGATTTCACACACGTGAGTGATATTGTGTCGGGATTCAAGACCCTGGGTGATGGCAAGTGGAACTCAGAGATATTTCAGCTGGGAACAGGTGAGAACTACTCAATCAATGAGTTAGCCACAATGTTTGGCGGCGAGGTGGAGTACGTTCAGAAGCGCCCGGGCGAGGCATGGATTACATTGGCTGACTACACCGAAATGAGAGAAGCTACCGGCTGGGACCCTCAGATCAATCTTGAAATGTACGTACGTAAATTTGTCGAAGCTTAATTTTTATGCTACGTGATAAAGCGCTGTACCTCGAGGTATAATAGGTTTATGAACTCATTACTACCTACCGGTAAAGCTCATGTATCCTACTCTGAGGTGAAGAACTGGAAGGAGTGTCCATGGAAGCACAAGCTGCTATACATCGACAAGCTCGGACAGGATATTGCCTCTCCCTATCTAGATTATGGTACTGCTATTCATGAGTGCTGTGAGTCGTTTCTCAAGACTGGAGTTATGGATCCCCAGCCGGCGATTGACGCTATCGAGGCTGCGTGGGAAACACATGGGTTTGATGAGGAAGAGTTCGTTAAGAGGCGCCAGCGTGAAGCGCGAAACCAGGGTTGGACATATAAGCATGATCCTGTTGAGAATTGGATCCAGTGGGCTAAAGATACACTCAGTGAAGTGTCCGGCTTTCTAGACACAGAGTTCCCTGGATGGGAGTGTGTCAGCGCGGAGGAGCCACTCTACGAGTCTATCAAAGACAATGAGGCTGTGACCTTTAAGGGTTATATTGATGTAGTCCTCAAAGCTAAGAATAAGCGAGGCCAGATGAAGTACTGGATCCTCGACTGGAAGACCGCGAGCCCTCGAGGCTGGCATCGGCAGAAGAAACAGGACTTTCTGACACTTGCTCAGATTGCGCTCTACAAGAGTTACTGGGCTGAGAAGAATAACATTCCCCTCAAAGATGTCAAGACAGGATTCATTCTCCTCAAGAGAGGATCCAGTGGGCCGAATGTCTGCAGTTTATTTGAAGTGTCCACAGGACCTAAGACTTTGGACAAGGCCAATAAGATGGTAAATAATATGATCTGGGGTCTACAAAAAGGTATCACTCTCAAGAATCGCCAGTCGTGCAGATTTTGTGAGTTTAAGAACACACCTGCCTGTCCCTGAGCAGACTAGCTTTTACTGATATCTTCCGTTTGTTATGATTGGTAGGTCCATTGATGGAGTGAAGTACCAAGTATGACGCAGAAGAAGAAAATATTGATGCTTTCGGACCATGCCCTTAGCAGCTCCGGAGTGGGTTGCCAGAGCAGATTTTTGATCAACGGTCTGATAGAGAAAGGGACTTGGTCAGTCAGGCAGTTCGGCGCTGCAATAAAGCATGATGATTACCGTGTTGTGGTGATCAATGATGACTTTATCATAAAGCCCATCGATGGCTTTGGCAGCCGAGAGATGCTTATGACAACATTGGCTCAGGAGCAGCCCGATGTTCTCCTGATATTCACAGATCCAAGATTCTTTGTCTGGCTATGGGAGATGGAGGATGAGGTACATCAGGTATGCCCTATAGCATATTGGCATGTCTGGGACAATTATCCGGCGCCAGAGTATAATAAGGTGTTGTATGAGTCCACAGATCTAATTAATTGCCACTCACATCTGACATATGATTTTGTAAGCAAGTGGTTTCCTGAGAAGACCAACTTCATTCCCCATGCTCTTCCCCAGGATCTATTCTTTCCTCTGAACCCACAGGATATTGCAAGGTACAAGACTGAGATTCTGGGTCCAGAGAGGCAGGATCACTTTGTCGCCTTTTGGGTTAATAGAAACGCTAAGCGCAAACGACCCAACGATCTTCTCTGGGCATGGAAGATATTTTTGGACAAGCTTGAGAAAGAGCATGGTCACCGAAAGGCAACACTCCTCCTTCACACACAGCCCCAGGATAACGAGGGTCCCAATTTACTGGTGACAGCGGAGATGTTGGGAATTGTTGACAGCGTGGTCTTCTCCCCGGACAGGGTCGAGTTTGAGAGGATGAATGTTCTCCACAATATCACTGACTGCTGTATTCAGATGAGCTATGCTGAGGGATTCGGGCTATCAACCCTAGAGTCCATGCAGTGCGGAAAGCCCATTATTGCCACTTGTACAGGCGGACTGACTCGCCAAGTTGTAGACCACCGCGACGGATCCGAGAACGGTGTGGCCCTTCCAATTGAGTTTAAGACAATGGTAGGTTCACAACAGGTCCCGTACATTTATGAGGAGTACACATCTGTTGAGACAGTAGCCGCCGGCTTCCTCAAGCTATACAATATGGGCCCAGATGGCAGGTCAGAGCTCGGACAAAAGGCACGTGACTATGCCCTGTCCGAGTTCGCAATTAATGACACAATTGATATGTGGCACAATTCATTAGTGAAGCTAATTGAGGAGTGGCCAGAGCGACAACGCCGAGAAGCGTGGTCAATCAGGGAGATATAGGATGAAAAGTGTTGTTGTCCGAGGTCCGCTTCTAACAATGTCTGGGTATGGTGTACACTCCAGACAGGTAGTGCGGTGGGCACTTTCTAGAAAAGACTTCCAAGTCCGAACACAGCTACTTCCATGGGGGATCACACCGTGGCACACAAATCCTTCGAATCTCGGGGGCCTAGTGGGTGAGATTATGAAATTATCGCTTCATGAGCCAAAAGAGGGCGCGCCCTATGACGTGTCTCTCCAGATCCAGCTTCCTAACGAGTGGGATCCCGAACTGGCCAGAGTTAATATAGGGATCACAGCAGCTGTGGAGACAGACAGGTGTCATCCCGAGTGGGTAGAAGCATGTAATAGGATGACAGCTGTAGTAGTTCCGTCAGAGCATACTAAGAAGGTTCTCAAGTCGCCAGGGAATCTTAGTGTTCCAATTATTGTGATACCAGAAGCCTTTCACGACGCCTGTAGTTTCGATGATAATGAGCTTCCAAAGCTAGACTTAAACTTGAAGTCTGAATTCAATTTTCTACTCTTTGGTCAGCTTACCGGCAATAACCCAGATAATGATCGAAAGAACCTCTTCTACACGCTTAAGTGGATCTGCGAAGAATTTAGCACTGATTCCGATGTGGGCATTGTTGTGAAGTCTAACTCCGGAAGGATGACCAAGATAGATAGAATTATCACAGAGAAGATATTCTCCCAAGTGGTTAGGGAAGTCCGCCGTGGGGAGTATCCCAAGGTATACCTACTTCACGGTCATATGGACGATGATCAGGTAGCTGCGCTCTATCGTCATCAGAAGATAAAAGCTATGGTGACACTTACCCGTGGTGAGGGCTTCGGTCTACCGATTCTAGAGGCTGCAGCATCCGGCCTACCGGTTATAGCCACAGCCTGGTCTGGACACATGGATTTTATGCGCCAGGGCAAATTCATTGGTGTGAACTACTCCCTAAACAAGATACACCCATCACGTGTTGACAATCATATTTTTGTTGAGAATTCTAAGTGGGCTAATCCAGTGGAGGCAGATGCCAAGAAGAAGCTGAGGACATTCTATAAAAAGTCCGAGATTCCCAGGCAATGGGCCCTGAAGCTAAGGGACTCACTTCGTGAGAGTCACAGCTACGAGAGCATCCGCTTAGTGTACGAAAAAAATCTGGCTAAATTGATAGAAGAAGAATGATGCTTGATATTAGTACATACATAATTATTGGACTACTAGTGCTTCTAGGGGTGACGTGTTTCTATGCAATTAGGTTTGGTCTTATCATTCTAGCAGTGCAAGATGCCATAGAGGGGTCACTGGATGTGCTTGATGATCGTTATAAATCAATTGGTAAGATACTCCAGATTCCCTTGTATTACGATAGTAATGAGATTAGGACAGTCCTACAGGATGTCCGGGTGTGCCGAGATGAGATTCTCTTGATAGCAAGAACTCTAGCAGCCGTGGACGAAGAGGCCGTCGAAGAAACCGGATCAGATTTCGAGGAGATCATAAGTGGCTAGGCGAGTTAAAAGAAAGATACGGCGAAATCCTGGGAAGACACGTAATATGTACTTCACCATGGATACCCAGGCAGCAATAATTGATTATCAGACACTAGAGGTGATGGATGATAAGACAAAGAGGTATCTTGCTGAGATTCAGCCTGCCTTTGAGAAACTGGTAGAGAACCTCATTTTCGTATACGGATTTAAAACACCGTATGATACGTTTAGTGACCTTAAGACAGATTGTGTCTCCTTTCTCTACGAGTCCATACACAAGTGGAAACCCGAACGAGGCACAAAGGCTTTCTCATACTTCAACGTAGTGGCCAAGAACTGGCTGATAATCAGGTCCAGGCAGCAGAGAAAGCGGGTTAAGCGCCATGTGAGTATCGACAATCCCCACGGAATGACAATGCGTCAAAAGGCTATCTTTGAGTCACACGATGTAATTCCCGCTCCTGATGAAATACTCATTCGCGCCGGCCTGAAGGACGAGATTCAGGCAGTACTGAAGGAAATCTCCGGTTTAGTGACTAGTGAGACAGAGAAGACCTGTATTAGCGCAGTAATTACTGTCTTCAAGAATATTGACGACCTGGACTTTTTAAACAAGCGGGCAGTCCTAATCTATGTTCGTGATATATCAGGCCTGTCACCCAAGCAGCTTTCAGTCGCGATGTCTTCAATACGAAAGCACTATCGAAGACTCGTCGGTCCCGACGCCAAGTACACCCTCTTTTAGGATAGCAAATATGTCCAAAGCACTAAGCGATATGATGGATAAGATGAGTAAGGCTGACAAGAAGATCGAGCGCTTCGCTGACATCCTGGAACATCTCTCCTCAACAGAGGAGAAGAAGAAGCTCCTGTGGAAGGAGATATACGAGAACGCCCTGCTAGATCGGGAGAACGCGTCGTTGCTCTTTACCGACGCGTGGAAGCAGATGACGGGAGGCGCTTCAGAGCATGTAACTCTAGGGTCTGTGATGTCGAAGTACCTGGAGCGAATGTGTAAGTCGAACGAGCAGATTCTCAGGCTAGCCGAGCTCATCGCGAAGGCTCAGGATTATGATGCAAAGATCGATCCTAATGAATTATTCGAAAAGATAGGCTCAGGGGAGTAACAGACTATGGGAAGCGGCCAGGGCGTAGATGCTGTCCGCCAGATGGCTGCCGGCGTCCGGGATATATCCGAAGAGCTGACAGCTCTGCAGACTGCTGCTCCCATCAATATTCTCCAGCGCGCTGTCGTTGTCGAGATCTTGAGTGATACTTCCCTTCGAACACCGGAGGAGTTGGATGAGCTGGCCAAGTCCCTCACTAACCCCACCAAGCTACAGTCAGCACCCAGGAATTCAATAATTGCCAGAATCTACACGAATGCTGCAGACAAGAGTTCAGCTGGTGATCTTCTGTGCTACCCCTTCTTTCCACCCCACTTAACACTACCTGTTAAGCAGGGGGAACAAATCTGGGTACTCCTGGAATCCCTGGATGTACCCCAGAGTGTAGGTTACTGGATGTGTCGAATTACAGAGGCCAACTTTGTCGATGACGTTAACTACACTCACGGCGACCGGAAGTTCGAGCTTAACGTGGGTAAGCAGGACCAAGACACTAGTGATGCAGCTAAGGCGTTGGAAGACGCCGGCGAGACCGAGGATGATGCAGACGAGGGGGCTGATGAGGGACTAGAGTCACCCTTTATCCCCGGCTTTCCCAATGGTCCGGCCGAGACGAAAGATACGACTACCCTGTCTGAAGTTGAAGCATACGAGATGATCTTTACGGGCTCACTGGCAGGCAAGTCCTTTCTGCCGGAGCCTGTGCCTCGATTCACCAGCCGCCCCGGGGATCTAGTTCTTCAGGGGTCGAACAACGCCCTGATCTGCCTCGGCCAAGACCGCGGTTGGGGGGTTACCGATCGCCCGGACGGCACAAAGTCGAATGCTACAGATCCCGAGGACACACCACCACGGGCTTTCTCCGGAACAATCGACCTCGTAGCCGGCCGCGGAAGATATTTTGGTGACCCGGATGAGAAGAAACCTCTTCGGGAGACACGCCCTAGGGCGATCAAGAACGCAAGAGACACATTCGAGACAGACAAGAATCCGACTGCAAACGGTGATGACAGCGCCCTCGGCGGAGGAAGTAAGAGGGGAGACCACGAGGAAAATCGCCTCTCTCATCCAGCTGAGGGCGACCCGGACTTTATGCACGACGCTGCCCGGGTGTATATCTCTATGAACACAGACGGGGACAAGAACTTCGACCTGGACGGGATGACCCCGGGTTTTATGAAGGACGAACATAATGTAAAGGCAGTCGATGGACAACCCTACATTATTGCCAAGTCGAATCAGGTGAGAATCGTTGCCAGAAACTCTAAGGAGGAGTCGGGAGACTGGGGTGAGATTCCAAAGGAAGAAGGATCAATACGCATCATTCGACAGGATGAGAAGGCAGAGGACATCTGCGCGATAGTTCTTCTTCCGGGTGGCAAGCTTCTCATTGATGCGAAGACAATTGTAATTGGAGATGGCAGAGACGGACAGATATTTCTCGGTGAAGCAGCCGAGGAGCCGGTTGTACTGGGTGACACGTTGGCAGATATGCTCAAGACATTCTGTGACACAGCTAAGAACGAGATGGGAAACCAGGGATTCCCTCTGGTTAACCTCAAGGTAGCGTGTGAGACCCTGGCTGCATCGTTGGATAACTTCAAGAGCTCCGTCGCAAAGGTGAAGTAGATGCCAGTTAATCAGATACCTGAGCATCTAAAACACTTAAAGTCTTCAGACACAAGTGGTGCTAAAACAGCCCAGGAGATAATCCAGGCTGACACTGCTGCTTTCCAGAACACCGGTCCACCAGATAATAGGGATCTAAGCCAGCAGGAGCAAGATGCTGCAGCAGCCCTATCTGCAGGAGCAGTTAGTAATGCATCAGACGGCAGTGGAACACCCTCGTCTGTGGCAGTCATGGGTAACGGGGCTCTGGTGTATGTTTCTAACAGGCTAGCAACCATGCCGGGTATGTCTCAAGACGACGCGACGGATATTCTCAAGTGTGTCTTTCAGAAGTTGAATGCCATAGGTCCTGAGGACGACCCTAGAGATCCTAAGATACTATTACCTGCTGTTCTGGAGTGCGCCGGAGAGGTTCTTGAGGACGGTGGAGAGGATTTTTTCAATGCGATCCAGGCCAAGGTAAATGAGGCTGTAGTCCTGTCAGGAGGGGTTCCTATTCCGGATGATCCCATGAACTTGCCTGTGATTCCTCTCATGCCCTTTGTCAAGGTAATGATGCTTGTTGACCCGGAGGGTTCTGTTGACGATGTGGCGCCTCTTGAGTGTCTTGAGAAGATAATAGGACCACTCCTTCGTCTGTCATACCTGGTGATGCCCATCCCTCCCATTCCAGCACCTGCAATTGTCTTGGGCCTGGGCTTGCCACTTATCCTGGATTGCTTGGGCTGGGGTCCCATCAATCACTCGAAGATCGATGAGCTCATTGCGTCTGTGGAGGAATTACCACCCCATGCTGTTCCGGCTGCAATTGCTGCAGCTGCCATGTCAATTGCTAATATTATCTTGGCCTACACCCTAATTCTCCTCGGTTTAAGTTTGGATGTTTTAACAGAGATCCAGACGAAGCAGATGCAGGGATCAGCTACTCTAATGTCTGTACCACCCGTTCCAGGATCTCCCCTGGTTATCGTGTCACCTAGCAGCCTGACGTCGGTATCAATGCTTAAGGATCCCATGGCAAAGGCTATTTTCGCTTGGGGCGCTGCTCACGTGCCTCCTGTTGATCTGAGAATTGGAGGAATGATACCCTTAGTGCTGCCTTTCTAGGACAAACAGGTGCACTGACAAGTTCAGTCTGGCTATACTTAGCCTTAAGCGAGAGGTGTATTGTCTATGTCATACCTAAAAAAATACGATTTTAGTAGCGTTGGAGAACTGGATACTGACTTTCAGAGACGTCGTACAGCTGAGCTCGCAGACCGAGCTCAGCCTGTGGGAATCGCGACACCTCTACAGATGGGATCCGATCACGAGGGCCTCTTTAAGATGCACAAGAATCTACAGGATCAGCTCGCCGATAATTTTCGAAATCTGATTATGACAAATCATGGGGATAGGTTTGGGATGTACGACTTCGGGGCAAATCTCACAGAGCTCACATTTGAGATGGGGACTGAAGACGGTGACACTGAGGCGATGAGAAGGATTACTAGAACAACAAAGAAGTACATGTCATTCATTTCTCTGGAGAATTTTGAACCTCTCGTCTTGAAGAATGATAAGGATATAGCTAAGATAGGAATCAGGGTGACCTACAAGATTCCAAAACTTGAATCAAAGAAGCGCGCCATAGAGGTTGTGCTGTACTCAGTCTGATAAGGTGTTAACATGGCAATTGACATTAAGAAGAAGCTAAAAAAAGAGAGGAACAGGAGCTTTCTCGCAAAGGACTTTAATGCCTTTCGCGCTGAGCTCCTGAATTATGCTCGTACGTATTTTCCCGATAAGATTCAGGATTTCTCTGAAGCCAGCTTAGGTGGCCTGTTTCTGGACATGGCATCGATGGTCGGCGACACGATGTCATTCTATTTGGATCACCAGTTTGGGGAGCTGAATCCTCTGACCGCGGTCGAGTCATCTAATATTGTCAATCACCTGAGAAACGCCGGTGTTAAGATCGTGGGCGCAAGCCCTGCCTCAGTGAGGGTCAACTTTTACATTGTAGTGCCCTCAACGAGAATCTCCAGCGGAAAGTATGTACCAAAGACTTCAGCACTACCCATAATACGCCAGGGAACAGTACTAAGGTCAGATGCCGACCTCCAGTTTAATTTGACAGAAGATCTCGACTTCGGTGCGCTGGACTCCGATGGAAATCTTCGTGCTAAAGTGTTGACAAAGACGACAGATACCGACGGGTCCCCCGCGACCTATATTATGATTCGCTCAGGCCTGTGTGTATCAGGTGTGGAGACATCTGAGGCTTTCTCAATTCCCAACACACACAAGCCATTTCGGGAACTGGTGCTGATGAATGACAGTGTCTCAGACATTATATCTGTTAGAGATACAGAAGGCAATGAGTACTATCAGGTGGAATCGCTCTCACAGGATACAATCTTCAAGGGTGTCCTCAATATGAGCCCGGATGGTGTTTTGGTACCCATGAATCTAGAGATATCTGCAGCGCCCTATCGATTTACCGCAAAGTTGAGTCCCATCACCAGACTGACAAAGATCAGATTCGGATCGGGAAATACTGACTCGTTGGATGATGACATTATACCTGATCCCAGCGAGTTGTCCCTTGAGTTATATGGTAAGACGACGTTCTCGAGATTCTCTATAGATCCCAATGCGCTACTGGAGACACACACCCTGGGATTGGCTCCAAAGAATACAACAGTAACAGTGGTCTACCGGTATGGTGGCGGTCTCTCTCACAACGCAGCTGCAGAGTCAATTCGATTCGTAAGTGATCTCAAGCTGGAATTTCGGCGCGCGCCTTCTATTACTGACGCAGCATTCGTTAGAGAGTCGATCGACGTAAAAAACGCCGGACCTGCTCGAGGAGGAGATCGAGCCCCAACGCTAGATGAGTTAAGAGCACAAGTCCCGTCTGCCAAGCAGATGCAATCTAGGATTGTGAGTAAGCAGGATCTCATATCGAGGATCTACACGCTTCCCAATCGATTCGGTCGTGTCTATCGGGCAGGAATAAGGCAGAATCCCACAAATCCCCTCTCCACTCAGTTATTTGTTGCCAGCAGAAATGAGGATGGTGATCTAGACATATGTCCGGATTCCCTCAAGCAGAACTTAAGTCTGTACTTAAATGAGTTCCGTCTTATCTCTGATGCAATGGACATCCTTGACGCCCAGATTATTAACTTTGGGGTAAAGTTTGGAATCCTGTCAACACCGGGGAGTAACAAGTCGTCTCTGATACAAACGGTTATTACCCGTTTAAGCGATGTACTGCATATTAAGAACTTTCAAATAGACCAACCTGTCCTCCTGGATGATCTCGTCAATGTTATTATCAACACACCGGGTGTTGTATCACTCATAAATCTAGAGGTTTCACCCATCAATGGGACTATTTCAGGCAGGAAGTACAGCTCTGCAACCTTCAACTTTAAGAACGCGACCAAGAATCGAATGATTGTGGGCCCACCAGGATCAATATTTGAACTGAAGTTTGCAGATCATGACATCGTTGGAACATCATCGTAGGAGATATAGATGTACCTGATAATCACGTCTAGCAGGGATGCATACATCACAAACAAGATCTTGAGCAATAAGTTCAGGGCAACCGACGCCAATACCGGGCGTGCGGGTACCCTGGACCTCTTCAAGCTGTACAGTGAATCAACCCTCGCCGGCGAGACAAACCCTATTGAGCTCTCGAGATCACTTATCAAATTTGATTTTGACAAGCTGATAGAGCTTACCGGATCCATTCTGGATGTCAATCACAGCTCGTTCAAATGCTCTCTCAAGATGAAGGCCTTAAGGGCAGGCCAAGCAACACCCCAGAACTTTCGTCTGGCAGTCTTTCCCCTCTCGCAGAGTTTTGACGAGGGTATCGGTCGCGACGTGGGAAGCTACGGCGATCTGGATGCATGCAATTTCATAACTGCCTCATATGCAGATGGAGCAGTTGTAGCATGGAACACCGCCGGCGCCGATGCGCTGGGGCAGTTGGGTGAGAGTAGTATTGATATAATAGCCTCGGGTAACCTTAATGATGGAGACGGTCTGCAGGATCTCTTCGCAGTTCAGGTCTTTAAAGACGGTAACGAAGACCTGAGTGTTGATGTGACAACTGTAGTATCAGGTATCCTCGCTGGAATGATACCCAATCACGGGTTCCGCCTGTCATACTCTGGAACTGAGGAGACAGATACAAAGACACGCTTTGTCAAGCGATTCTTCTCCCGACATAGTCGCCAGATCTACAAGCAACCCATGATTCATGTGTCATTTGATGACACGATTCACGATCACCACCGCGGATTTTTCTTTGATGTTTCGGGATCTGTCTTTCTGAATAACTTCCATCGCGGCCGGCCCGCGAATATAGTATCAGGCTCTGCATTAACAGACTTGTCAGGCAACAACTGTTTGGCTGTCACGATAATGTCAGGTTCCTTCTCGAAGGTGGTGACAGCATCCCAACATGTTGCTTCCACAACACCCGCTGTAGGTCTTCCAGGTGTGTACTCTGCATCTTTTGCGATTCCTATGAGTGAGACATCCACTGTAATATCGACTGATCGGGTGACAGACTTCGCTATTAAGAGTGGATCACTCACCTTTGACGAGATCTGGCATTCTCTCGATGGGACTGTTGCCTTCCACACGGGAAGCCTGACGCTGGAAGCTCCAACTCGAACAGCTTCCAACTTTACCTCTCGAAAACCCTCTATCATTATAACAAATGCTAAGGGAGATTACACTCGTGGGGATAAAGTAAAGTTCAGAGTCTTTGCTCAGGACCACGAGGCCGAGCGCGCTGCGCCAAAGAAGCGAAGCTACGAGCTTAAGAGTGTGATTCTGGAAGAGGTGTACTACCGGGTTCGAGATACACTATCAGGCGATATAGCTATTCCTTTCCAGAAAACAGGCAGTGGAACGAGGTTATCATCCGACAGTGCCGGAATGTATTTTGAGTTTCATATGTCCAATTTGTTTATTGGAAGGGTTTATAGTTTTGAGTTTCTTATTGTTGACAGGGGTCAAGAGTATGTCATCGATGACCTGGCACTGCGGTTTAGAGTGGATCCATAATGGCTCGAGATAGTTCGTACTTTGGAGGAGGGAAAGCCCTCTTTTCACCGTCTGTCTTGAGGGAGCTAACATCGAATAGATCCACTGTTGCCAATCAGACAGCAGCCCTCCACAGTGGATCGATCCAGAGCAAAACAGGATCCTTTAGATACGACCCTCCCGATGCGGGTGTCAAGTCAACACAGCAACTCCCGGTCGACTGGTCCAAGTTTGAGAACCACACCTTCTTCAACTCGGCCGAAGCCAAGGTCAACACGGCGTTCGATCAGATAATCAACTCCTTCCCATTCGATGGCCAGCGCCCGGATGTACTCGTATTCTATGACAACCTCACAGGATTTGAGAAGTATGTCTACGATTCTTTTCCAAAACACAGGGGTTTTCTACACTTCTCTGGGACACAGACAGATGAAAATCCAGAAGGGGGATTCGCTGCAGAGCTAGGGACTCATATAAGGGTCAGCGACTCTGCTGGATCATATTATCCCTCCCTGGCCAGGAATCGATCTGGTGAGCCTGTTGTTGACCCGGGCACTAAAACAGTCTCGTTTGACTTTCACTTTCGAGTTCCGGACTTGGGGGTAGACACGGGAAATCAAGTAATTGCCCAGAAGCTCACGGGTAGTGACGGATTCACACTATTCCTCTCCTCATCGACATCAACAGTTCCATCATCGTCTGTTGTGTTCCTGGCCTCGTCTGGATCCAGATATATGAGTGCTTCCATGCAGCTAGAGAAGGGTAAGTTTCATCACGTGTGTGCCACACTGAATCGAACACCCAATATACACAGGATGCAGCTCTATCGGGATTTTGCTCTTATTACCACATCCTCGAGGGTCGAGATGGGAGACTTTGGTATAACTACCTCTCCCCTCCTGATTGGGAGCGGAACCAAGCACGATGCCGGGTTATGGGAATCCGAGGGCGATGTGGCTCTAGAGTTCCAGCAGACTCTATCTGGTTCTCTTGATGAGTTTCGAGTATTCCACGAACCCAGAAGCGTGGGAATGCAGAAGAAGGAAGGCAACAAGACGATCTATCCACGCAAGGATCTTCGTCTGTACTTCAAATTCAATGAGCCAACCGGTTCATACTCCTCTAATGATTTGGTGTTAGATAGCTCAGGAAACGCACTTCACTCAACAGTTGTGAACTATATCACAGATCTAAGGATACTTCGGGGCTTAAGCATACCGGTTGCCAGGGAGTCAGATGAGGACTGCCCTGTTCTGTTTCCAACGTATCCAGATCTCATAACGCTCAATCAGCGCCTCCTCTCGTCTGCCTCTGTGTACGATTCCAACAATCCCAATATGATCACGAAGCTTATTCCCAAGCACTATCTGCTGGAGGCCTCTCACTTTGAGGGTTTCGAGAAGGAGACAGGCGAATGGGGTGAAGATTATGGATCGAGCAAGGATATGCCCGGTGGGGGAAAGCTAGGATCCCCCCAGATTATTAGTGCTTTCCTCTTTGTCTGGGCCAAGTTCTTTGATGAGATAAAAATGCACTTGGACCAGTTTGGCAAGCTTACTTTTGTTGATCAGGTTCCTGAGGGCTCGATTGCTGATCAATTCTTGTTATCTTTGGGAAGTGCTCATGGATTCGTTCTGCCTGACATGGCGTCTGATGCCTCTCTGTCCCAATTCTCCGACGGTGTAGATATGACAGTTGACAGTATCATAAGCAATCGTCCACTGCAGTACGTCCAGAATCAGATCTGGAGGAGAATTCTGGCCGACATGGGAGAGATTGTCCGATCCAAGGGGACAATACACAGCATCAAGACCCTGATGAGGGATATGGGTATCAATCCGGACAAGTCTTTCAGGTTTAGAGAGTTTGGTGGTGCAAAGACGAGAAGGATCTCGGACGTGAGGGATATTACGTCGGAGGTGAGTACAATGCTGGACTTCTCCGGAACCTTTGCAAATGTGAGTCAGAACCTAACAGCACAAGGAAATGATCTCAACAAGCCCTTCATAACATCACCACACCTCTCAGCGTCCAGAATTGAGCCTGGTATTCCGAATGTCGTGGGAACCATGGTGCAGCACCTGACTAACTACCAGACACTTGACAAGTCCGTCGAGCGGAATTATGATTACAGCCCTCACGGCATCTCTAACAGCCCCAACGATGGACTGCTGACATCAGGATCGTGGACCTACGAGGCAATCTACCAGTTTCCAGGCCGAAGGGGCAGTATGGGTCGATCAGGTTATCCGTTAACCCAGAGTCTGGCCAGATTCTGCGTGACCGGCACCACAACTGCCGGCGACGCCTCCGGTACCGGTGGACTCATAATGAATCTCTTGGCTTTCTCTGGGTCTTTGGAAGACCAGCAGACAGGATCCCTATCTCTCATTGCCAAGCCGACAATATCGGGAGTAATTCCCATGGTGCTTCCCCTAACCGGTGTTGATATCTTTGATGGAGATAAATGGCACATCACCATGGGTCGAGCTCGAAATGATCTCACTGGGTCTATCACGTCTTCATCGTACTATCTCCACGCCGGAAAGATCAATGAGGGACGACTTACTGCGTATGAGAGCAATGCCAAGTATTTCAACGATCATGGTGAAAGCACGACCTATAATCTCCTGGAGAACGTGTCGACAACTCACAATATCTCCGGATCATTTTTCGTAATAGGCTCCCAGAGTATATCCATGTCTGTTAATTCTAATCTCCTCAACAGGACGACCTACGACAGCATGTTCAGACATACCTTCTTCGCAGGGAGAGTTGGACATATTAGGTTCTGGTCAAAGGAGATGACTGATCGCGAGACACAGGAGCACATCTACAATTTCAAGTCCCTGGGAAGCGACGATCCACACATCAACTTCAATTTTAAGACGAGCAGATCAGGATCCTTCGGAAGGCTCAGAATTGATGCTTCCACTGACCAGTCTGTCACAAAGTCCAATGCCGACGGGGAGCTCTCAATATTTGATTTCTCACAGGGAAATTTTCACCTGACGGGATCCGGCTTTGAGCCATTGAAGCAGATGATACACCCGGAGAAGTTTAGATACTCGATGCTGTCTCCTAACTTTGATCAGGCCCGCACCGGAAACAAAGTTCGAGTCAGGAGTCATAAGCATAAGAGTAACGTGAAGAAGTTCGGGACCTCGTTCGCACCAATTTATGCTATCCCACCCAACGAGAACCCGGTGGATGACACGAGATTTTCAATTGAAGTGTCAGGTATTCAGGCATTGAATGAGGATATGGTTTCCCTATTCTCGACGCTGGATCTTCTGGATAATATCTTGGGAGCCCCAGAATTGGTTTTTTCGCCCGACTACCCGGACTTAGTTGATCTCAGGGATATATATTTTAACCGCCTGACTGACAAAGTCAATTACAAGAAATTCTTTGAGTTTTTCAAGTGGTTCGATAGCTCGATGGGAATGATGATTGAGAGGTTGGTGCCACGAAAGACGAAGTTCCTGGGTGTCAACTTTGTCGTTGAGTCACACATGTTCGAGCGTGCCAAGTATCACCATGCCTACCACGACATGTATCTCGGTCCCAATGACAGGCACGGCCTCAAGGGGCAAATACTGATGCAGCAGTTTATAGCCCACCTCCGGAGGTTCTAGATGGCGTCAACACAGAGAGTCCTGTCAGGTTCCCACTCCAAGGGAAGCCAAGCAATCCTGGTATACCCGCCCTCCCTGTCCGGAACCACAGCAATAGACCAGTATCGGCAGGGAATCAACTGCCGAACAATGGATCACCTGTACGGATTTATAGGGCTTAAGCCCCAGCCTATCAATGACCCTGTTAAGATTGTCGATGGCCAGCGAATGGAGACGTATAGATTCTATAATGATCTAGACGCGCCGAGCAATATGGCTGTGTCCTCAAGCCGATCGGCATCCGGTACATCCGCGGGATCGTTTGATGCTGCAATTGGTACCCTAAACGTTGATATTTTTGAGGCGAATGGAAGCACGCATCCCGGTACCGCACCGGCAGTACTCACAGCTACTACAACAGGCAACAAGTGGTGGGTTATGAGAGGACAGCCTCTCAAGGCAGCCACAGCAATTATTGTTTTCGATGGCGCAACCGTAGTTGGAGAGACAATAGAGATAACTGACCACGCAGGCCTGGTAAAAGCATATGTCGCCGCCGCCTCCGAAGATCTTACATCAGATCCACCAAAGTTCTTAAACACCGATGAAGAAGGTGCAGCAGAATCTTTATCAGATTGTATAGCTCACGCTAACGGTCACAATGGCAGCATTACAGTAAATTATGAGTCTGTTGAGATTGAGCTAACCCAAGCTGCTGTTGGAACTTCTGGAAATACGACAATTGTGAATTCACTCACTAATGTGACATCTTCAGGGTTTGTAGGGGGATCAGACACAGGCGATAGATTTTTGAGTGTCACGGGAAGCTTGGGGGGTGTGAGGGCAAATAGCTTACAGGATAAAGTAACTGTAAAGTATCGTGTGATTCGAGGCGACACGTCTTCAGGGCCCGAGGGCGCTATTTCCGGAATGACCTCTGCTGGCGGAGTTCCCGGTGCTGATCAGGATTTACACTTTCAGATAAGGGGTGACCTCTCTGGTCAGGGCGGATCCTGGAATACAGTAAGGACTCATGCGACTGCAGATACATCTGCGACAGCAATTGTGACATTTACCGGATCAACTATAACGGGCGAAGCGGTAACAATTGTTTCAACAGATGAAACTTCTAGAGTGTATACGTTTGGTGCAGCACAGGACTTGTTAGCAATCCCCCCAGTCCCCACCATCGGTACCGCCGCCGCATCCGCCACTTCTCTCGCAGCCTGTATTGCAGCAGCCACTGGGCACAATGGAAAGGTGACTATGGCTGATAACAGTTCAGGTGTGTTAACACTTACACAGGCATCAACCGGGCCCGCAGGTAACACCACAATAATTGAGACCCTAGCGAGTGGTTCAGTAGTATCTTTTATCGGCGGAGGCGACTACGGGCTAGCAGCAGGAACAGTTTTATCAGTTACAGAGTCACTAAGTCCGTATGGCCCCGGCCCATGGAGTGTAAAGTGGGTACAAGTTAACCATGCTTCTGGGTCGAACGATCTATGGGCATTAACTGATATATCTCTAGAGGTCAACTCTCCCATTCGCGAGCCTGCATGGGGTGTGAAATCCCTCCCACAGCTTGACACATCCACCAGAAGTTCCGGCCTGGGTGTGGCAATCAATCACGCCAGGGACCAGCGTGACCTCGGGCAGGCGCTGTACGTTTACCAAGACGGCAGTGAGTACAACGACCTAATGACTACCAACGCTGCTGATATTGTTCGAACACCACCACTCAGCTTGGTCGTTCCGGAGATGATGGTTGATGCATCAGCTCGTAGCCTAATGGATGGTGTGATGGAGGTATTTCCAATCAGAGGCCTCGCAGATCGATCCTCAATTGAGCTGCCCTACACCGCGCGCGGCATCCGTGCTGATATGTGTACAGAGGATATATTCAGGCAGTCGACCCTTATGGATCAGCAGTACGATCCCAATGAGACGGGTATGGATATGTACTTCGACGGAGTTGAGACCTTTGGGCTTGATCTTCTAGAGCCGACCTTTCAGGCCTTTAATTCCCAGGAGGATGACGAGACCTTCGAAGCAAGACTCCCCCCCGGCGCAACATCAACAGGTCCAGTCACAATGCAGGGCCTGTTTGCGCCCAGGACTAATCAGCTCGAGCCCTTTAAAGAGGGATCGGACGCGTACATAAGAATAGCGGGCATCACGGACGAGCAGACGCGGACAGACATCAAGGCCACAGCGACAGTCCAGTTTCCGTCTGCCGTCTTGGGTGATGACGCACTAGCGAACGTGTCGGTCGCCGACGGCGATGCGGCCTCGGGCATGGCTGAGGGGCAGAAGGTGACAATTGTCTCGATAAAGGGTACGACGACCCCCAGGACGAGAGTCTACAGGATCGTCGATGAGGAGCTCTCAACCGTTACTACGGGAGCTGTGTTGGAGGATGGGTCAGACACGGGCTCTGCAACAACAGCGGATGATGGGGATATCGCTGTCGCAATTAAGGCGACCGGATCTTCCCTGGACACACAGAATGAGTTCCTGGTTCAGCTCAAGGCGGCCATTGAACATCCCAAGGGACACGGTAGTAGGCTAACAGTTGGAGCAGTCCCAACCCAGGCGAATGGAGCTCAGGTCCTTTCGTTAACCCAGGCCAGCGGAGACAGCTGGACTACTGTTATAACCTCAACCGTGGCCAATTTTAGTGTTGATATGCGGATTCCGGCCAATGGTGGAACTGTCACAATCATCTCAAGGAGTGGAACATCAAAAGCGTATTACGCAAATACCAGTGCTGCGACAGAGGACCTCACGACGGATCCACCCAAGTTTTACGGAGCCACTCCGATCGCCGCTGCTGTATCCCTCAAGGCGTGCATCGAAACAGCCCTTGGGCACAACGGAAAGATAACTGTGGTTAACCCATCCGGAACCTCTCTGTTAACCCTAACACAGGCAGACGGCGGTCCTGAAGGAAACACCACTGTGACTGATAACCTAACAAATGCTGTCGCAACATCCTTCACAGGAGGTGAGTCCGGAGGTCTGGCAGACGGCATAATGACGACTGCTCTGGCAGCCATGACGGGCTCAGCTCAAGACCGTCTCAAGAGAAACCATGTTTCCGCCGGAGCAGGTTTTGTGTATATTGGTATGGATAAGGGCACAGACTCCATAGCATTCGGGGGTCTCAAGAAGTAGAATATGGCTAAAGTTAAGTTAAGTAAGAAGATCACAGGGGCCCGCTTTGACACCAACTTTCAGGTCTCTGCGGGGATGACGGGTGGCACTCACGTGGGCCGGCTGCACTACACAGCAGCCGACTCGTTGGTTGCACACTGGAGATTCACAAAGCACTCTGATCCCTTCCTTCCCATGAGCAGTGGAAGTATTAGGGATCTCTCCGGAAATGGACACCACGCGTCCTACAGTGGACTCGATCCCCACCACGGATTCGACACCTGGGCCCAAGCTGCGGCCACTGCTACTGTGACCTTCGCCGGAGTGCCAACCAACACGCAGACAATCACGATCATCTCCACTGACGGTACCACCAAGATTTATCCTAAGGCGGCCGCCCAGGACCTGGGCGCTGATCCCTGTACATTTCATGGGGCCACTGCAGCACTCGCTGCCACCTCGCTTAAGGCATGTATAGAAGATGCCTCCGGCGGCCACAATGGTAAGATTACTGTGGTCGACAACGGAAGTGGGGTACTAACCCTGACTCAGGTAACACTGGGACACAGTGGTAATACCACTGTCACTGTGGGTCTCACCGGTGTAACAGCAACGTCCTTCACGGGAGGCAACAGCGATCCCACCAGCACATCTGTCCCCGGCTTAACCTTTGCCTCGGGCACACGTCCAGGCCACGATGTTCGGGTGTCACCCCACTCCGGATCCCACGTTGAGTCTGATCCGCCCGTCCTTGCCGGCCGGTTCACATCTTCAGACTCGTACATCAGTGCCGCGGCCCACAAGGACTTTCACTTTGTCGATACGGGTAAGGATCCTCACAAGGTGGTTGACGGACCCTTCTCCTTTGCGGTGTGGCTGAAGACAACAGATACAACTTTTGGTATATTCGGGCTGTCGCCTCCCGTGGTAGCCGGTGTCGCCGGGATCGCCGCCGGCGAGACCGCAGGTCATAAGTTCTATTATTCCTCGCTTGGCCTTAAGTTTGAGCTTCGAAGTGGACCGCTATCTACACAGGCACTTCTATTTTATACAGATGATGTTTCTGCCCAGATCCCAACAGGTGATTGGGTGCATGTTGCAGTCACCTACGATGGATCTTCAGGAACTGACCTTCTTGCTGACTGCTGGAAGAACGGTGTCAATAACTACAGCGCCACCGGAACATCATACGCAGGCTCCGGAGTCAAGATATACATCAACGGTGATCGATACACCAAGACTGCAGGCCAGGAGGGCAGGTATAATTCCCTAATTGCCGGCGGCACGGGTGTAACACCTGACTACACAACGCCCTCTCCCACTCTAATGTCTGCGGCACACGGTGCCCAGGGCACTATAACTTTTACGGGTGTGCCTGCCAACGCCGGAACAATCACAATTATCTCGACAGACGGAACAACAAAAGTATATTACGCAAACACCACTGCCACAGCCCAAGATCTCACGACGGATCCACCCAAGTTTTACGGAGCCACCCTCGCGGCCGCCGCAACCTCTCTCAAGGCGTGCATCGAAACAGCCAACGGTCACGGGATCAAAGCTTCGACCACTGTAACAGTCACAGACGGGGACGCAGCATCAGGCATGTCGGCGCTGCAGACGATCACAATAACCTCAGCTGATGGGACACTCAGGAAGTACGTTCTGGTGGACGCGGACGCAACATCGGTGGCAACAGGTGTTGTGCTAGCGGCGGGATCTGACTACGGCGCTAGCACTCTTGCAGCAGGTCACACAGCCATCGGCGGAATTGCTGTTGCAATCAATCTGCCAGCGCACACACAGAATGCGTATCTGGTCCAGCTCAAGGCCGCAATTGAGCACGCAGCCGGCCACAACGGCAAGATTGCGGTGGGATCTGTTCCGTCCCAGGCCGACGGCAATCAGGCGATCACACTAACCCAGTCAGTGGCTGGCAGCAGTGGAAACACCGTAGTTACAGGCGATGCCACCAATGTAACTGTGGCTAATTTTACTGGAGGCAGTGTAAAGATACACGTCCACAACGATGGTGCCGGAAAACTGACCCTAACCCAGGCGGTACCAGGCCCGACCGGGAACAAAACAATAACCGATAACGCGACGAACGCCACTGCAGCTAATTTTGTGGGAGGCACCAACCAGGGGTTAGACTTCATCCTGGGCCATCTTCGAGGAGATGGCTCGTCTAATTCTGATTCTCTCAACGGTGAGATGTTCGAGCCTGCTGTGTGGTCCAAGCAGCTCAGTACTGAGGACGTACGTGCCCTCTACTACGCCGGACTCAAGGGTGTCCGCCAGTATAAGAAGCAGTCAGGCTTTATCGGCCTCCCCCCGCGTGTGGAGATTAGAGATAGGGACAATCAGCTCGGAGCTTATCCCACAACATCACGCTTGGTAACCTCCCGAGGATTCACAGGAAGGTATACCACATCATTTGATGACAGTGACACTCCAGAGTTTCTCTCTGGCTACGCGACAGCCAATATAAAATTCCTCCAGAGCAAACGAGGAATGGCATGGGGAAGATTGGCCCTAACAGGCTCACAGGGCCTTGATGCCTCTCCGGCAGGGGTGAAAGAGTTCGTCCTCGTCGCGAATTCAAAGTACGAGCTCTCAGTACGTAGTGCGAGCCTCGCGTTTGGTCGAATCTTCTTTCGCAGTGTGCCCGATAATAACACGACGATTACAATTTTCTCAACTGATGGGACTGGCCGGACGTACACAAAGTCCTCCTCCCAATTGTTAACTACAGGGTCCACTTTCGCCGGCGCAACCAGAACTGCCCTGGCCACTAGCTTGATAGCATGTATCAACGCCGCCGCCGGTCATGCTGGCAAGATAGCAGCCTCAGCAGCCCGCGCTAACGTCAGCCTAACTCAGGTAACACTGGATGTGTTTGGTGACTACGGTAACACCGTGATTAACTTTACTCACCCAGATGGTTCGCTGGGATCAAACAGAGACGTCTACGGTACCATCTACTCGCACAAATTTAGAGGTGGAAAGCCAAGCCAGGTGCCCGTCCTGCTGTATTCCTCCCCCCAGCAGACCGCGGCCGAGTTTGCCAGGAAGGTGAACGAACTGACAGGCACGCTGGGAATATATGCAGAGACACAGAATAAGACAGTCAATCTGACTCAGATGCGACCTGGAACCTCGGGCAACACTCGAATCGTTATGACTAATGTCACCGGAACGATCGAGGTGGGTCAAAGGTCTCACAAGTGGAGACAGTTGGATCCAGGTGTGGTGGGAATCGAGGGAGGCCGAGGGGACCTTATAAGGGATCCTGGGAAGGAGTCGTTGGGTTTCAGTGGTGGAAGCTTCGGAATTCTAACGGGATCAACAGACGGTCTCCACTTTCCATTTAACCTTCCCCGGGGTCACACCGGTATACCGTTCTCAACACCCAACACCACAACTACTCTCTTTGGACCGGGACGATCCCACAGGAGCTCGTATGATCCTCGCAGAAAAAGCGAAAATCCCCAGAATTTAGAGCCGTATCGGGAGGTTAATCTCTTTGCACAGTTTGGTCACACACCGGTGATGTCTTCTGACCGTGTTTCTGGGTCGAAGAAGGGTGATGATCCGGACCTAACATGGGATTCGAACTTTACTGTAGACCCCTCCCTTCGTGGATCCTTCTACTCGACGGGATCTGACCCAACGATAGTGGGCCCGGGTCTATCTGCCCCACTGTGGGACAAGCACAGGCTAGAGATCGACCTGACGCCCTCGACAAAAATTCTATCCACATCATTAAAATACACTGCAAAGAACGCACAGTCTGGGGGGCAGACCGACTCCGGCCCAATGGTGTACTTCAACTTTGATGAGAAGAAGTGGGAGAGGGTAGGTTCACACAAGCCATGGCCGGAGCCGGATACTCATATACCCGAATCTCAACGAGGTGGTCTCTCTGAGGATCGTGCACGATTAAGAAATCTGTTAGACACTGTGATGGTTGGGTTTGGTCAAAGTCATTGGCAGCTTGCCGAGGCCTCGTCCACCGCCAATGCCTCCGCCCCGGGGTTCAAGTCTGAGGGCAAGAAGGTACCCATTGAGACAGGGTTCGCTCAGCCAACTAATACATTCGGCTTTCCCTTTCACCCGAAGTTCGCGGCCACTGGATCACAGGTCTTTGATGTATCTAGTTTGATCGACCGGCCGTTTTTGGTCGAGAAGATAGTGTACGAGTTCTCAGCATCACTCAAGGACAAACAAACCTCTACACCCTCGGCCAAGTACGGCGAGGGGATATCATTTTTCATTCTAAACCAAAGACCGGCAAATATAGATCCAGGAATTGAGAATCGAGCAGTTTTAACAAAATTGGGGGACCAACACCCTGAAGCCGGCGCCGGAAAAGAAACTATTGAGATGCCATATTCCGGAACAATACCCACTGTGTGGCAGCTTTCACCACACTCCTCTGCCTATGGCTCTGGTGAGGGGTATGACTATGACACCATAACCGGAACTGCTGCGAAGACTGTGTCCGGATCAATGGTGGTTGCCGGAACGGGAACAAAGTTCACCAGTGAGCTTAGGGTGGGTGACAGCATACAGCTAATGGGGAACCTTCTCTCTAGGCCTGCTCGGGTAACAAGAATCAATAACGATGCAGAGATTATCGTCGCTGACAAAGCGACTCAGGCTAAAACTGTAATAACTTTTGGGACTAGCACACTAACAGTAGTAGATGGTGATGCAGTTAGCGGAATGACCAAAAACGAGCGTGTCTACATCTCAGCCGCCGGCATTAACAAAAGTTATATTATCGTGGACGATGCCACATCGGCAGTCGCAACCGGCGATGTGGTGACCAGTGGTGTAACAGATGTGGGGGGAGGCTCCACCGCCAGTCAATCCGGTACCGCTGTGACTATTGATTTAACGGGAACCCCAGCAACACAGAATGCCTTCCTGGTCCAGCTCAAGGCTGCCATCGAGCATGCCAACGGTCACAACGGAAAGCTTCTGGTGAGCGATGTGCCGGCCCAGGCGAACGGGGCCCAGCTAATAATCCTAACACCGGGGGAAGCACACACAACAGCAGTGTCTATTACCTCGAGTTATATTTCACAGCTGTCACACACCAACGCCCAAGTTCCTGTTGTCGGCGAGACAGTCACACTGACGTCGACAGACAACACAACCAAAGTGTATTATGCAGCTAATAATACGAATTTTGCACATTCTAAGATGGAGTTTGCATGCACAGGAACCTCGGCCCAGATCGCTCTACAACTTCAGAAGTGTATTGAGAACGACAGCGGTCACTATGGGAAGCTTCTTGTAAGTCGAGCCGGCGGCATTCTCAGGTTGACACAGCTGGCAGATGGATCCTCGGGAAACAGACAAGTGACTAACGGGCTAACAGCTGCCTCTGTACACGGAACAGACTTCTATAGTAACAGACTCTTCAACACTTTTGCCGATGGCCGCGACGCAGGAGGAATAGGTGACAACACAGCCCAGACCATTCGAAAGATTATTCCTGTCAAGTACGATGAGGTGGGAACTGTAAGGGACCTGGTCACATTTTCCACGATAGGAACCTTCACCACCGATAAAAATGTGAATGATCCCACAGTGTTTGAGAAGTATGTTGAAGACCTTCGATCATTTTGTGATCTTGTTGTTGACACTGCCTCTCCCTGGGCCCACCAGCGACTAACACTTGCTGCCCCAGTTCGGGCTCCCGCATTAGCTCCAGGATCTTCAGCATGGGATCTGGGCGGGAATTACATAGAAATCCCCGGACTCAATGACACCACACCTGACACTGACAACGACTCGTTGCTTATCAGGTTCATCAATGGCTCTCGTAACGGTCTGGGTATACCCACGGGACGCGCCATTCGAGGCGGAGAGTTTAGCGGATTCGAGCGTGCGTATAGTGTAGATGCCTACCAAGACACGTTCAGACTAGAGGCGCCAAAAACAGACAGAGTGACCTCCCCCTACATGTTAATGCCGGGAGATAAGTTAGTCTTTGGATTCCAGTCTCCGCTGAATTACGCCGGAGATTTGGCCGCTCCAGCATTCGAGTTGCACCCTGGGGCTGGAAAGTTAGTGTTGTATGGATCTGTGCTTCGAGGCGATCAGGAGATTACACCGTCAAGTAATCAGCCCCTGACTTCTGAGGCAATACACGAGACGCTTCTTCTGGGCACAGACGTGTATGATCAGTATGACACAGAGCCATCCTTTGCCTACTCGGGTTCTTATCTGGAAAATGTGATTGCTGGTCACATGATGACAGGTTCCCTTCCCACATCCGGAAGTGAGTCTTATCTCCTTGAGAATAAGGGTGTGCACCGAAAGGTGATTGGAAGGGTGTCTGAGGGAACAGCAGGCGTTACCGGTTCTTTCCTTCGTGGCCTCAAGTTGGTCGACCACCGGGAGCGATACTATGATACCCTGCTTCCATCAATTGCTGGTATATTAGACATCAACAATGACTCCCTATTTGATGGTAGGAGTCTCAAAGTCGAGGCCATTGTCGACTCAAAGTTCTTTGATGACGCAGGCACAGAGATATCTTTTGGCCTTAGCTTAACACCCAACGCGGGAATGCTAGATCCCAAAGCTAACGTTTTAGTAATATCTGAGCCTCGATCGTCAATTGACGGCCCGAATAAAATATTTGACAGGGATCTTCCATTCTCATTTCCCTTTGAGCCAAAGTACTCGAAGGTGAAACGTCTAGCGGCAGAGCGGAAGGGTAACAAAACCTTTAATGTGGTCACAGGCTCTACGGGTAAAGTGATACGCGCCGGCGCCATAAGTCACATAGCAATCTCAGGCTCTAAGACTTTCCTGAGCTCGTTAGGGTTACAGTCCTATCTCTTGAGAACTAAAGATATTGACATGACTGATGTGGACGGGCAGCGCGGTGCTCCAGTGGCCAGCTTAGGCGACGGCCGAAGTCGACCCATATACTCTGAACTCTCATCCTCTGTGACAGAGTCAGTCTCTCACGCAGGTCTCGCTCTAATAGGGCCACGAGGCGGTGATCTCACATTTAATGAGATAGATGGGATAACCATGCTCAACTCCTTATACTATGGTTTTGGCGATGGCTTTTTTGGTATGCCCGCATTTAAGACCTTTCAACACAAGAATGCAGAACCCATACACGTTAAGGGTCACACAAGTACCAATCAATCAGATACGATTATTGGGATCAACACAAAGTTTACCAAAGAGATAAAGGTAGGAGATCGTATCGCGTTGAGTGGATCGAACCCTCCAGAAGGGGGCACTGGCACACACGGACCCAGATCTTCTGCCGCAATTCAGTTTGGAGGAGTTGGCCCTATTACCGGTGACACGATAGCCATCATCGATACAGCGGCAACAGTAAAGTACTATAGGGCAGGTACTGCCGAGAACCTCTCTCCCGCCGGCACTGGCTCAACAACAGTGGCTTCATGTGATGTGACAGTTACGAATGCAGCTGCAGCATCAGGTATGTCTGAACTTCAGGCAATTACACTTGTCTCAACTGATGGCACGTCCAAGCGGTATGTATTAGTGGATGACGCGGCAACCTCGGTGGCCACCGGTGATGTGTTGGCAGCAGGGTCTGATTATGGAAGTAACAAGTTAGTATCAGGCTATGGAAATGATGATCTGGCCATAGGTGGAGTTGCTGTTGCAATTAACCTGACGGGCGGTGGTCTGTCTACACAGGGGGATTATTTAACCCAGCTAAAGACTGCCATTGACCACGAGAATGGCCACAACCCCAAGATTACCTGTTCGATATCAGGCAACACGATGACACTAGCCCAAGCGACCGTCGGCACTGGAGGTTCTGGTTTTATACCCCCCGACGATGTGACTAACTTAACTGCGACAATCTGGTCTGATAATAGCGCTCCTCTTGTGTTCAATAATGCATCTGGTCTTGCGACAGCAGTTGCCTCGCTCAAGACGTGTATAGATTCTGCCAACGGGCATGGAGTCTCTAATATTTACGCCATCGCCGGTACAGACACACTTGCGCTGTATCAGCAGGTCGCCGGCGCCTCAGGATCCATGAACACAGCTATTACCGTCGATGCTAATGCACAGAATATTACTGCATCTAACTTTACGCATAGTCAGTACGGCGAGCTGGGATCAAGCACATTTGCAATAGTCACTGCAATCTCCTCAGACACTCAAATGACGATCTCATCTGATCATCCCAATAGCTCCAGGGCAGCCGGATCCCTGGGTTGTGCAGACGGCGATCTCAACTCATTTACGTCTGCAAACGAGCTACAGACAGTCACTATCACCTCGTCTGCTGGAGTAACAAAGAAGTATGTGCTTATTGGCATCGGACCAAGTGGAAAGGGTAACTCAATAGTAACAGGAGATGTTCTTGCAGTGGGTGACTTCGGCGACGGATTCACCCTATCTGAGGGTGATGCTGCTGTGGGAGGTATTGCAATAAGAACAGATCTTGGCGCCATGGACCAGGGAGATTATTTAACCCTGCTAAAGACTGCAATCAATCACACCAACGGGCACAATGCCAACACCGCAGACTCTGTAATTGCTGTGGGGACAGCTCCCTCAGCCAACGGAGAAGGCTCTATGTCCCTAACTCAGAAGGTTGGGGGTAGTCAGAGTAACACGACAATCACATCGACTGTGACTAATATTACAGCAACATCCTTCACTGGCGGAGGGTTACTGGGAGACGGAACTGAGTGGCAGAGGATTCTTGTGGATCGCAATGCGACCATTCCTGTCTCAGGATCCTTTGTGAGATCCGGTGTATCAACAGTAACTACTGTCCAGATCACGTGGGGGTATCCGCACTCGTCGGACTCCAAATTTGTCTACTACATCGACCAGTACCTAGCGCAGCGCGACGGTGGCACCCACAATGGTAAGTCTTATATTGCTCCTCCAGTGGGTTCTTACACGTGGAACACCGCTAACAACAACTATCGTTATTGGTATAGCGAGAGGGAGAAAACTAAAGAACCCGTGGGCTATACAACAGTCCAGACAGCGGTTAACCGCGATATTTCGACCCATGTGACTGGGGGTATGCACATAGGTGTTGGATCTGAAGTTATATTGAGAGGTTTCAAGTATGGAGTGGCCAATATTCGACCCATGTACTCTTCTGCTGTGTATCGCCACAATAAGTTCGGTCAAGTGAGAGATCTCCTCGAGGCCCGTAGATTTACTCGCTTCTTTACTGAAGACGGTGTAGAGTCAGGTCCTGTTAGTGTAACATTCACTTCTCGACCCGACGATGAGGGCGCTCGAGCTGTTAACGTAGATCCGGAATCCACACACAGTCAGAACTTAGATGTTTTCTGCACCTCCTCACTTCCGTATTTTGATGGACTAACCCGGGATCGATCGACTAACCCTGACGACGCCTCAGGAACCAGTGTTATGCTGACATTTGAGTAGGATGTGATTTATGCCTAAGATTATTAAGGATCATCCAGATTTCGTTCGACGCAGGGTGAAATATGTGGTTAAAGATATTGCGGGAAGGGTAACAAATGTGATTTTTCCGAATGGTCTGCAGGTCGGCCTACCGTCACCAGAGTTTTCGAGTCCAATTGGAGCTATATGGGGTGTGAAATTTCAACCCTTTCCTGACAAAGAGTACCCACCCGGAGTCGTTGACGGCGAGACTGCAAAGTATAAACCCACAAACTGGCCAACAACTGGAAGCCTGCTGTATGTGAGCGGTACCACACTGATGTATGAGGGCTCCCCGGCAGCAGCTAGCGGAATGGTGGGGGTCGGAACTTTTAAGTCTCTGGGGAGTGAAGAGTTCACAATAGAAAAGGGTTTCCAGGGTCTCCACTATAGTCCAATTGTAATACAGGAGGGCAAAGTTGTGACCATTTCCTCTGGATCAGTCCTCTGTATACCTCCCTTTGGGGAGTTTTAATGTCTAGGAGACATAAGAATGAGTAAGATAAAGGTAAATAATGTCCTTCCGCTCCCGGACACAACTCTCAAGATTCTAACCGGCGGAAATACTTCAGGCGTGGGAACAGATCCTGAAGTTAAGATAGTCCTCACTGTAGGGGGTAAGGTGGCTGTGGGAGGAAGGATTAGTCCCGAGAATGATTTTGAGGTTGTCTCGTCAGCAACAGACACAACCATAATAATGGTCGATAATACGTCTACTGGTGACCCACAAATCGTCTGGGCCCTGGGTGAGACTAAGACCTTCTGTTTAGGCATCGATAACAGTGATAGTGACACTCTCAAACTGGGGACAACATCAATAAGCAACAACACAGCAATCAAAGTATCGACTGCGGGTGTTCTGCAGCTGACCCAACCCTCGTGGACAGCTGTCTCAGCGTACAGCGGAGGCAATACCTACGACTTCGCTCAGTACTGGACCAATTACAGTGCTGATGAGACACAGGTTTCTTTCATGAAGGACAGCCAGGGATTTGTCCATGTCCGTGGCCAAGCGAAGACGTCTCATAATTCCGCAGGCACTACAATCTTTACACTACCCACCGGCTATAGGCCTGTTGATGGAGACAATGCTCTTTTTGCGGGCCTTGCGAAAGATTCCTCGGGGAGTACAATAACCGATTCCGGCAGCGACACCTTCACTACTGGAACAACATATGTCATTGCAAAACTCTGGGTAATGGCAGACGGTCGAGTTTTGGCCCAAGCTATTGGAACAGGAGCTAGCTGGCCTGATAACGAGGACTATATTAGCTTGAACGGTATATTATTCTACGCGGGCTTCTAGGGATGACTTTTGGAATCTCACAATCGATGGGTCTGACATTTTATAGTTGGGATAGTTACTAGACATGGCCGGAATTCTTAACAGCAAGACCCGTGTGATCGATTTCATAATCACTGAGCAGGGCCGTGAGCAAGCGGCTAACGGTGAACTGCAGATAAAGTACGCGACCTTCTCAGACAGAGACACTTTTTACAGTAAGGATCTCGACGGTGTTGCAGCAGCTGCTGATGGTCGTATTTTCTTCGAGGCCTCCGGCCGGGCCCAGGATCTAATAGTTGTAGAGACAACGCCCCAGGGTACTATGAAGCCCTTTCGGACAGCAGATTTTGATTTGGACGGAACAAATGTAGTGACAGGCTCGTTCAGTTACGCTGACTCTGCATCATCGACCCTCCTAACGGGAAGCCAATACTCGTCCCTGTCTGAAAAGATAGTGGACAATGTGACCAAGAATTTCACTGATCAGATGATTATTGGGCAGACAGATCCCTTTGCGGACTCAACTGATTTCCTGATTAATCAGGAGAACGTTACATTCGAGATAACTGATTCATCACCCATTGAGCAGGGAAAGATAAAGGAGGCATCAATCTCGTCCATCGAGAGCCTCTTTCAGGACAAACGTCTCTCCCACCTTCCGAACTATAAATACCTACCGCCCAGAAATCCTCCCATGTTGGGCGAAGGCACCGGAAGATTGTTGGGAAGGTATGTCAACCTAAGTCAGGCCAATCACATGACGCTGCAGGCTTTACAGGAAGATCTCAAGGGGAAGCCCTGGGTGGACATTAATTTCACTGATACATCTCGGGACAATAATATCGTAATACAACCTTTCGAGTTTCGTCACGAGGGGATTCAGAAGCTTTCAATTATTGATTTTGGAGAGTTTCCTGATGAGGATCCTGCTTCCCCGGGAAAAAGAGTTTTCTTTCTGGGCAAGGTTATGGAAGATCACTTTGGCTCGTCAACATTTGTTAACATGTTCACAGTTATTCTGGACTAGGAGTTTATATGAGGCTTACACATGATGAAGCACAGTCTGCTAGTTTTGATGATATTTTTGTTGTTGATCATGAACGTGGCTTGGCAATGCTTGAAGATCTCGAGGAAGAGCCCAATACTCGAGAGCCCGGGGAGGGAATCCTCTCTGCAAAGGGGGAATTCATATATGAGACAGAATTCTACATAAACTCCCTTTTGGCGCTCTCTAATAATGTCAAGTATATATCAATTCAAGTATACAGTGAGGATCCCAACCGTGAGACATCGTCTGGGAGTACTGACACATCAAGAGCAGCTGTTCACAAGATGATAGGCTCGATGAAGGAGCAGGAACCAGGCCCTACAAATCAGGCTGAAAATCCTGTGGCACATGTAGTTTCCCAGAAGCGCCGGAAAAAGCGGTCCCTGGGTGGGACAGTTGTGAATCTTCGAGCCGAGCTAAGCCTGGAAGACCTCGAGAAGTTCAAAAGGTTTCAGGAGGAGGGAAAAGAGCCTGAGCCTGAGGTGTACACATATGTTACAGACGAGCCTGAGGAGGACTTAAAAGAGAAAGAAGTCTCAGGAGTTGGACGAGCTGCTTCTAATCTTAAAGTTGATGAGAATATGATTCGAGGCTCCAAAGCCGGCACAACTGATGGTGGATCATTTCACCGACTCGCTCTTAGTGCCCTTCATCAGGAGAAGAAGGATCCTTCTAGTTTTGCTCTGACACAACACCCTGCCGCAGGAATTTCAGGCAGTAAGCTGGGAGGCATAACTGTCAGCACTCCCACGCGTCGAAACGAGAGAAAGAATCGAAAGAATACGAAGCAAAGGAGGAAAAAGAGGCAGGGGCACGGCCGCCCTGGCCCAAGAATCTCACTAATGCGTCAATCTCCAGTCTTATCACCTCCAAAGTTCTCTACTGGAAGAAACTCCATATGGTCGCCAGCAATTGCAGCCATCGTTCAGCAGGCAACTAAGCTAGAATCTGCGCCTGAGCCAATCAGGGGAAAAAATCCGGATGTCGAGACTGCGAAGTCAACAGCATGGACCCCTCCTCCACCGCCCGCCATTGTCAAATTTGAGTCGAGGCTGATTGAGGTTGAACGAACTGTTTCAGTCCCTATTAAGACAACTGGCATAACTCCCGTTCTCTACTGGGAGATCACTCTTATGAGGATTAAACAGATAGCCGGCCGGAAGAGACTCGAGCCGTTTATGAGCAGAGTGTATCGCGTACGCCACAGGGCACAGACAGAGGAGCTTCTGACACCTGTGACACCCCCAGATATAGTGTCTAGCGCGCGCATGCGCGGCAGAAATATCCTAACAGTAACACAGCAGGATCCCGTTGGGACAAAAGTACTGGTCCAGAGAAAAGTATCCAATCCTCAAACGAGTAATTTAGGTTCTGATAATGAAGGCAAATATAAGACAGTTGTTTTAGCAGACCTCACAGTAGGCATGGGCCCAGAGCTTATAACAGACACCGGTGTAGACAATGTGGGAACGACAGTAAATGTTTATAGAGCATGTAGTATAGGCCCTACAGGACGAATATCAGAGGAGTACAATTCAGTCGTAGTCAAGAGCCTTCAGCCCATAGCCGGCACCGGTTCTGCGTCAGTTAGCGAGGAGACCCATGTATCAATCCACGCGAGAAATGACTATGATAGAATTGTAGTAGATATCACTCGTCTCCCATCAGCGGCTATAGCTGTAACGCTATTGAGAGAAGACCTGTCTGCTGATTCTTTCGTGTCCAATAGTAGCAGGCCACTCCGCCCTATCAAGGAGTATGGAACAGACAAAACAGTTATCATGATACCCAAGGGCGAAAAGAGTGTGAGATTTGATGATCTTGATGTGATACCACTCAAGAAGTATCGATACTGCGCTGAGCTTCGAATGAGATTTGGACCTTCAGTCGAGGCTACCGGAGACGAAGTAATAGTTCACAGGAGACCACAGATAGTCGTGCCGGTTAAAACTGGCATACGAGAGACTAGCCTACTCGATCACAAAAATCAAAATTCTAAGTTAGGTGGCCACGAGGTTTCCTTTGTTATTACTACAAAACCCACACACGAAGGGTTAGAAGCACTTGCCAAGATTCTCGAGTCTTCGGGAGTATCACAGGCATTTATTGATGAGGTGAAGAAAGATCGTGATAGAGTTAGTGAAATTGCTGCCTATGTTATAGAGCGACTTGATCTTAAGACCGGCCGCCGAGAGATGTTAGGATTAAGCTCATCAGGTAAGTTTGTTGACAATACATCGACACAGATCGATAATAAAAACTCTCCTCTGAGGCCAGGTCACTCGTATAGATACATTGCAAAACTCTGTCTACGACCTCCTGAGGCACTCTTTAGAGAAGCTATGACTACAATACCGGTACAACATGCCCAGGGAACAGGAGGATCGCAGCCAGACAAAACAAAGGTGTTAGCGCAAAAATTCCTATACGCTTTTGGTACAACACCCGGTGTGTTACCCAGTGATACAGAACTGAAGAAAGGATCATCTCAGAGTATTTCAGCCCTCATGCAGCAGGGAATGACAGGAATTGAGATTTACACAGACGTTACAGTGCCCAATCCACCTCCAACTATTGGGAACATCAAGGGATCCAGAACCTCCCGGGGCCAGAATCTTATTACATGGGAGGTCCAGGGTGCTGTCGAACGAATCGAGTGCTTCTTTATTTTTGCTAGATATAAAGGATCGTTTGGTGTGTTAGCCAGGATTATGAATAGTGATGACGGGGGTAGTCATAAGTTCAAGTATACTGATAGACGGCTCTCTGGGCGTGTAGGCAAGGTAGAGTACGTGGTGGGTGCAATGCTTGAAGACTGCTCTAGAATAAAGCAGTCTAAACCTGTGACTATCACACGCACGAGATCAATGCCCCCAGAACTTCTAGAGAATCTTAAACGTCGTCCCCGCTCGATGCCAAAGATCAAGAAGCCTAGAAGATTTGAGAAAATTCCCAAGCTAGTGAAGGATTCTGAATAATGCCTCGAGGTTTTCCAAACTCAAGTGCAGTTTCGAATGAGAGGGATAATGCCCCAGAACCACATGTCGAAGTGGAAGGACTCAACTCTGAAATAGAGCCGTTCCCCGCGGAAGCCCAGATTCAGGCAGTAACTGCACCCAAGAGAATAAATCTGGAGACCAACGCATCAGTGAAAGATCTGCTAGACATGTCAATGTCTGCTGTAAGACCTGAGATAATAGCCTCTGTAGAGATGTCGGAATTTTCAGATGCGCCTCTTGTGCTGAGTCTCCTAGACAGTAGAAGATTCGAGGCCGGTTTGAGATACGCTCAGATTGAATCTGGGTTCAAGGCAATTCAGGATCAAGATCCCGACGGAATCTACACTGAGCTAACAGAAGAGCAGATCCAGGAGGCTGATAAACTCACTAGTGAGATTGAGTCGCTGAGAACAGTGAGATACGCAATTGATGAAGTAGTCAAGGTTTTGAACCTCCGCGGAAACTCAGAGACACTGATGGCGTCAGCAAAAGATATTCTCAGTGAGGGATTGGACCCGGATGAGGCAGCATCAACGACCTTCCCAAGCACTGTAGACGAGCTTCTAGAGTCTTGGTGTGGATTCCAGGGGCAGACTGTCAGGGCTTTTTCTAATTCGAAGACCTACGCAACACTTCTTCGGGAGCTTTCGTCTGCAATAACCGGTGTCTATCCAACAATGATAGATCATGGGCAACACCGTACAGATCCCGGTGCTACAAGATTATCCAGCAGGCACATTGCTCCTCCAGGTCAAAGGCATCAGTTAGATTGCGCACACATCGGGAATCGATCTGGTATAAAGTCCCCCATGGGTGCTGGAACAGGTAATACCGCAGGGGGGAATATTTCTTCTGGCCCACTTACTGGTTTAGATAGAGCCCTTGTGTTAGCAACGCTGCTCTCTAATGAGCTAACAGTCTCAGCTGGCATAGGTCGTCTGTCTGGAATGCCCATTGGAAATAGGTTTGGTGTAACTCAGGAAAACCCAGTGCTGGGTGCACTTGGGATCTCGACGTCTGTGAGTAATATTGACATCACATCAATGACAACAAAACCCGGAAGCTTGGCAGACTTTATTGTTCTGAACGAGACACAGAATAATGCCCAGAGGACTGTACTACCTTTTGAAGCAGCTCCCGTGAGAGCCTCAGGGAAAACCCTAACATCGGGTGCAGACTTCTTTGTCGAGGGCCCCCTAAGATTTCCCGGTGGGAATCACGTTGATTCGTACATGAGTTACGCATCGAAATTATCTGATACCACACAGGATGTTAGCAACTACTTGGAAGAGCTTCTTGCATTGGGTGAGAAAGAAATGCCGCTAACTCCCCAGGGAGTGCTAGTAAGGTGTTTATCAGAGCTCCATAAAGTGGCTTCATTCATGTCTGAGACATTTGAGTCAGGCAATATTCCTCGCGTAACGTATACTTCAGCAGCCCTCTATGCTAATTGTTCCTCCAACACCTCAGCCACATATCGAGCAAGGACAGCTGTTGGCCAGGTGTCCGCCCGAGAGAGCCTGTTGGGTGTAACACTGAGATTTAGGGAAGAGTTTGATCAACAGTTAACTGATAAGAGTTATGTGCCTAATAGAACACAGGCAGGAGATTTAGGTGCTTCACAAAATGATATTGAAGCTATATTTGACATGGCCAGGGGCAATGCCTTAGAGTGGCAGTTAGCAAATATAGGTAGCTCTGTTTCTGCACAAACCATCACCACAAACGTTACTGCAGCTAAGGGCTGGACAAAAACAGGAAAGTTTGCTCCTGTCGGAAACATGAGATCTGCTGACAACCCGGATGATATGAGCCTTATGGAATCACCGGTCCAGATAGCTAGAGAGCTCCAGCGGGAGGCAATGAATCTGGCTCAGCGGGAGAAGTCCTCTGCCTCTTATCTAGATGCGAGCGGTTATACGAGATTTAATAAGTGGGATGATAATATGATCGTAGCTGTGGTTCAAGAGATTCTAATGTCTCTCTCAAGCCACTTTTTCAAGATATATTATCAGACTAATCACCCATATGGGTACAGACGGACCCTGACCGCGGCTCACTCACCCCGATGTACAATTGCATGGCACCCACCCAGTTTTCGAAAATTAAGAGACTTTCTGGAGTCCCTGATTCTAACAACTCAGTCAGGTGTAGCTCTAGATACAATGTGGCTAGATAGTGGAGAATCAGCATCAGTCCCGTCTGTAACTAGAACAACATCATTCTTGGGTAAGGGTGCACAAAAGGTTGTAGCCGATGAGCTGACGAGCATGATGACATCAGCAATAAATCACCGAAAGTTCATAAAGATGATTGTGTCTCTCTTGAAAGCTACTGGCAATGAGATTCTCCGAGCCTCTGATTTATCAAGTCAGGTTTACAGTGCTCTATCTGATCCAGAAGTTACCCAGAAGGAGGACTCTGAGTTAACCTCAGATGTCCATGAAGCACTGGTCCGCCTAGCCAAGAGCCCTTCCGGACGTCAGTCACTCAAATATTTAACGCCAGATCAGACGAGCCTCAAGTTAGTTGATAAGATGAGGTCTGACCCCAATAGTTTAACTGCAGCTCAACTAGAGTCCGACTTGATATTAACACCAGCCCAGAGATTGGCTGTGAACAACTTTGCTGCTGGGCCACACGTTGCTGATATTACATACCCGGGTGATGGTATAGTCCTTTCAGTAGGCCTTCCTGTGGGAATGATGAGAGCACTCCGACGTCCTGTATTAGACGGCGACGGGGGTGCCTCGGTTGACTTTGCTGATCCGGATGCATCAGGTGTTAGCATACGTGTCCACCGGGTGAGTGAGCTTCACACCGGCCTTTCTTCGTGGACTCCTCTAGAGTTCCAGTTTGACACTGAGCTCTTTCTTCTTCCAGATTCTATTCGTGTGTCTGAGGAGATACAAGGGGTAAATCAGGGAGCCCTATCTCTTCAGATCATTGTCGACACATCTGTCTGGTATAGGATTCGATCAGGAAGAATAATCTCAGCTAATCTGGGGGCTGATCTAAGAAAAGAAGATCCCTCAGTGGCGCCTATTCTCAACAATCACATGAAGAGTCATCTGTATGAGCTGATGATCTACGAAGTCTCAGGTCTTCCGTTAAATGAGAAGAATTTCCTCTTCCAGGGCAATCTCTTGAATCCCATGTTAGACAAAGAGACACGAGATAGATTGAGTAAGTTACTTGGCAAGGATGAGATAGCTGAATTGTTGGATATTACAGGAACAACATTCAATAGAATATTTGTGCAAGAGCGTGTTAATGGTGTAGACTATTTGAAGTGCCAGACCGGTTCGACTTTGTCTCATATGTTGAGATCACGATGGGAGCGCACCCGCAATGAGTTTGGAACGACGATAACAACCCGAAAGCCTCCAGAGATAAAGAAAGATTCTCTTCGAGCAGGGTTAATGCTTTCTAAATCAAGCCTCTTAACACCTCGTCTCCGCCGTGAACGTGTCCTAAGCCCCTCTCAGTTTGATAGAATCTTTAATATCATGATCGAGTCTCGGGATTACGCTGGATTCGCACAGCGCCACACCCAGTGGCAAGTTCGTCAACACTATTATAAAAACTGGATGAAAGGAGACATCAATGGATACTACTGTGAAGTTGACCTGGTGGGTTAGGAAAGTGACATATGTCTGAGAGCTATCCATCTAAAGAGATCTGTGTCGCAAATTTTCCGGATCCAGTTCGCATAACAGCAAATTTTGTCTATAACTTTTTCGTAAAAGACGAGAAGGTAAGTGATTCTGGCGCTACTGCTGCCTACGGAGAGGTAACAGAGAGCCGACAAGCGCTGATAGACAATAAAACAACGGAAAAGACAGTGCCCAGATACATTCGACTTGATTGGCCAACCATTCGAGTTAATCATGGGCGGTATGACGCTGAGGCACGAAGTGGCCTTGTTCAGAAGTACAGATACAGAATTCAAGCAGAGGATCAGATCTCGATTCCCTTTCAAAAGCGAATGACAATTCAGGACACAGGCATTAAGCGCCGCCTGCAGGATCTATTGGATGAGTTTATGAGGGATCGGGTTAAAGATGCGTCTCTAGAGGGAAGTGCATCTCAGACAGAGATCGCTGAGGCAATCAACGCGCTAACACCTGACGAGGTCCCCGGGGAGCAAATTCTTGAGCTGCTTTTGGATCGGGAGGAGCAGGGAATTGCGTTTGTTAACGAGGTGGGAGAGAAGATAGTGACTGACACACTAGCCAGTCAGTCTAACTTTCGTTTCACAGTGAAATCAGACGAGAGATTTTTGGGCGACATAAGCCGACAGATGTATGCCAATCCCTTAGCTGCCTCAGGGATATCACAGGGATTGAGATCAGATTACTTAGTAAGAAGACAGGGCAGTGCCAGACAGAATACAAATTCTGAGATAAACATTGATGTAGATTATGATCCAAACTTAAGGACCTTTCAAGAGCTTCTTGTGACACACTCTCGCCTACCAGAAGTAGGCGCTGTAGGCTATGTAATTGACAAGTACGAGATACTTTCTGACGGCACACGAGGAAGACAGACGAGGATGTACATGAATGGCTCCCATGTGTCCAGCGCAATTGATTCCAAGTTAAAATACGGTATGTCGTACGCATACACTGTCAGCGCTGTGTTTATTGTTGAAGCAACATATTGGCAGAATGCCACTCGTCGAAGGGCTGCAGGAACTTATCTCGCACGGGCTTTAGTCAAGTCCCGCCCAAGCCCACAAGTGGTGGTCCAGTGTGTTGAACATGTGCCGCCCCCAGAGCCTGATGGCATTTTCTACTACTACATGCCCGAGTCCTCAGGTTTAAACATCAATTGGCAGTTCCCAGTATCATCCCAGCGAGATGTTAAGAAGTTCCAGGTTTTTCGTAGAAAAAACATAGAAGAGCCTTTTACAATAATTGCGCAGCTTGACTTTGATGACTCTGAGATTAAGTCACATACCAACGAATCAGTCGATGAGAGTATAAATCATATGCTCCCTGGAAGCAGAACCTACTTTATTGACGCTGATTTTGATAGGGACAGCGACTTTATCTACACAGTGTGCTCAATTGATGCTCACAGCCTTACATCCAATTACGGTGCACAAACAAGAGTGTACTTTGACAGGATGACCAACTCTCTCAAGTTAGAAAATATATCCAGACCGGGCGCTCCTAAGCAGTATCCCAACATGTTTGTGAGTCCAACTCTTTCGAAAAATATCACGACAAATAGGATAACCGAGGACGTTATGAAGGACAGCGGTCATCAAAGCATGCGAATTTATCTAGATCCTGAATACTTAACAGTTCGAGGCGAACATGGTGAGGACTTAAAGCTTCTGGCAACGGACAGAGACAAGGGTCTTTACAAATTCCAGATAATCAATGTGGACCGGCAGAAGGCTCGAACAGTGACAATAAACCTCAGAGATCGACAGACACAGCGTCGTGTGCGACGATGAGGATAAGATTCATATCAGCAGATACTGTTTACGGTCTAGCTAATATTCATTATACTTATCTGCAAGCGTTTAGGAGAATAGCGTGATATCAAGAGGTTATAGAGTACTTAAACATTCACTCCTGTGGAGTGCAGGAAAGTCTCAAGGGGAGAAATAAGATGGGATTCCTTGATCATTCAACCAATAACATTATTGTTGATGCTGTCCTGACAGATATCGGAAGAGAATTTTTGGCGGCTAACAAGGGCGACTTTATGATATCTTTCTTCTCTCTGTCAGACGATGAGATCGACTACACCATTATCGAAAAGTTTGGAAGGACTGTGGGTAAGGAGAAGATCATTAAGAACACGCCGATCTTCGAAGCCCAGACACAGTCGGGTATTGCGCAGAAGTTTCGCATGTTGAGCCTTCCTGACCCAACGGTTCGTAACCTTCCAACTGTGTCACTGCAGGGGACAGCGGGCCTCACCGGAAACACAGTAGCATTTAATACAAGCAATAATTCCTCCCGTGAAGTGGTGTTTGAGCAGACAATTGAAGGCGAGACCAGAATTCCTGAGGGTGTTTCAGACACCTCCTTTATTGTTATGACACCTGATAGATTTCTGGCTGTGGAGGGGCGGTCACCCTTTAATATTGAGTCCACAACGAGGATATCATCCTATCTTGTTGAGCAGACCGGGGTCAACAATAAGAACGGAGCCCAGGTGAGATTTAACCTAGTTCTTCAACCAGGCCTCGATGACACAATTTTTACAATTTACGGAAATCTCGGGGACAAGAATACAATCACAAGCGTTGTTGCAGTGGTGGGTAATCAGTCGGGGTACCGAAAGGACTTCACTGTGACCATTACAAGACCCACAGCGTAAGTAGAGGTAAGATAAACAATGCCACAATTAACAGGTGGAAGCTTTAAGAGAATACAACCTGAGGACATCAAGGTCCGACGCTCAACGCTGAATCAGCTTGTCGATATTATTCAAGAGGACATATCTGGATCACAGACGCGCCGCGCGTACCAAGTCTTTGTTACAGGAGGCGTGGGCCCAGGAGTAACCTCTTCGCTGTTCCAGACAGTAAATGATCAGGACTTCTCGCTACAAACTGCCAACCCAATCTTCGACCTGACTGTGGGGCTCCATGCATCCGGAACAACAGTAACTAATGCTTCCACAGGGCAAGACTCCGCAGGAAAACTTCTGTTCGCATCGAGCTCAGTAATGATGAGAGAGAAGGTGGATATATACAAGCAGTACGCTCAGGCACTCTTGGGTAATGGAGATTCAGCCTTCTATTCGCCAGTTGGGTCCACAGACGTGGGTGATCGGATCGACGAGGCCATGTTTGTCTCCTTCAAACGCCTATTTGCAAGGGACAAGATCAAGAAAGAGACCTTTGCGATGCGTTTCTATCAGACAGGAACGATGACTGCCACTGAGACGGGCAACCACCCACCTCGGCCTACACTGAACATCACCAGCGAGTCGGGGTCAGTGATCTTTACAGACATTGGAGCTGCAACCAACACTCGACGAGTATTCGGCGGCGACGTCGCGAACATTGTCGCCGCATCCAACACAGCCCGACGAGTCGGCCTGATCTTTTACGATCATGGAACAGTGCTTCTCGACCTCGCAAAGGTGATATCGGGTACCCAGCACGTCTCCGGAGTCATTAAGGCAATGAATCAGTATTCACCTGACGGACTTCTAGCCACCGGAACGATGGTAATAGGCCACGGCTTTGAGAATGTTGCTGACGCTACAAAGTCAATCTTCTCGGGTAATCCTAATGCGAAGTACATCCCAGATTTTGTTGTGTCAGCGTCAATCGATGATATTATCAACCACCTCTCAACCACCCGATTCTCCTCGGGAACCCTGACAGCGATGACCTTCCAGAATATCACAATGATTAATTCAACGCTGGTCTTCTGCAGGGCGACCGCAGATGAGTTCAACTTCTCTACGAACCCAACGTACACAAATTCATCCGGTCGCGTTCGAGTGATCGACCAGGGACAGGACACACAGAGATCGTTCTCCTTCCCAACAACGATTGGCCTCCATGATGAGTTCGGCAATTTACTGGCAGTTGCAAAACTCTCTAGACCTATTGAGAAGAACGATGAGCGGGATCTCACCTTCCGGGTTCGTTTGGACTTTTAGTGAATCGGTTAACCGAAGTTTCAAGATGACGGCGTTAAATGGCAATTATACCAATACCAATAGAGAATCTTGAACGATTTACTCTCACAACCAACCCCCGCCGGACATTCACATCATCTTCCTCAGGACTGACAGGGTCAGTTAAAGTCTTCTCTCGTGCCTCGACTATTGAGAAGGAGGCACAACCCCTCGAGGACTACGGTGGTGATAGCTGGGGAACAGCTGATATTGAGGAACTGAGGGTCCAGACAGTAAGGGATTCCCGAGGCTCATCTGATATTTCTGGTAATCTAAGTCAGTATCTAGAGACAGTCAACTCCTCCTCCGCCTCACCCGCACGCCAGAAGAAGGTGGAAGTCATTCGATTCGAGCCCTCCTTCAAGTTGACCAGCAACACTCTTCGTAAGAATGTTGTGAGGAAGGTCCTCTTTCCCACGTACCGGAGCACGTACCCAAGCTTGCAGTGGGCGTATCCCAACTACCACACCCTGCACTTCTTCACGTCCGACACAACTCCCACGGGATCTGTGATGATATACCCGGCAGCCACTTCTTCCGGGGAGACCAATGAGGTCGACAACTTCATGTACTCACCCCACAAGGAGTTCACGTTCGATTTCTATATCAATCCGAAGTATTCGTCTGAACCGAACGACTCGAAATTCTCTTCTACCGCAACATTCACGTTCTCAGATAAGCCTACTGAAGAGTCCACTGTCACCTTGCTAGACAGCGATGGAACTTCGGTTGCTTTTGAAATAGACAACGAGAATAATGGTCTTAAACCACCAGCAGCCACCTTTACGCTAACTGACAAACCTAACGAAGGCAGTACAATCAATTTGATTGATGGTGATGGAACCTCAGTTACGTTTGAAGTTGATAACGAGAACAACGGTGTCTCTGCAGGCAATATTGCACTCAACGGAATCTATGCTGCAGGTGGCGGCGCCACAGGAACCGCTGCAGATCTTGCTGCAAAGATTAATGCTCAGTCTGCGCTAGATATGACAGCATCAGCATCTACTGCTGCAATAACCATTACCCAAGGTTCAACTACTGGTAGAAGTGGTAATACTACAATCACTGTAAATGACGCTGCTCACTGGAACAGCGTGTGCAGTGTAAATGTCCCCTCAACTTTCACTGGGGGACTCGGAGATATTGCTGTAAGTGGAATTGCTGCCGCCGGCGGCGGCGGTACGGGAACTGCTGCAGATCTTGCTGCAAAGATTAATGCACAATCATCCCTGGATATAGTAGCTACAAATCCCTCTGCGGGAGTAGTCTTACTCACACAAGGTGCTGTCAAAACAAGTGCGGGTAATACTGCAATTACCCTAGACAACGCCGCGGCATGGAACGCAAGTACTAGTGTTAACGTTCCGTCTACATTTACCGGTGGCACTGAGCCTGGAAGAACAGTGTATCATCCGGGCACGATCATTCACATGTCTTCCTCGTACGCAGTGAGCCTGATTTCGGGCTCGTCGAAGGATATTAACGGCAAGACTGATGGATTCAGGATAATGTTGCAGCTAAGCAACAGCGCTGAGACATCCCCCAGGAACACTGCGGTCACGTCTAATAATGTGAGCCAGCCCTTTCCAACTCTCGGCAGTAGCACCCAGGAAGTTCCCAGCGACCTTGTGTTCTTCTCGAAGGACAACGCGCTCATGAGGAATCACTGGCATCATGTCGCCATTCGGTGGGGAGCCTCAGTCAATAGCGGCACGGGATCGTTCGTGATTGACGGCAAGGAGGATGCGACATTTTTAATACCATCAGCTTCAGTGATGCCCCAGGCTTTCGAACCTCCGATTGGTGATCCGGACGCTGTCTTTGTGGGTAATTTCTACGACGGTCCCAACAATGGTACCCTGGATGGCTCGGGAGTTGTGGCACAGTTCTTCAACGCTAATGCTGCCCACCGTGAGGGCGTTACCAGCATGTTCACGAATGACTCGTACGACATGTCCAATGTGGATGCCACACACAATGATATAGCAGAACACAAGGTGAGGTTCTCGCACCCGTTGAGGGCTGAGATCCACGATCTCAAGATATTCAATACCTACCACTCTCTGCAACAGATTGCCCTGTCTGCCCAGTCGGGCCCTGATCCCCTTCCGACTGACCTGATCTTCTACGTGCCCCCTTTCTTTGTGAAGGAGACCAAGGAGCGGGAGGTGATGCAGACGCCGTTCCAGACAGTTCGATCAACCACAGATGACCCCTTCAACGTTGCCCTGTCATTCGGCGTCGGCGGTCACATGTTGAACCTTCCAAACTTCACCCGAGAGTTTGTTAACGGTCTTTATCCCCGTCTCTTCAATCTAACAGGATCGACAATTGATGTGACCACCAACACGGCTGAGCTGTGTAACCTGTGGCTCTACCGAAATGCTTCCCTGAGAAAGAGAAATCTCACAGTCCTTCCGTGTGACAACGGAAGGTTCAGTCCATCATTCGGTCTTCTCAAGTCCGGCACCCGGGCCGAAGTTCCGGTATCCGGTTCACTGATCGATCGATTTGTCAATGACGCTGGAAATGTTGACTACGGTCTCATCAACCTCTCGAACATGGTAAGCACTGCATCCCTGCCGGAGGGGTTAATCGATATCACCAGCGAGAACCGCGGAAGGCAGGGAATAGGAACTCAGGCTGCCTCTGCAGAGATTATCTACACACCAACCAAGACAGCTGATCAGGCAACTATACGTCTAACGGGATTACGAAAGAACGCGGTGACAAACACATATGACAGAGTGACGAAGGTCTATCGGTTCGTGTACGAGGTCGAGTCTGTCACCGGTGATGTCCAGGGGGGTAAGGTGTTAGTCAATGCCAACAGCTCTGATGCTGATACTGTTTACGACAATTTTGTATCTGCTGTCAACGGATCCACCGGACACGCAGGACTAATCCTGGCCAGCAGAGATGCCACCGACACCGATGATTACGCCGGAGTGGTAACCCTCAATCAGCGGGCAGTGGGGACTATAGGGAATACTGCTATAGCTCACAACCTCACAAACCTGTATAGGACAGTGACCGCATTCACGGGAGGAAAGGATAACACCGACGTTTCCATTTCCAATTCGCTGGAGGGTGCTCCACCCGAGGATCCGGGGGTAGCCAACTCTGGTATCCTGACGATCCTGAATAGGACGAAGGATCCCTCCTCAAATCAGGTGGCATTCTTTGATGTGTCGAACCTCTTTTATGGGAATCAGATTAGGCGCGGATCGTTTCAGGTAACTGACACTAGTGTAACCGGATCTGGGGGTGTTTTAGCAGTGACCCTCAGGGATGACGGACACGGAGGCCTCTATCGGGCAGATTCCCTATCGAAGCACGCCACGTGGAACGCTGTGGGCAATATCATCTACGAGGAGGGTATTGTTGTTGTGAAGACACCGAACATCCCCATCTTCGGAGCTGATGAGTGGACGACCAGTTTCGAAGGCGAGCACAACGTGCACGTTCTGGAGATAAACGTGCCCTGTCCCAAGGGATCTGTCAATTCCTCCTCCAATCCGACGTTTAAAGCGCTTAAGCCCACAGACTATGCCAATGAGACAGCGTCCCAATTTAATTACATTACAAGTGTAAATCTTCACGATGAGAGTTTTAATATAATAGGGAGGGCCAACTTGGCCCAACCCATTGTGAAGAGGGACTCAGATGGTTATCTCTTTAGGTTGAGGATCGATTATTGATGTTATGCTGTTTGGGACTGGATATTTCTACCTCTAAGACTGGCTGGTGTGTTCTATACACAGATGAACACCAGAGCGTATCTAAGGTTGAAATGGGGTGTATACACCTAAGTGGTTGGAAAGATACCTTCAGCAAGGCCCAGCGGGTTCTAGACGTACTCCAGGAGTTGCAATGCCAACATCCTGTAGAACGGGTGTTCGTTGAGGAGAATCTACAGCGTTTTCGAAGGGGTTTTTCATCTGCCAAGACCTTAGCTTCCTTGGCCAGATTTAACGGTGTGGTCTCATACTTGAGCGAATCGACGTTTAAGATAAGACCTGAGTTTCTTAATGTGAACTCTGCAAGAAAGAGTGTGGGTCTCCGTCTGCAGAAGGAAGCAGTCTGTGGGAAAACAACCAAGCAGCAGGTCCTGGACTGGGTCTCCAATCGTCTCGATGATGATTATCAGTGGCCGCTCAAAGTGCTTAAGAGCGGCCCTAGACGAGGCCAGGAGATTCTGGAGCCCGGGTGTTATGATATGGCAGACGCGTATGTTGTGGCTTTTGCAGGCGTGTTGAACAACAATACATAGACATAGTATACTTCTACTGATGAATTTGTTTTCGAGTAAGGCTGCGCTCTTACGGCGTGCCTTTGGTAGTGTGGAGATCAGCAGGGATCAGGTCAATGTGGCCGTCAAGTGTCCCAATTGTGCTGATGCACGTTCCAGTAAGCGAAAACTCGTGGTGAGGCTGGACGATGGTCGTTACCACTGTTGGGTCTGTGGTCTTAAAGGACGAAAGGTTGCGAGCCTCTTTCGAAAGTATGCACCCAGTCATGTTGAGGAGCTCAAGGATTTTGGTTGGAGCGACAGAGGTCGATCAACCGTGGGCCCCATCGAGGATGAGGAGCCTGATATTGAGATCCCACAGGGGTTTGTGCTTCTAGCCAACTCCTTGAGCAGCCGAGATCCGGATGTGAAGGAAACAGTCCGATACATCCGCGGCCGCGGCATGAGCATTCGGGATTTGTGGTACTACAAGGTGGGCACAACAACGAAAGGAAGATTCAGGCGCAGAGCTATTATACCATCTTTCGATGCTGAAGGGAATCTAAATTACTACGCAGCGCGATCAATTGACGATACCACCCACATGAAGTATCTCAATGCGAAGGTCCCAAAGAAGCAGGTGATCTTCAATGAGCTCAATATTAGGTGGGATAAAGAGCTCACAGTTGTCGAGGGACCACTCGACCTGGTGAAGTGTGACGACAACGCGACGTGTCTCCTGGGATCGTATCTCGCGGAGGACTCTAATCTCTTTCGAAAGATTATTAGAAATCAGACACCTATTGTGTTAGCCCTCGACACTGATGCGAGACTTAAGGCCCACAATTTAGCCCGGGTCCTATCGTCATATGGGATTAGGGTTCGTCTAGCTGCCCTTCCCCCTGCGCTGGATGTGGGGGATCTCTCCCGCGCTCAGTTTAGTAAGATAAGACAGGAAGCAGTGTTGTGGCAGTCGTCACACCGACTGTGTGAGATTATTGATGGGATCAAAACTGGTTCAATTATTTAGGAGTTATGGTGACATTTAGGTGTGCCCATTTAAGTGATATACACTGGAGAGGCCTCACGAGACATGATGAGTATCGTGAGGCTTTCAGCCAGATGTTCGAGACCTTCAGGGAACTGAAGCTGGACGCCATCTTTGTGGGAGGGGACATTGTTCACTCCAAGACACAGGGTATCTCGCCGGAGGTAATAGACTGTCTCTCGTGGTGGTTCTCAGAGATGGCGGACATTGCTCCGACCCACATAATCTTGGGAAACCACGATGGTCTGATAATGAATAAGCACCGACAGGATGCGATATCACCCATTATTAATGCTCTGGATAATCCCAATCTCCACCTCTATAAGACCTCCGGGGCTTATCCCACTGGTGTTCCAGGCTATAACTGGTGTGTTTTCTCGTGTTTTGATGAGGAAACATGGCCAGACGTGAAGCCAGTCCCAGGTGAGATTAATATAGCCACCTTCCACGGAGGTGTTCAGGGATCAACAACCGATATTAATTGGGATATTGAGGGTGACGTCGACCTGGAATTCTTTGATGACTTTGATTTTGCCTTCCTGGGCGACATTCACAAGCTGCAGTATCTGGACGATGAGAAGCGAGTGGCCTATCCCGGATCGACAATTCAGCAGAATTATGGTGAGGACCCAGGCAAGGGATTTCTCTTCTGGGAGATTGAGGATAAGGATACATTCACCAGCACCTTCTACGAGATTCCTCACTCGTGCCCATTTGTCACGATCGATTGGGCGGGAAATGTAAAAGACACAGTCTCGCGCGCCATGGCACATCCCAATCTATCAAGGTTTAGGGTTCGCACAGACAGTCAGATCTCCCAGGCAGAGATAAAGCACCTCCACAGTGCACTCAAGAATCAGAAGCATGCCACAGAGATAGTCTTTAAGCATGATCATACTATTGACGTGTCCACAATCAAGACCGCTGCCGGCGACTTTTTCACAGAGGATCTCCGAGATGTTAACACCCATGTTCGCCTGATGAGGGAATATTACTCAGAAATAGATATCTCAGACGAGCAGTGGGAAAGACTGGAAGGGCTGATAGCTAAATACGTGATGCCCGCATCCAAGACAGATGTTGTTCGAAACATCAAGTGGTCAGTACAGAGGATGGAGTTTGATAATACTTTCTCGTACGGCAAGGGAAATATCATTAACTTTGATGCCCTGGGCGGGATTCTCGGTCTCTTTGGCAAGAATCGTGCTGGGAAGTCATCTATACCTGGCACTATGATGTATTCCCTCTTCAATACTACAGACCGCGGGCCCGTCAAGAACCTTCACATTATTAATATGCGAAAGGGATACTGTCTTGGAAGAGTCTTTCTCACCGCGAACGGAAAGCGATACCTCGTTGAGAGGCAGTCTGTTCGAAAGACCTCCCGCCGAGGAGACGAGAATGCAGTGACTCACCTCAACTTGAGTGAGATCGATGAGGCAGACAACCAGATAGTCGACATGAACGGTGCTCAGAGGCGGGAGACAGAAAAGACCCTTAGACAAATTGTGGGAACTGCCGACGACTTTCTAATGACATCGCTAGCAAGTCAGGGAGAGATGAATAACTTCATCAGGCACAAGGCAACCCAGCGAAAGGCCATTCTCACCAAATTTCTCGATCTCAATATATTTGATGATGTTCTAAATCTTGCCAAGGAGGACTCCTCTGAGCTAAAGAGTATCCTGGGAAACGTCCCAGATAGAGACTGGGATACACTTATAGCTGAGAAGCACACACTCAAGCGAAAGAATGCGAAGGAACGTCGTGAGATTGAGGAAAATATCAGTCGTCATCGAAAGCAGCTTCAGGAGATCACAGTTGCTCTTGCCACACATTCTAACAAAGATTTAGTGACTGAGGACGACGTGAGTCAGAAGGAATCAGGACTTGTAGTCTCTAGAACACAGTTGGACGGGATGGAAGACAAATCCCAGACCTCACTAGGAAAGATTAGGGAAATTGAGTCAACTCTGAAATCGATTGGTACAGTGAAGGATCAGTTTCCAATTGACGATCTTCGACAGCGACGCGACGCACAGCAGGATCTCGAGCGTGTTTTGGTAGAACTGAGTCACACTCACGAGAGAGAAAAGACGCTTCTCAAGACCCAGAAGAAATCTATTAAGTTGCTTAAAGAAGTTCCGTGTGGTGACACATTTCCCACCTGTAAGTTCATCAAGTCATCCCACGAGAACAAGAAGCGGCTAGATAATCAGGATCGTTTAGTTACAGAGTCGCTGGACAAGGTCAAAGCATCGAGAAAGTCGCTGAAGGTCTTAACGAGGGAGAATCTTACAGAGAAGATCGAGAGGTACGATAAGATTCTGACCCGTGAGAACAATCTTGTGTTGAAACTCTCCAACCAGCGACTTGACTTGACGAGGGTGAACAATCGAAAGAAAGTTCTCCAGGATCTGATCGATGCTGCAGATAGAGAACTCCAAGGCATGCGACTCCGGGTTTCTACATCCACTGAGGCCCAAAAGGTCAGCGCAGCCCGGCAGGAAATGGATACGATCAACGACAAGATTAACGGCTTCGACGCGCAACGCATTAAGCTCACTGAATCCATCGGCCATCTCGACGCGGAGATGGCCCTCCATAAGAAGGACAAGGAGAAATACAGTGAGTTGGTTGAACAGTGGAAGATGTACGAGCTCCTCCTGGGGGCTGTTTCCAAGAAGGGCATTCCCCTTCAGATAATGGCATCTCAGCTCCCCTCGATTAATAAGGAGATCTCAAAGATTCTCCAAGGCGTTGTGGGCTTCACTGTGGAACTTGAGGCTGAAGCCGGAACGAACGACATGGATATCTACATTGATTACGGCGACTCACGCAGAGTTATTGAGTGTGCCAGTGGTATGGAGAAGATGATGGCATCCCTCGCAATCCGTGTAGCCCTTATTAATGTTAGCTCCCTCCCCAAGACAGATCTCCTCATCATCGACGAGGGATTTGGTGCTCTAGATGAGATGAATATTGAGGCGTGTACTCGACTGCTCGATTCTCTCCGACGCTGGTTTAAGCACATTCTGGTAATATCACATGTTGATGCTGTGAAGGATGCTGTAGACAATATAATTGAGATCTCCCAGCGGGAGAAGAATGCTGTGGTTATCTGTGAGTGAGTCAAGGACCAGAGTTCACGATCAGGGGTTTCTTATCGCCGAGGCCGACGCAGACACCGATTGGGTACCCCTTGATTGTCCTGTGTGTGAGTTAGCATTGAGAGATACAGATGACGTAAGGGCATATTATAGGGTTGAGTGCTGCCGGGACTGTGAGTTGCACTTCGTCCAGCCCAATATGGGTCGATGGAATACTGGCTGGCGACCCTCTGAGAAAGAAATTATCAACCGACGACGAGATCTCAGTGATCATCCGTCATATTTAGTAAAGTGACTAGCAACGGAGGCAACTATGTTAAGCGCGAAACACGTTGAAGCAATTGGAAGTGTTCTGACAAACACATTCGGTCGCGAAGGAAGCCCATCAGGTGCAACTTCGATAACCCACAGCATGAACGGCGATATGCTCGTCCTTAAGTTTGTAGCTGTTGTCCACTTCGCAGAGGAGCAAAGTTTGAGACTACAGGTAGATAGGGTTACACAGGAGTCTGTGCAACTTTTAGGTGACAAGTTAAAAGAGGTTAAAGCGGCTTTTAAGGATATCACCGGCGAGGCCCTTAAGGTAAAAGAGATCAATAGTAGAGACAACGTCGAGATGGTATCGGGAACTGTACACTCTCCTCGTCGAGTGGCTTACTACAGACGTGATCACTGGTTACAGATTCTTAACTAGATCAGGACAATGGCACCGATATCAAAGCAGCGTCAGATCAAGGAAATTATCAAGTGTGGTAAGGATCCCGTTTATTTTAGCAATCGCTATCTCAAGATCCAGCACCCGACCCGCGGTCTCATAAATTTCGACACCTACCCTTTTCAGGATGAGTGCCTTCATGACTTTGTGAATCACAGATTTAATGTGATTCTAAAGTCCAGGCAGTTGGGTATCTCGACCCTGACCGCCGCGTATGCTGTCTGGTTGGCTGTCTACTACAAGGACAAGAACGTTCTGATTATTGCCACAAAACTCTCAGTGGCCCAGAACTTCATTCGTAAGGTCAAAGTGGCCCTTCGAAGCATGCCGAAGTGGTTGCTCCTCCCAGAAATTATTGGTAATAATAAACAGGCAGTGGAGTTTAGCAACGGATCCATAATCAAGGCAGTTCCAACCTCCGACGATGCCGGCCGCTCCGAGGCGCTCTCTCTGCTAATTGTGGATGAGGCAGCATTCATTCGTAATTTTGATGAGCTATTTACGGGTTTGTATCCCACGTTGTCTACTGGCGGCCGGGCCATAATTCTATCAACACCTAATGGGGTGGGTGGACAGTACCATGACCTCTGGATAAATGCTACAGCAGGTGAGAATAAGTTTTATCCCACCAGACTGCCATGGGATGTGCACCCAGAACGAGATCATGAGTGGTTCTCGAATGAGTGTCGAAATCTAAGCAAGAAACAGATAGCTCAGGAACTTCTGTGCGATTTTGCAGCATCCGGTGATACTGTCCTCAACAATGAGGATATTGAGTGGTTGGGGTCATCGATTCGAACACCTATAGAGCGTTGGGGTCCCAGCATGGGTGTCTGGGTTTGGAAATATAGTCTCAGTGACCACCAGTACATTATCTCTGCAGATGTCTCTCGCGGCGACTCCGGTGATTATAGCGCGTTTCATGTAATTGATACAGGCGAGTCGGAGATTGTTGCAGAGTTTAAGGGAAAGATTCCACCTGATCAGTTCGCGACTCTCCTCGCGGAGGCCGGCAAGCGGTATAATAATGCGCTTCTTTGTCCGGAGAATAACACATACGGTTATGCTGTTGTCATGAAGCTTCGAGAGCTAGAGTACAGTAATCTATATTACAAGAACGAGAAGGACAAGTTCTCTGCGATGTACGGGTTGGGGGAGCCTGATCTTTACAAGATAGGGTTCACAACTTCCGGACACACTAGAAATCAGATCCTGACTAAGCTCGAGCAGGTGGTGAGGAATAGAGAGATTCGATCATACTCATCCAGACTCTATGAAGAGGCTAAGACATTTATCTGGAGGGGGAACAAGGCCCAAGCCCAGAAGGGAAGAAATGACGACCTCATAATGTCGCTGGCCATCGGGGTCTGGCTATATGACACGTCCCCTGTTCACAGTAAACACGCGTATGATCTGAATAAAGCTATGCTGGATGGGTTCGACGTGAACGCGCGCGAGATGGAGCGGGACAGTCCCACACCCTGGGAAAATAATTCATTTAATCCGTTCAAACCATTTCATATTGGCGAGATGCCTGTCTCAGGAAGTAACCATCCCATGGGCGACCTGGGCTGGCTTCTCTAGTTTAAGGATTTTTCTCTATGAATATAATCCTACTTAGGGAATAAAGGTAATAGAAGATGGCTGGAAAGAATACAAATCTCTTCGTTAGGCTCACAAAGCTTTTTCGATCCGGACCGATCATTAAGCGAAGGGTCAAGGGATTCAAGCAGACAACGCCCCACACCTCCACCGCGCTGGAGGTCTTCAAGCGTGCTCACAGTGATGTCTATAACAGCACGATATCATCGTACGGTGCATTCGATCGAATGTCGAGGTACGCCGATTTCAGTGAGATGGAGTCGACTCCCGAGATTGCTGCAGCCCTCGATATCTACTCTGAGGAGTCGTGTTCCCCAGACGCAAAGGGACAAGTTCTACACGTTTACTCTGAGAACAGAAAGATACAGGAAATTCTCGATGCCCTTTTCTATGAGACTCTGAACATCGAGTTTAACCTGTCGATGTGGGTTAGAAACCTCTGCAAATATGGGGACTTCTTTCTCTTTAACGATATCTCACCTGAATTCGGAGTCATCAATGCCTTTCCCATATCAATTAATGAGATTGAACGAGAGGAAGGCTTTGATCCCAACGACCCCGCTGCTGTGCGCTTTCGATGGATAACACAGGGAAATCAGATCCTAGAGAACTGGCAGCTTACTCACTTCCGTCTTCTGGGTAATGACACCTTCCTACCATACGGTTCGTCGGTCCTTGAAGCCGCGCGGCGGATTTGGCGCCAGCTAATCCTCATAGAGGACGCGATGCTGGTGTACAGGGTGATTCGCGCCCCGGAACGGCGTGTCTTCTATATCGACGTGGGAAATGTTCCACCTGAGGATGTTGCGAACTACCTCGAGCAGGCAAAGACTGCCCTCAAGAGGAATCAGATAATTGACAAGGATACGGGCAAAGTCGACCTGAGGTACAATCCCCTTAGTGTGGATGAGGACTATTTTCTTCCCGTACGAGGGGGAGAGTCAGGAACAAAAATCGACACTCTGGCTGGAGGTTCAAACACCGCCGCAATTGAGGATGTAGAGTACATTCAGAAGAAGCTTTTCGCTGCCCTCAAGATCCCTAGAGCATATCTTGGATATGATGAGGATGTAGGTGCTAAGGCGACGCTTGCTCAAGAAGATATAAGATTCTCTCGTACGATTCACCGGATACAGAAGACAATCATCTCGGAGCTCAATAAGCTAGCTGTGATCCACCTGTATGCTCACGGATACGAGGGGGAAGACCTTGTCGACTTCCAGATAAAGCTCTCTAATCCATCGTCAATCGCACAGCAGCAGAAGTTAGAGCTTATTCGATCAAGGTTTGAGATCGCCGGCACAGCGCCGGAGGGCTTGGTTAGCCGATCATGGATTCGCAAGAATATTCTAGAGCTAACTCCAACAGAGATTGAGAACCTCGTCGAGGAGAAGATTGCTGACGCTAAAGAAGACGCGGAGGTCGAAGCCGGCGGAGCAGAGGCAGCATCAGCGGGAGCTCCACCCGGAGGCGAGGACACCGGAGGCGAGGATGCCGGAGGCGAGGATGCCGGAGGCCTCTTCGCAGCAGACCAGCCCGAGGGCCAGCTACTGACAGCGCTTCCTGGCACTGGAGAACAGGATGAGGATGAGGATGAGGATGATGAACAGGATGAGGATGATGAGATAAATCTGAGTTTCTCCATTAAGGATCTCGAGGCACCCGCAAAGGCCCAGAATCAGATACGCAATATTTTCAATGAGCCCATCACCAAGAGTCGAAAGGTAACCTCAGGCCCGGAAAGTACCCACATGCCTGACTTTGGGAAGATGACATCTTCTGGACGCTCAGGACGCAGACAGGACACGTCCAATAAGCCTTTCGATGATGACTTTCTCAAAAACCCGTTCGGCGAGGGGTTGCTTCCAAAGAATGAGTTTATCGACGATTTCCTAGATAAAAAAATTGAGCAGCGTACTAAAATGACCCGGGAGATGTCGGCGATACTAGGTAAGTTTCAAAGCGCAATAGGTATTGACCGCGCGGGAATACTTACAGAAGCAGAGGGTGTAATACCACACGAGGATCCTGAAGAGACCGTCGAAGTTGATATAGAAGAGCTAAGGAGTCAAGGAGACGATGAGTAAGACGCACAACAAAAAGAGAAATGTTGGTATCATATACGAGCAGTTGGTGCGACGTGTCTCTGAAGCACTAGTTGCAGGAGACACTCAGAAAGCTGATAAGATAATGGGCATTCTTCGCCGCCATTTCGATCGAGACAGTCAACTCTATCGAGAATTTAGGCTGTTTAATGCACTAGTGAAAACCACTGTTCCCTCTGAGTCCCTAGCAACACGAATCCTCACTGAAGCAAAGGAAGCTGCGAAGGACCACGACGCGCTTAAACTTCGGCAGGAAAAGGCAGCGCTTGTAAGGGATATCAATCACACACTGAACGATAAGAACTTTTACAAGACACGAGTTGAGGGATACCGAACGTACGCAACAATCCAGACACTACTTAATGACTGGCGAGCCGACCTCCGTCTGGGCCGAGTGATTGACTATGAGAGAAAGATTCATGAGTGGCTGTTAACAGATAACCCCACAAGATCAATTGACGAGCTCAAGACACCAGGTGTTAATCCCCTTACTGTGAAGATAATGACAGACAAGTTCAATCAAAAGTACGGAAGGTCGTTAACCAGTGCCCAGAAGGAGATTATCCAGGAGTATGCATTTTCGAAGTCACCCGGCCGGGACGATATCGTGAGAGGCATGCTAACGCGTCAAAAGGATGAGCTTCTAAGAGGACTCAGTAGCTACGCGCGCGAGTGTAGTAATAAGATACTTCTAGCGAAAATTCCTGAGGTTAGGGAAAAAATAACTACCCTAGATCTAAACGAGATGTCTGACACAGGCATCTCTCGATTCCTGGTCCTGGCTCAACTGGGGCATGAGATAATGGAGGGCGAAGATGAGTAATACAAAACTAAAACTACTCACTGAGTGGGTACCGTTCAAGTACACCCAGGAGATGATAACAGAGTCGAGGGGTGCCAATGCCGGCAAGATCATTCTCAAGGGTGTTCTGCAGAAGGCAGGAACTCTCAACCAGAATGGTAGGCTATATCCCCTTCCTATATTGGAACGTGAGGTCAGGAACTATCAGAAGTTCATTCAAGAAAATCGTGCTTTGGGAGAGTGTGACCATCCAGAGTCGAGCGTTGTGGAGCTTAAGAACGCGTCACATATTGTGCGCGAGGCCCACATGGAAGGCGATGTGGTGTTCGGATCCGTCGAGCTTCTAGACACCCCAAGCGGAAAGATTCTGCAGAGCCTGGTTGAGTCAGGCATAACACTGGGTATCTCAAGTCGCGGCGTTGGCTCGACGAAGCCTGAGGGCGACCACGATGTAGTTCAGGACGACTTTCAGCTGATATGCTGGGATTTTGTGTCCGAGCCTTCCACTCCCGGGGCATTCATGATGAAGGAGGGTCGTATCGTTAACGAGCACGATCTGAAGTTCCACTTTACCAAGTCTGATAGAATTGATAGAATATTCAACGACATACTGCAGTGGGAGGAGTAGGAGGAAATGGCAAATTATTATTCAGGTGATCGATCCGATGTTGGCGCCGGCGGCTCCGGATGGGCGCCTACTCACCACGGTTCTGTTTCGGAGTATCAGGGTTCCTGCCTTCCGTTTGTCACATCATCGCTGTGTAGTACAGCGGTCCAGCTAATTGAGTTCCCTAGAGTTACTCGGTTTATTGTGCTTAGAAATAATCACGCAACGCAGACCCTAAGCTTTGGCTTTACACAGAATGGTCTTAACGGTGCAGAGACAGAGAACTTCTTCACGCTCACCGGTAAAACTGAGACAGGTCGCTTGGAGATCAAGTGCGACAAGCTCTGGATCAAGGCTAGCGGAGCAGCAACTAATTTCTCACTGATTGCAGGAATCACAAATATTGCTAAGGGATCATTTCTGAACCTCACAGGTTCAGAGGGTTTTGATGGAGTTGGTTAAGATCAATGGCAAAGCTTACGCGCGCTAATCTGAAAATGTTGGTAAAAGAGTGTCTGGTAGAACTTCTCGCTGAAGGTCTTTCAGATAACTCTAGTGTCCTTCGAGAGTCACTAGTGAGACATGAACCCCCGGCAGTCAGCCCTGTCTCCGGCAGAAGTGGTAGGCTCCAAGAGAATCGATCACTCCACACCCCAGAGAATCCTGATCTCGACGGTGTGAAATTTGACAATGCTGTAAACACTGCTGTCCGTGAGCTAACAACTAATCCAATGATGGCAGATATTTTTGCGGATACTGCGAGAACAACACTTCAGGAGCAGAACGCTGCTGGGTCGCCTCGAAGCGCCGGCTCCACCGCTGATATGACAGAAGCTTTTGATGCACCTGGGGGAGATGTTTCCAATGTGGAAGCGTTCTCGGGTGCTGCATCGAATTGGGAGACACTGGCATTCGGTGGCGCTTCAAAAAAGCCCTAAGGGTTAATCTAGAACCAGAAGATTTTTTGCGAACTTGATATGTATGATATGCGAACACGCTTATCATTGTAGGAGATACAACAAATGGCACGAAGAGTTAGAAGACTGACACCCACGCTCCTCAGGAGAATGGTCCTCGAGGAAAAGTCTAAATTCGAAAGATCTCGACGACGAAGACGAAGTCGAATTCGTGAGACATCTGATCCTGTAGAAGCAGGTATTGAAGATCCTGAGAAGGTTAACCCCGACGAGGTAGAGGCCGGCGACGAGGCCGAGACTATTGCCAAGGATATTGATTGGATGCGAGCTCTCAAGATTCAGGAGAGAAAGCTCACTTCAAAGTTGCGTAGAATTCAAGAGACAAAGAGACAGCTTCGGGCACGAGTTGTTCGACGCCTCTCGTAGGATAACAAGGAGATCAAGAGATGCCTACTCACAAGCAAATAACAGTTGAGTCCACACCCACTGAGAGGTTTATGGGACGCTCGGCCAGCAATGACCTGGGCACAGCCTATCCTGCCTCTCCCATGGCGCTAGGTGATATGACCGATGACGAGAGACGTCAGTGGTACCAAGAGAATGTCTTGGATGCTGTAATCAACGACGGCGGCCACACGTTTGGAGAGTATGATACATCCTATACTAATGCTCCTGATCTAGCCGATGTTGAGACTGGCGGTGGTGGACTACCAGGGAGCGCACACGTTCCCAACCCAGTATCACCTGGACCTGGCAGCCACAACCCCGCTGATGTAGCTGACCCTCCGGACGGTTGGGGCCAAAAGCCCTCAGATACTTGGGGTTCAGGCGTTGGTTCACAATTGCAGCCCAAGGCGTCTTCTGAGAAGATTTCCGGTCAGACCCTGGGGGCGTATATTCTGGGTAAGTCCTCGGCTGAGTAATACTAATGGCTCAGCAACCAGCCGGAGGACAGATGAACCATGGCACAGTGGTCTTCCAGGGACCAGCGCCAACAGCTAAGTCCACAAACGTTGAGGGCGCTGGTCTTGCTAAGTCGAGTAAGTCTCGTCTAAGCAAGGGATTTCCCAACTCTCCTCTTTTGGGAAGTGCAGAGGGTGAGCCAAGTTATACTCCAGATGATGTAAGCTCGATGCAGCTTAAGCTAATTTCAAATAGTGTATCAGGGCGGAATGACAGGTCAGACGCTGCAGGCTACTGGGGATTCTCAGCGCCTAAGTCTGATGAGTTTACCCCCTCCAGTGCTGATATGGTGTTTCCTGCGCCAAATGTTAGTGCTGTGACTACTACCGGAGAGGATGCTACTCCCTTGGCAAGTCCGTACATTCCCAATCTCCAACCGCCTGCTTTCGGTGATGCTGATGATAATCCGGATGGGGAAGCGACTAAGAGCTTCACAGCATCAAAGACGTCCAGGCCTCCATTCGCAGGCCCAGACCTCACGAACCCGAGTGACACCTCAACAGAGATACAGACGAGACCTTGGCGTACCAAGACCAACGACAGCTAAATACCAATAGCTGGTCTATGAGAGAATCGATCAGAGCCCTTAATCAGCATGATGCGAATACAGATTCGGGATACGGCAGGTCCAGCGATCGTTTATTCAAGCCGAGGCAGACAGGAAGTCACTTCCCCTATAAATCACCTGATGAATTTGAAGATCTCGACGATTTAGACTTGGGTGATTCAGGGAAAGTAATCAGCAGGAAGTATCGTCCCTACGCGGCCAGCGACCCCCTGGCATTCAAGGGCACAACTCCATTTTATTACGCGGCCGGAAACACTAAACTTTCTGATTGTTTCGATAGACCGGACGACGTCCTTCGTGAGGTGGAGAACACAGCTTTAACTGTAGGTCCATCTCGTCGAACTGGAACGACTCGAGGCTGGGCATCACCTCCTCCACCTGTTAAAATTGACGATGAGCTTGAAGAGCTTGAGGTCAACAATGATCATGATCCTTTAGACTGGGTCTGGGATAATCCCTACCAGTCAGGGATTTGGACCGCGAAGTAAGAAAATGGCCAAGCCAGTAAATGTTTCAGTACATCTTGGGGGAAAGATACGAACCTCTGAACAGCTGATAAGGCTATTCGTACGAAAGTGCAAGAAAGAAAGAATAGTTCAGGAATACAGGGAAACCTTGGTTCATGAGACAAAGGGACAGAAGCGTCGAAGAAAGCGGGCGCAGAGTAAAGCCCGACGTAAGAGAGAAGAAGACAGTAATAAGAGTGCTCCTACGAAAGATAAATTGAGGCGCTGAATCATATTTAGACACAACATACGTGTGAGAGGGAGGATTATGAGTCAAAATCTTTATGATGATGCAATCGCCGAAGCACTCCGACTTGCCGATATGGCTGAGGAGAACGCGCGGAACAAGATCATCGATGCAGTGACACCCAGAATTAGGAACCTCATTGAGCGCCAGTTGCTAGGTGAGGACGATAATCTTGATCCCTTAGACGATGTTGAGGAAGAGGAGTTCGACGATGAGCTCGGTCCCGAGGTTCTGGATCTAGACGCTGCAGCAGATGGTATGGCAGTTGATGGTTCGATGGAATCCGGAGCCGACGATCTCGGTATTCCTGAATTCGCTCCTGAAATGGGCGCGCCCATGGGGCTAGAACTTCCGGCTTCCGATGGCAATGCTGATGCAGCATCGGTTTCTGTGACACCCACTGGTGAAGTGGAAGTATCAGTAGGTGATATCAGCATCGAGGTCGACACTTCAGCTGAGGAGGGTGGATTTGATGACGAAGACGATCTGCTCCTCGGTCAGGAAGTTGCAGAGGCTCTGGCCCACATGGTGTCACAGAGCACAACAGGTCGAGCAAGACTCCAGAAGAGAATTAAGCTTCTCGAGTCACGAATCAAAATTTTAAGAAAAGCCCTGCCAATTGCCAAGAGGGCAGGTTCGACAAAGGGACAGCGTCAACGTACCGCTCGGATTTTTGAATCCCTGGCACGTGAGGCAGTCATTTTGCGACGGCAGGTAATACTTACAGAGCAGGATACAGGAGGTACACTCCTAGAAAAAGCTCGCATCAATTCTGTGATTAAGGAGATGAAGCAAATGTCAAGGCGTAAAAACAGGAATATCTTCGATTTTCTCTTCGAACAAGAAGAGGACCTCGAACTCGCACCCGAAGAGGGCGAAGAAGTTGAAGGCGAAGAAGTACCGCTAGGGGAACCAGATATCGACGCAGCTGAGGAAGCTCTACTCGATCTAGGTGACGCACTCGGTCTCGAAGTCGAAGTACTTCCCGCAGAGGGTGAAGAGGATCTAGAGGGCGAGGCTCCTGAAGATGAGCTTGAGCTCGAGGAGACCTATGAGATCGACGAGGCAATGCTTCGTCGGGAGCTTCGTAGGATTCGTAAGCTTAATGAGAACGATCCAGTCGACGGATCCGGAGACTCCTCGTTTGGTGGCGGTGACGCCGAGGACGAGCCCTTCGTAGAGGTAGACGAGGATGATCTTCTCAATGCTCTAGCCGATGAACTTGGAGATGCTCCAGTTCCCGACGCCGGAGGCGGACAGCCTCCCGGGCACGACGCGATGCCAGAGTCTTTAAGACGACGCGCACGCGTGAGAAAGATGCGTGAGGCAGCACGTCGTCGAGCCAACGCCAAGCGTGGCCGCCGAGCAGCTCCTCGTCGTACCTCTGGTGGAAGACGACCTTCCGGTGGAGGCCAACAAATCGCTGAGTATCGCAAGGTGGTGCATGCCCTTAAGGGACAGCTCACCGAGATGAATCTTTTCAATGCGAAGTTGCTTTATGCAAATAAGCTAATTCAAAATCGCAACCTAACAGCCAAGCAGCAAAGAGCAATAGTCGAGGCCCTGGACAATGCCAAGACGCTCCGAGAGGCAAAGCTTCTTTACAAGAGCTTGACTTCTTCGCTCAAGAAGGTCTCCAGGAAGACCCTTCAAGAGGGACGTAGCTCAAGATCGCTCGGATCATCCTCCAGATCAACCCGGTCGGCATCACCGACCAACAGTGGGCATGAGGTGGATCGATGGGCAGTACTCGCCGGTATTAATAACGGTGGGGACTAAGTCGAACTACTGAAACAGGACCTTTAAGGAGAAACAAATGTCCAAGACCTTTACACTTGATCAACTAACAGAGGGTATCCGCGCACGGCACCTCGGTTCCCAGAACCGTCGTCTCGTTGAGAAGTGGGCCCGAACCGGCCTCCTCCGTGGCCTCGAGGGTGTTCACCGAGAGAATATGTCCAGAATGCTTGAAAACCAGGCTGGTCAGCTACTCCGTGAGCGTTCCACCCTGTCCACGGGCGCTGGGGCCCTAACCAATGCTAACGATATTGCGGGATTCACTAACGTGGCATTCCCAATCGTCCGACGCGTCTTCGGCGGCCTGGTGGCCAATGAGCTGGTTTCTATCCAGCCCATGAGCCTCCCTTCCGGTCTGCTATTCTACCTTGACTACCAGTATGGTTCTGACGGTGGCGCTGATGCTTCCTCAACAGAAGCAGTCTACAGTCAGGGCGACTCCATTTACAACGGCCCATCCGGCAAGGGTGTACGCTCTGGTTCACTAGGAACCGGTGGTCAGTACGATCTCGCAGGTAGTGGATTCTCGCGCGTACATACCAATACAGATCTAGATGCGGATATTTTCCTCGCTTCTGGTTCGTATGCGGGTGCTGCTTCAGCTGGTGGAAACTGGTCTGATGGTTCTAAGCTTCACGCGACAGGAACTGATGGAAAGCTGCTTCAGTTCGACCCACAGGTCGGTGCTCTGATTGAGGAAGATCCCAATCGTGCAAACACTGGCCAGTTCCAGGCAGTTGTCCTCAATCTGGGTAACGCCTGCTTCGCCAATGCAGATCTCACGCTGGTGAAGGACATTGCTCTCCACTTCGGCGACACGACGCCTTCCTCAGCCTCTGGTCTTCCAAAGACTGTACAGGGTGGTGTTGGTATCGTCAACGTGCGACGCCTCAACCAGATTGGACAATGGTCGAACAACGTGTTCACCTCTGATCCTCTCATCAATCGGGACTCCACCGGTGCAGCCCTGATGGCTGTTATCTCCGGCTCGATGCTCGATGATGTAGATCGTGCGAAGCTCGAGGTCTCTGTTGTTCTGGACTCCGCGTTGAACTCATCGAACGGTGAGTCTCTCGTGATTCCCGCCTTTGAGTCGAACTTCCTTGCAACACCGTCTCCGGCAATCCCAGAGATCGATATCAAGATTGAGTCGATCGCTGTGACAGCGGTTACCAGAAAGCTACGTGCCAAGTGGTCACCAGAGCTTGCTCAGGACCTGAACGCCTATCACAGCCTCGACGCTGAGGTGGAGCTAACCCAGATCCTCTCCGAGCAGATCGCCCTAGAGTTGGACCGAGAGATTCTCAACGACCTACTCACCCAGGCGAATGGTGCAAACCTCTACTGGAGTCGTGCACCTGGTAAGTTCGTTAACAAGGAGTCTGGCGCTGAGATTAATCAGAGCTCCAGTCTCGCTCCCGGACCCTCCTTCACGGGAACTGTCCGCGAGTGGTACGAGACTCTCATTGAGACCGTCATTGACGTGGCAAACACCATTCACCGTAAGACGCTGCGTGGTTCTGCTAACTTCATTGTGGTGGGTCCTGATGTGGCAACTATCCTTGAGGCATCGGTCTTCTACCGCCCATCCTACACCCTAGACGGTGAAGGACAGGTCAGTGGTCCGATCTCCCTGGGAGCCGAGAAGGTTGGTACGCTGAGCAATCGTTTCACGGTCTACAAGGACCCCTACTTCCCACGCAACAAGATTCTTGTTGGGTACAAGGGTGGTAGCTACCTTGAGACAGGATACGTCTACGCTCCGTACGTGCCGCTTATCGTCACTCCGACGATCTTCGCACCTGAGGATTTCACTCCTCGTAAGGGCGTGATGACTCGCTACGGCAAGAAGATGGTTCGTTCCGATTTCTACGGAACAGTGACGCTCATGGATATGAACATCATCTAAACCAAGTTCAGTTGATCCTCGGATCAGATCAGGGGTGCTTCCTTTGGAAGCACCCCTTTTCTTTTTCCCTATGAACATGATAGTTATATGGTATGGATAAGTGTGACTCCAAGAAAGGCCGCGCATCACTCAAGAAGCTGAGAGAGCTAACTATCTCTCTCAACGATAGGGACGCCCAGCTAAAGAAGAACGCAAAAACCCTTTGGGTTGTTATAGAGTCACTCAGGGAAGTTCGAAGTATACTCTCCGAAGGGGATCCTGATATTCCGTGTGTTGTTGAACGTATAGAGACAGTTCTAGAGTTAGTTGAAACATACGGATGTAAGAGGGTTTATAATGAGTGATGATGCACAGAATGGCTGGAACGAGTACTCTAGATTAGTCCTCAAAGAACTAGAATCCCTGGCAGAGAATATATCTGCGCTAAACAAGGAAATACAGGAGCTCAAGCAAGAGATTGCTCAGATGAGAGCTAAGGAAGACCGAGTTGAAGAGCTCAAATCGTGGAAAGAGAAGATCGACGAGGTTGCATCACCGTCACAGCTCAAGGAGCTAATGGACGAGGTCCAGTCACTCAAGATATTTAAGACGAAGGCAATTACAGTGTTCGCAGTTATACAATTTGGTATGGCAGCAACAATCTGGTTGCTTAAAATAGTCGCTTAAGCGAAGGAGAAAGAATGCCTGCAAAAAGCATGATACCAAAGAAAACAACCAAGACAGCCAAGACAAAGTCAGCTACGACCAAAAAGGCTGTAAAGTCCACACCGGCGTCGGAGGTCTCGGCGCTACGCACTGAAGTAAATGATCTCAGAGCACGTCTGGATTCGTTGACACATGTGTTGCACACAGAGTTTAGAACCCAGATGCGCCATGGAACTCGTCATGTTGCTAAGCGTCTGGCCCAAGAGGGTCTAGTCGACAACGACTAGCGCAATCACCTTAACACTAGACGTTTTGAGGCTAAAATCAATTGAAGAGGCATGCCTCTTCTGTTTGATAGGATTTTGAGAAAATGTTAACATTAGATAACGATCAGGTAGCTGCTCTTAATACGCTTATTGCTGTCGCACAACGAGCCCAGGCTCGCGGCGTGCTTTCGCTTGATGAAGCAGCTGCTACCCTCGCTGCAATCCGGGTCTTTGTTCCTGCTCCGGAGGCTGGGGCCTCTGCCGAGCCCGAGAACGAGTCGTCCGCTGACGACGAAGCTCAAGATAATTCTTCCGAAGAGTAATTAACTCTAGGGTTATCCCAACCATCGCCAGGTGGAGTGTCACGTAATTACGTGACACTTTTTTCCCAGGCCTCTGACGTCGCTCTCTGACACACATATTTAGTGATGTTAGATAAAGGATTACGTCGGAGACTTACATGGCAACATTTGCAGATACACTGAATCCAACGCCCTTTGGGCTCTTTGATACTGACGGCAATTTTCAGCTTGAGGCTGACGCCATGGTAACCTTTGTAAAGAGGAAGCTGGGTGATGATATTCTCAGCGTTGAGTTGACAAAGAAGCAGGTCTGGGCATGCTTCGAGGAATCGTTCTGTGAGTACGGCTCAATAATCAATCAGTATCAGGCACGCTCCCAACTAGCAAATCTCCTCGGCGCGCCAACAGGGTCGTTCCTATCAGGCACAGAACAGAAATTTCCTAGGGAAAATCTGGAGTTCATGCTCCGACGCGGCGAGCCCTATGCTATGGAGGCCGGACTCGGAGGTTCCTACAACACGATATCAGGCAGCATCTCCTTGGAGAAGGATCGACAGGACTATGATATCTACACAGAACTCAAGGACGAGGACGGAAATCTAATTGTAGATAGTTCAGCCAATAATCCAAAGACCAAGATGAAGTTAATGGAGGTGTTCCACTTCTCCCCCCACGCGGCATATAGGTTCTTCGACACCTCCTCGGCGATCAACTATCTCAACAATGAGTTCTCATTTGAGTCGTTCACTCCGGAGACAATCTTCTACGTCCTTCCGGTCTTCGAGGATATACTGAGGGGAGGTATGTTAAGCCTATCATCCAAGGTGCGCCGATCAAACTACTCCTACAAGATTATGGGAACCAAGATACGTCTCTTTCCAGTGCCTGTGTCATCTGATCCAAAGAAATTGTGGCTTCGTGTAGCCTTCGCGCCAGATCCTCTCCACCCAGGCTACACAGATGATACGATATACGGTGTTAGCAATCTCTCCAACGTACCCTTCGGCGACCTACTGTATGCGAGAGTTAACAGTATTGGGAGGCAGTGGGTCAGGCAGTACACTCTTGCTCTCTCCAAGGAGTTGCTTGGGTTAGTGAGGTCGAAGTTCTCCAGCATTCCTATCCCTGGATCTGATCTCACTCTTAACGGCACAGATCTAGTGTCACAGGGCCGGGAGGAGCAGGAGAATCTCAAAACAAAGCTAGCTGAGATGCTCACAGAGCTAACATATGATAAAATGCTGGAGTCAGAGGCCGCAGCCTCTGAAAACCTGCAGAGGATTCTTAGACAGATCCCCATACCCAATGGCAAAGCCATCATAATGGGATGAGGAGTATTTAGGTGGCAAGACTTTTTATAACACCCCGAGAGATCGATTTTATCTCCGACCTAACAAAGGAGATAACCAAGGATGTTATTGGGCAGAAGATCTACTACTACCACGTGAGGGAGGATCTTACGGAGGTGCACGAGATCTATGAGGAGGCTACTGATAAGGTCTTTGATCCCCCGATCGAGATGGAGGGCATGGTGGAGTGGCAGCCCGAGGAGTTCTCGACCACACGATACGGTAGCGAGGAGTCAACAAAGATAAGTGTATACCTACACGCGAGAGATCTACTCGATAAAGATCTGCAGGCAAAAGAGGGCGATTATTTTAGCTATGGAACAATATTTTTTGAGGTAACATCAGTGATTGCTGACAAGCAAATATTCGGACAGGTGGAGCATCTCACGGGATTTAAGATAGCGGGTATCCAAGCCCGGGAAGGACAGATAAATGTAAGACCGATAGGCCCTCTGTCTGAGTCTTTCACTGATGATGATGCTGTACAGACAGCGTTCGTGCAGCAGAGGGGTGCTTCGGAGAACATTCTGGGCGAGACGGGTGACGTGAGGCAACTCCAAGCGGATGGGAAGCTAGACAAGCCAATCACTGGACCAAAAGAGGTTGCGAGTAAGGGTGGTATATCGACCACAGACTCGTCATTCTACGGTGATTAGTGAACGCGGAAGACTATTATGACGACTAGACATGACAAGGCCAACATGACCGGGGACTTCGTTCGTGGTGGTTTTGAGGGCTTTGACACACCCGACGACTTCACAGTACCCCCCTGCACAATTGAGGATGTGGATCGTGCTGTTTTTCACCTCTTTGATGAGCGGATTCCCTTCCAGTACAAGCGCCGGGAGGAGACGAAGAGTGTGCCTGTGATTTTCGCGACAGGAGAGCGATTTGCTGTTCTCCGGAGAAAGCGCCCTCTACGCGATAAGAATAATGCCCTCATCCTCCCCCTTGTGTCAATATTAAGATCGGGAGTCTCCCAGGAACCAGAGCAGGGCATGGGCCCGGGCCAGGGCGGCCCGCAGATAATTAAGAAGAGAATCTCGAAGGAATCCGACGTTTATCAGCGCCTAATGAATACACACGGTTTTGTTAATCAGGACGATGTTGCTGCAGTTGGCCACAGGGTCGCCGAGAAACCGGTGACAGGATCCCTACCTGGTACAGTGGCCAGACGAGGGGGTAACACCCAGCAGTCACCGAGCAGCCGCCGTGGCCATCTTCTGAAGCCATCCCTCGGTTCCGATATATATGAGATCCTGACAATGCCCCCGGTGAAGTTCTACAGTGTTACATACGATGTGACATTCTGGGCCCAGTATACTCAGGAGATGAATGACATGCTCATGACGATGATGAGTGTGTATCAGGACAACAGGCGTAGAACATTCAAGCTAGTGACAGACAAGGGGTATTGGTTTGTGGCTTATGTTGGTGCTGATCTCTCTCCCGGGAACAACTATGATGACTTCACTGATGCCGAGCGACTCGTGCGCTACAACTTTGAGGTTCGTGTAGCAGCTTATTTAATAGCCCCGGACTATTCCGGCGCGCCAGCACCCATACGAAGATTTATATCAGCACCATCTGTATCATTTGAGACAACTCAGACAGCGGGCCCAACTGTGGGAACTCCCATTAGCACCCCTCCCTCCGGAGATCCGAGTGCTTATATTCTGGATGATCTTGCAACTACAGACGATCCCAATCCTGGTCAGGGAATGGGAACGAATTCAAGTCAGGCAGCTGTCTCCCTGGCCGGCGGAAGATTAGCAGGATCAGCGCCATCAGCCCAGGAGGGATCTACAGTTGGTGGTAAGGTATCTGTACAGCGGGGTTTAACTTCTTCCGAGAAAGCTTCTGGTGCAAATCTCGGAGGCTTCAAAACTGGGCCGGCCGGGGTTAATCTCGTGAGGTCAGAAAAGGACCCATTTACCGGCAAACAGAGAAAGACAATCATCCGGATTAAGTCACAAAATCAAAGAAAGGGAGAGACGGTTTATCGCGAGGGAATAAATATCGATCTAGGAAAGCTCTAACTACCCCATACGAAGGGGAACTTTGGGCGCGCCCTCAATACTTATCCTACGATGACATGAGTCTAAGGAGATACATTCAATGGCCGAGCAGACATTCAGATCACCTGGGTTTTTCGAACAGGAGATAGATCTTTCCGCAAGGCGTGCCACTCCTCTCGGAACACCAGCTGGTGTAATTGGCACCGCTGAAAGGGGGCCCGCTTTCGTCCCAGTAACGCTGGGATCTCTGGCAGACTTCGAAGCCAGATTTGGCTCACTGCACAGAAATCGATTCGGGCCGTACGCTGTACGTGAGTTTCTTAAGAACAAAACATCCCTGACTTACATAAGAGTCTTGGGTGCAGGTTCTAATGAGACAACTTCAGATATAACAACCACAGACAACGAGGGAACTGTTAAGCACGCAGGTTTTCGTCTGGTGTCGACAGCTTTGGGTGTAGATGATAAGATCCTCGGCGGTCACAAGGGTGTTGTACAGTTTCTGTGCGCAACACATGCACTTCGTACGATAGACGGCGGTGAGCCCGCGGGCTATCCAGTGTTCAGCGATAATGATAGTTTCGCCGAGCGCGGAGGTGACGACAAGGTTAACCTCGTTCGGGCTGTACTTTTCACTCCAACAGGATCTCGTCTTGAGGTGTTCGACGGTGATCAGCAGTATGCTAATTACAGCGCTGCGCTTGATGATGTTGCTTCTCCGGTTGATATAGGATCAGGTGCGGGCGGACACTTTAAGCTAGCAATCTCCTCTTCAGTGGGCACATCTTTTGCCAATGATGAGGGGTATGCTGGCGTGAGAATCTATACAGCTTCTCTCGACCCCAACGACGGCCAATACATTGGCAAGATTCTCAACACTGATCCCCACAAGTTCCAGGAGGAGCATCACCTCCTCTATCTCGACTTTGCGGTCGAGGACGAGATTGCTTCAGTCGGAACAGTGGCAAGCTCTGTTGCGATTCTATCCGGATCTGATCATACAACTTCTGGTGGAGGGGACACCTCAACATCGTTCCTCGACCTCTTCGGAAGATTTGATACGAGGTACTCAACACCAAGAACCCCGTCAATAATCTCCCAGCCTTATGGATCAACTGAGTTTGATCTCTTTCACTTCGAGACTATTAGTGACGGCGCGTGGGGTAATGATAAGTTTAAGGTCTCAATTGCTAACCTCCGTGCGTCAGTGGATCCCAATAACGACTTTGGTATTTTCGAGGTCCAGGTTCGCAGGTTTAGTGACACTGATCACAACAAGGAGATTATAGAAGCCTTCCCAGAGTGTAGTCTAAATCCCAATCACGAGAGCTATGTTGCTCGAAAGATTGGTGATAAGAAGGTCTACTGGAACTTCGATGCTACAGATGAGGACGAGCAACGCTTGGTGATTAGGGGCAAGTACCCTAATCGATCGTCAAGAATTCGAATCGTCATGAATTCTGCAGTCGAGGAAGAGAAAATACCTGCTGATGCTCTGCCCTTCGGTTTCCGAGGTGTCCCTGTCCTCAAGACTTCAGATTCAATGATGGATCTGCAAGAGAATATCTTGACAGACAACAAGGGTACAAATCTTGGTGAGTCCCGAAACAGAATTTCCGGACACTTTGCTGCCCTAGCACACGAGATTCAGGCATTGAGTGGTTCAATTGTTCCACCTCTTCCCATGCGTTTTAAGTGCACACGTGGAGCAGTGGACTCAACACCCACTAATTACCTTGGTGAGGTGGGAACTAATGAACGCGCTGACAGCCGCCTTTACTGGGGGATAAAGTTTGAGCGTCTTCCAGTAACTTCTTCAGCACCCGGTGGTTCTGTTACAAACGCGAACCTTAAGGCAAATCAGGGTGGCTTGGCAAATCCTCTAGTTTCTGCGTACGCTAAGTTCAACGGAATCCAGAAGCTAGACACCCTAGTTACTGGCTCTGGTGCAGACTACTTTAATAACAATAAGTTCACTCTCGCGCGCGTGGCTCTTTATAACCAGCTTAGCAGCGGTCATATCACAGATGTGTCGGGAACAGCCAAAGAGCATATGCTTGAATCATCTTACGTCAGGAACGGAAATCCCAACGCCTCGACGTACGTTGTTGATGATAGTGTGAGAAAGAATCGTATTTCTCTCGCTACGTTGATTCACTCGTCCTCAACAGTGTTCAATCGCTTCACTGAGTACGCGAAGTTCACAACAATGTTCTACGGCGGATTCGACGGTCTTAATATTCTAGATAAGGACTCACACCTGATGAACGATCGGGCATCCTCCTCGGATGCTGGAGGAAAGGCACAGGCTGCGGGTAGCGTCGACATCGGCCTTCCGGCTGTGGCAACACTCAACCAGATGGGCGAGGGCAAGAAGAACAACGTGGTGAACTCCTTCCGCGTGGCCACAAGAATTATAACAGATCCGATGGCATCCAACATCAACATCCTGGCAATTCCAGGTATGCGGGACACGTTTATCACAGACCATGCCCTGGAGCGGGTCAAGGACTACTCCATGGCATTCTACCTGATGGATGTCCTCAAGTACGATGCTGCTGAGAATCGCCTCTTCGACGATGACAAGAATAAGGTCGACGTTCGAGAGGTCGCTGAGCAGCTAGACTCTAGAGCTCTGGATAACAACTACGCAGCGACGTACTTCCCAGATGTGTTTGTGAAGGATCCTGTCAACGGTACAACGATTAAGGTTCCAGCCTCTGTGGCAGCTTTCGGAGCTCTGGCTTTTAACGACAAGGTCTCATTCCCATGGTTCGCTCCTGCTGGTTTCAACCGGGGCTCTCTGGAAAATGTTGCTAACGTCGACGTGAGGCTAAACTCTGCGGATAGGGACACACTCTATGACGCTAGGATTAATCCTATCGCCGTGTTTCCCGCCGGAGGATTTGTAATCTTTGGCCAAAAGACTCTCCAGATGGCCAAGTCGGCACTGGACAGGGTTAATGTCCGCCGGATGCTTCTAGAAGTGAAACGACTAGTGGTCCAGGTTGCCAATCGTCTTCTGTTCGAGCAGAATAACTCATCAACACGTGCACGATTTGTGAATCAGGTAACACCCCTGCTAGCACTGGTTCAGGCTCAGGCAGGTATCGAGAGTTTCAATGTTGTCTGTGATGCCACCAATAATTCATCGGTGGATGTCGAGGCAAATAAGATGAATGGACGAATTGTCGTTGTTCCCACACGAGCTGTGGAGTTTATTGCGGTGGACTTCATCGTAACCAACAGCGGGGTTTCGTTTGAGTAATGAATACGTATAGTAAGACTGACAGACGTACAGTTAGGAGCATAAAGAATGGCTGAACTGACCTTTAAGAGCGCCGGCGTAAGCACAAGGGAAATTGACCTTAGTGGCCCCACGGCGATAAGTCCTCAGGGTGTACCTGCAGGTGTCATCGGAACTTCGCAGAAGGGACGGGCATTTGTCCCAATCACTGTTGCGACATACCAAGACTTCGTAGCCGAATTCGGCGCAACTGATGGAGAAAAGTTCGGCCCGCTCGCTATGAATGAGTGGATGAGAAATGCCCGAGCTGGAACCTATGTGAAGGTTCTGGGTGTAGGAAACGGCACTCAGCGACAATCCGGTGGCAACAACTCAGGGCGTGTGGTAAATGCGGGATTCGTAGTAGGCGCTCGTCAAGTGCAGGCCAATGGTCTTGTGGGTGACAACGTATACGCCGGCGCAAATGCTGCCACAACCGGTGTTGAGGGAAGAACATACTTCTTGGCTGCACTCTGCGAACAGAACAATGGCACAATGCTCGCTGATGCGGGAATTCAGACTGACACAGCCCACCCAATTTTGAGGGGTGTGCTGATGGCACCCTCCGGTGTCCTTCTGGCACTGTCCTCAACGTTTGCAGTCAACAATGATCCACTGGCCAACCAGTCTGCCAAGGGTGTGTTTGGGGACGCTACAGCAGTAGCTGGTTCTGCAACATTTACTTTTAGCGACAAGCCGAATGAAGAAACTACAATAGCAATAGTAGATGCCGGCGCAACGTCAGTAGTATTTGAAGTTGATGATACTAATGACGGGGTTGTAACAGCTGGTGCGACGGCCGTTGATGGATCGGGAGGTGCCGGTTTCGCTACAGCACTTTTCACCGCAATCAATGCTAGCTCTCTTGATGTGACAGCAACAAATCCGGCATCCGGACAAGTTACAATTACGCAAGATACAGTAGGATCATCAGGAAATTCAACAATTACACTTAGTAATGCAGCAAACTGGAATACTAATTCTAGTGTTAATGTTCCGTCTACCTTTACTGGTGGTGTTGACCAGGGTGATTCCGGAGCGAGCCACGGCACGGTGGACCTCACAAACGGTCAGCAGAACTTTGTGATGCTGCTCAATGGCCACAAGGCGCAGGACACGTATCCCAACATTCTTACGTGCTCACTAGATCCGGCCGCGCCGCAGTATATCTCAAAGATTCTAAACAGGGATCCCACCAAGATTGAGCAGGCTGGTCATCTCCTCTACTCGAGCTTTGATGTCTACCCCACACACCTCACCCTCACGGGAACGAACGTAATTGCCGCTACAGCAGACTCCGCTGTGGGGCGCGCGAACGAGCTAGCGCTCCTGGTGACCGGCAGCCAAGGAAGAGATGTGGGGACAGCAACCAGTCCCAATTATGATAACTGGGAGGACAGATTCAAGACAGCGAAGTCTCCCTGGATCATCTCTCAGAAGTTTGGTGCTAACAACAAGAATCTCCTTCGGCTTCACGCCCTGGATGACGGTGATCGCCCAAATAGTCTGATCAAGATAACGATTGAGAACATTCAGTCAAGCAATAATGAGAACGCCACATACGGCAAGTTCGACCTCTTGATCCGAGATTTCTCAGATACCGACGGAAATCCTGTGGTTCTGGAGAGCTTTCGTGGGCTGCAGATGGATCCCACATCAGAGCGTTATGTAGCCCGTGTCGTGGGTGATATGAATATGTACTACGACTTTGATCAGAAGTCAGGTGCCCAGAAGTTGAGAATTGAGGGTTCACACCCGAATGCTTCTTCTTACGTACGTGTTGAGGTTCACTCTGATGTTGAGAATCTTGTAGTAGACCCCTCCGCGCTCCCATGTGGCTTCCGTGGCCCCCATCACCTGGTGACTAGTGGTTCAACCGGAACGCTAACCGGAGGTCACCTCGAAGGATTTATCACCGGCAGTACCGGTCAGGGATCTGATGCCCACGGTCTGGATGTTGACATTGCTTATAGTGTAGTTCAGCCGCCCCTTCCCATGCGTGAGCATCTCACGATTGGTGACTCTCCCAAGAAGAGGGTAAAGGCCCACTTCACTTGGGGTCTCCAGTGGGAGGTCAAGGACGACCAGGCGAGACCCAATGCTAGATCGAAGATCGACCCATCATTGGTGAATCACTTCAAGTACTATCCCAACTTTTCTGACACCTGGCGAAAGGTCATAGTGGGTGATAATGAGGGTACTGTGGACTCTGGCGGTACTATTCTCGATGCTGACCGATTCAACAATAACTTCTTCTCCCTCGAGCAGATCCAGGTATCAACAGGATCCAACGATAGGCCCATTAACTCAAGATGGGGTGCTGCGGTATACCGGAGAACCGGAGTAAAGTCAACAACCTTGACTGATTCTGATGGTACTGTCTATCAGCGCGATGTCACTCGATTCCTCGACGCGTCCAAGGACTTCAACCACCTTCCCTCTCGGAAGTACCTGAAGTTCACACTCCCTGTCCAGGGAGGGTACAACGGCGTCAATCACTTCGACGTAGCGAAATCCAAGATGCTAGATGTAGCCTGTCGCCGAGAATTCGGAGATTCTGCTAATCAGGGTGGTGTTAAGGGACCAACAATTGCTGCATATAGAAAGGCAATTGATGTGATGGAGGAGAAAGCCGACGTTGACATTCAGCTGCTCTCCATTCCTGGAATTCGACACGAGTCAGTTAGTGACTACGCCATCGATGCTGTGGAAGGCAGATTTGATGCGCTCCTGCTGATGGACATTGAGGAGAAGGATACAGTCAATGAGTTCGTAACCTCCTCAGCTGCTCAGATTATCGACGTGAGTAACACTGTTGAGAGGTTCGAGGCCCGTAATCTCGATACGTCTTTCGCGGCTGCATACTTCCCTGATGTCGTGATCACAGATCCGGCAACGAAAACCAATGTTCGGTGTCCACCCTCAGTTGCTGTACTTGGGGCATTCGCTCTGAATGACGCAGTGGCCCACCCGTGGTTCGCTCCCGCAGGTTTCACCCGCGGTGCGCTGGTTTCTGTTGTAGAATCACAGGTGAAGCTCAATCGATCTAATATGGATGCACTGTATGAGGGCGATGTGAATCCCATCACATCCTTCCCCCACACACCAGGTGTTGTAATCTTCGGTCAAAAGACACTCCAAGCCGCCCAGTCCGCGCTGGACCGGGTCAATGTGAGACGTCTGCTGATTGAGATTCGCCGCCGGGTTCGACGCATCGCCAATACCCTGCTCTTCGAGCCGAACCGTGAGGAGACACTGGCCAGATTCGCCAACGCAGTCAATCCCGTGCTCCAGCGAATCCAGGCCCAGCAGGGACTTGATAGGTTTAAGGTACAGATCGACACAACAACAACAACGCAGTCTGATGTTGAGAACAACACAATTCGCGGAAAGATCTTTCTCCAGCCCACACGTGCTGTTGAATTCATCTCCCTCGACTTTGTTGTAACTAACCAGGGTGCAGAGATATAAAAACTTACTGACGTTGATATTTAGAGACGTCACAGGACTTTAGGAGACTAGGAAAATGGCAGAAACACTTTCAGTCACTGATATGCTACCCAATAAGTTTGAGCCAAAGCGCAAATTTAGATGGGTATTCGCTATTGAGGGACTCGATTCATTCTTAATGAAGACAGCCGCTCGGCCGACCATTAACACCGCAGAGCAGGAGATTTCCTTCATGAACTCCACCCGGTATCTTGCCGGAAAGACGAAGTTCGATGCGATCACTGTGACACTTCACGATCCAATCGCACCCTCCGGGGCACAACAGGTAATGGAGTGGGTCCGAACACACTTTGAGTCAGTCTCAGGCCGTGCAGGCTATGCTGATTTCTACAAGCGTGACTGCCAGCTTAAGCTACTGGATCCAGTTGGAACAGTGGTTGAGCTCTGGGACCTCAAGGGTTGCTTCCTCACTGCTGCAGCCTTCGGCGAGCTGGACTATGCGGGAGAAGATCCCACGGAGGTTTCCATCACTCTTCGCTTCGATAACGCAGTTCTCCAGTACTAGTAAAATAGTTCTAGACTCTCAAATTATGAAAACACCTCCTAGAAAACTAGGAGGTGTTTTTGTATCTGGGGATTCTTTATCATCGCCTGCTATAGTTATAGTGTGACCAGGGGACACAGAGTTACTACAAATTTGTACAACCAGACCAACTACTAGCAGATGATGCGACGATTTCAACACTCGAGAAGTGAATGATCTCCGACCGGACCTGGCGTCACGGCAGCGGTCTGCGGGTGCCCTTTGAGTCTATTATAGATTCCGCGAGGCAGCATCAGAAAACAGGCGGAAGGATATACGTGAGCACTGACTCCTTCCCTGGCAGTACCGAGTGTGTATTTGCCACTGTTATTTGTCTCTACAACGAGTCCCTCCGCAAGGGCGGAAAGTATTTCTATCAGAGACACACGGTTGATCCAAAGTCTATACCTAACTTACGTGAGAGAATGCTGCTGGAAGCACAGAAATCCATTGATTTATCCATGACCCTCTTTGACTGCGGGGTGAGCGATCTGGAGGTGCACCTAGACATAAGCCCAAAGGGCACACCTCACGCGACTTCGAGATATGCGGACATGCTCTCAGGATACACGACCGGTGTCGGCTTAGACTGTCGTGTCAAGCCTGATGCGTGGGCTGCCAGTGTGGCTGATAGACATTCTAAGGCTGTGTATGCCCAGGATAATGACAGCAGCTAATTGATTTTACAGGGCACTCTAGAGCTGTAATACTTACTAGAAGATGTTCACATCTGTTTAAGGGAGTTATAAGTGTCTGACGAACCAACTAGAGAATCTCGAAACGAAGTATTTACAGCCACACAGGCTGAGTCTGCGGGATTCAAAACTCACAATGTAATGAGAGACGACTTTGGATTTGAGATTCCGGTCGAGACTGTCCCACTACCATCGCGTGGTGTGGTATACCCATCTGACTCAGCGCTCGCTGGCCAGGAGACTGTTGAGATTCGAGCTATGACAGCACGGGAGGAGGACATCCTGACCTCTCGGGCGCTGATTAAGAAGGGGACAGTTATCACACACCTCCTTCAATCGTGTTTAGTCAATAAGCAGATTAACGTGGACGAGATGCTCTCCGGTGACAGAAATGCTATTATGACTGCCCTCCGGATCACAGGCTACGGATCGAGCTACGATGTTGAGGTCGACTGCCCAGACTGTGGCGAGCGCTCCAAGCAGTCGTTCCAGCTAGCTGACCTTCCGATCGGCCGCCTCGATATTGAGCCCGTTGCCCAGGGCGCGAACCTGTTCGAGTTTACCCTTCCGGTGACTAAGAAGAAGATTCGATTTCGCTTCCTCACTGGAATTGATGAGACCAATATTACAGTTATGATGGAACGAAGAAAGAAGCAGGGAGTCACGGCTGATACACTGGTAACAACCAGGCTGCAGCATGCTATTGTTTCCATTGAGAATATCACAGATAAGTCCAAGATTAGCCACTTCATTCGAAACATGCCTGCCAGGGATTCCCTGGATCTTCGCACGTTCATCGATAAGAGTGAGCCCGGCATTGAGATGAAGTCCTGGATGGACTGTCCCTCCTGCCTGGAACACTCGGAGGTGCGGCTCCCCCTGGGGGCCTCGTTTTTTTGGCCTGACACCAACTGATAAGAGCTACTACCTCGAGCACATCTTTCTGCTAATGTACTACATGGGGTTCTCCTATGTAGAAGTCTATAATATACCCATCTGGCAGCGAACGTGGTTCATTGAACGTATCAATAAAGAGCTTAAGAAGTCAGGAGAGGGTGGGAACCGTGCAGCACACACGAACCACCCTGAGGCTCGGGAAATGATGGGAAGAGCTAGGTCCCAGGTGCCGGCAAAACTTCGTAGGTTCACATAGTCATACAGAATGATATTTATGCCCAGGAGGCATGTTTCTATGAAGAGTAATGAAAAGTTCTTGGACAATCTAACCAGGGCCTCAGCAAGATACATCCTGGGCGAGACCACGGGAATCAAGATTCAAGGGTCAAGGGCCCGAATCAAGGCAACCCGGTCAGTTCTTAATGCGAGCCGCAATCTCTATATTGAACTCATCAAGGAAGATGCTGATCTCTCCCGTATTCTTAGCCTCATGAGGGTCAAGAAAGAGGCAGCCAAAGAGTTTAATCAGGTTACCGGTTTTCGCTGGCGTCTGTAGGGGCTGCTAAGTGTACTTCAGCAATACTTACAGTAGAACAGTTCTGTGGGTAGTGTTATAAGTCATGGCAGATCTCGGCAATCAGCTTAAAATACAGCAAGAGATAAACAAGACGCTCCAGGATCGTGAGGCGATCCTGAAGAATCAGTCGAAGCATCTGGATAGCCAGGCTCGTATCGCGATGGAGCTCTGCAAGGCTCTCAAGTGCGAGCAGCTGGACCAGATGGAAGATCGCCTCAATAATGTTCAGGCGGGCCTCCAGCAGGCAGCGACAGACGCACAGCGGTTCGGTACTGACACTACAGCAGCTATGAACGATGCCGAGGAAGCAGCCGGCGGCTTCATGGATAAGGTAACAGCCGCTAAGGGCGCTGCAGTCGGCCTCGGAGTGGGCTTACTCTCGGGCTTCAAGGGAGGCCTGGGTCTGATATCTGCGATGGGCAAGGGTCTCTTCTCCATGACCAAGAGCATGGCGAACCTTGCAGCAACTGTTATTATGACACCCTGGAAGATCTTCTCCGGTCTGATTGGGATGGCACAGGCGGGCTCTGGTGACTCGCCCATTCGAAAGGCCCTGGAGGATATCAGGGGAGAGTTGGGCTCTCTTGCTTCCAACGAGGGCAAGGCCGCAGCTGATTCTCTAAGAACACTCCGATCAGAGTCATCAAGTCTAGGCGGCAGTGGTCTGTCCCTAGCCAGGGTCTTTGGCTTCGGGCCTGAGGGCGTGGCTGCAGCCATGAAGTACAATCAGGAGATGGTCACTGCTCTGGGCGCTGCCTATAATGGGTTGATGGGAGATCTAAAGGGGCAGGAGGGTGTCCTGATGACCTACCGCATGGCTCTAGGCATGACTGCTGAACAGCAGGCCACCATGCTCAAGATGGCCAAAAATGCCGGCAAGGATGCTGTGGAGGAACAGACCAAGTTCGCCTCCATGGCAATCAACATGGGTAAGGCCTTTGATGTTAATGCAAAGGTGGTTGGCAAGGCCATGGCAACAATGAAGGGAGATGTGTCCAATTTTGGTTCCATGACCCGGAAGGAGCTGGGTGCCACTGCAATCTATGCCACCAAGCTCGGCATGGAGATTAAGGACATGATGGGGGTTATCGATAAGTTCGATAACTTCGAGGACGCCGCTTCGGGTGCAGCACAACTCTCCCAGGCCTTCGGCATGAATGTCGATGCTATGAAGATGATGAATGCCCAGAGTCCTGCTGAACGCATCGACATATTGAAAAAATCTTTCCATGAGGCGGGTAAATCTGTTGAGGACATGTCCCGACAGGAGCTTAAGCTACTAGCTAGTCAGATGGGACTTTCTGAGGAAGCTGCAAAGACTGCACTTTCCCAGAAGAACATGGGATTATCTTATGATGAGATGATGGAGGGCGCCGAGGATGCTGAGTCCAAACAACTGACCCAGGCGGAGGCCACGAAGGAATTAGCTGACTCCATCAAGAAGATGACCCAAACCGGCCAGTCTGGCTTTAAGGGCTTCTTCGATGCGTTTGCCAAGGGCTTCGAGCGAGGCATCAAGAGGAGCGCACCCTTCCGAAAGATGATGCGCAACATTCGAAAGTCGCTGAGGATCGTGCACAGGGCGGGCATTCAGGTCGGCAAGATGTTTGTGCAGATGTTCCCCGGGGTCAAGCAGCTAATGACCGGTATATCAGACCTGTTTGATCCAGCACGCTATACCAGGCTGATGGAGAAGGTTAAGGGAATATTCAAGAAGTTCTTTCTCGACCTCAAGAGTGATCCCAAAGCGGGTGTCGATAGCTTCATCAAGAATATGACCAATGCCTTCATGGGATTCTTTGGGAGTGGCGGCACAGCTGGAAAGAAGATCATGGCGGGCGGTAAGACGATGATCAAGACCTTCGCGGTGATCTTCAAAGCCCTGCTGATTAGGGCAGCACAAGGTCTGGCCAAACTCCTCGACACGATATCTGCGAGGCTGTCGAAGGGATTCTCTGGCGGCGGCGCTGTGATGGGATCTATCAAGACAGCACTCATGTCCCTGGCGAAGTCCCTCGGAAATCTTCTTGTCACAATGTGGAAGATAATACAGCCCTCCCTGGTTAAAATGTTCAAGATCCTTTTCATAAAGGTTAGTCCGTTTCTGATCAAGGCGGGCAAGGCCATCCTGGGTGTTATCATAGCCAAGATGATCCTCACCGCAGTTGCTAACGCGATGATTGGTGCTGTCGTTGCCAAGGGTGCCTCTCTCATTGGCAAGGGCCTCGGGAAGATGATGGGATCCGCAACACCCACAATTCCAGGAGGCGGAGGCGGCGCATCGGCGCTGGGTGACACTCTCAAGTCGGGTTTCTCTGGAATGGCCATGGGATTGAATGTCTTCGTACAAACAATAGCCATGATTCCTGCCAAATCCATAGTTCAGGCCGGACTCAAGATGGGGCTGCTGGCCCTCTCATTCCTTCCAGCCATGGCAGTAATGGCTGTGGGTGTGTTAATGGTGACAGCTATCATCAGCAAACTGCCTATTAAAACAGTGCTGGGAGCCATGGCTGCCTTCGCAGTGGCAGTTGTTGCCATGGCAGTTGTCGCACATGTGGGAAGCAAGATCCCAATGGGTGCGATTGGTATGGCCATGGTCGGCCTGATTGGCGCGGCTTTACTGATGGCAACCGCGGGTGTCGTCTTTGCAATGACGCTCCGTGTGATAGCCAAGGTCTTCAAGGGCGTGCCATGGGTGGACGTTGGCCTCGGTATGATCGCACTGGGAGTTTCAGTCGCTGCTGTTGCTCTCATGGCATGGGCCGCAGCAACCCTCGTCGCACCCCTCATCGGCGCCGCCATCGTCGGTCTCCTCGGAGCCATCGTCTTCGCCGGGACCCTTGTGCTCTTCGCAATCGCCCTGGAAGGGCTCGCGAAGTCGAGCGCGTGGGGGCTCATCGTCACAGCGATGCCGGATCTGGTCAAGGGCTTCGGCGGTCTGGCAATTGTCATGCTCGCCATCGCAGTCACAGCAGTGGCAGCAATCGTTGCCGGCGTTGCCGGTATCATAGCGATTATTCCGCTAATAGGTGTGGCTGCTTTTCTTGTTGCCCTAGGGGCCGTAGTTCTGGTTCTAGCATTATTCTATCTGGCAACCAAGACTGTCCCCAGCTGGTCGGCCCTCGCCAAAATCTTCATCGCCCTTGCAGTAGTTATGGGTTCCATGATATTGATGTCAAAGGCCGCAATCATCGTGGGCGGCCTGGCCTGGGGCGCTTCCCTGGGAACACTTGGAGTCGCTGCCTTTGCGGTGGCACTAGCAGAGCTCGCCGTGCCAGCCTTCGCCCACATGTCGACGGCTTCGAAGAAGGTCAAGTGGGGTGACCTGGCCAAGACTTTCTTGAAGCTGGTGGGAATCTTTGGTGCGATCGCCATTATCGCTCCCATCGCAATCTTTGCCGGGGTTACAGCAGGTATTGCGGCAGTAGCAATGGGAGGAATAGCCCTATTCGCAATGGCCATGGCTATCCCCGGTGGCCTGATCTGGTCCCTGGGTGTTATGACCGGTGCTCTTAAGGCAGCCAAGCTGGACTGGGGGGAATTAGGCAAGACATTCCTACAGCTGGTGGTGATATTCGGAGCAGTCGCAATTCTGGCAGTCATCGCAGTCACCGCTGGAGTCATCGCAGCCATCGGTGCTATAGGCCTACTGCCAGTAGCAGCCTTCATCTGGGCCGTGGGCAAGTTCTTGGCTCCGGCGCTCACATCCTTCAATAAGAATATGTCAGGCCCACTCGGTAAGCTCGGCTCGATGGTGACTGGTCTCGAGGCCCTTGGCCTGCTCTTCGCCGTTCTGGTGGGTGTGGGTGCTGCGTCACTCATGCTGGGGGCTGTATTCCTCAATCCCATGGTAGCTGTCGTAGCAGCTGTTGGATTCGCTGCTATTCTCATGCTTGCGGAGGGTCTCAAGAAGTTCCTGGGTCCTGCTGTCGCGAATATTGCTGCCCTGGAGATGGGAGATGCTGGCGCGTTCAAGGAGAAAATGGAGGCAATCACCCCGCTGATGGAGATGATATCAGGCCTGGGCTCGATGGTGACCGGGCTGGGTGATATGGGCGGCGACGCGGAGGGCGCTGTGAAAGTCATGGACTCAGCAGCAGGGTTTATGGACTCTATGCTCGGCGGTCTGGAGGGACTCATAGACAAGATGACCTCAACGACCCTCACCGACGCCCAGGTTGAGAGCGCCATGATAATTGCTGGGATCATGAAACCCGTTGGTGATCTGTTGAAGGCCATGAAGCCTGACCCGGAGATGCTAAAATCTCTGAGGAAAGAGGGAATGTTCAGCTCGAAGTTCGATCCCGAGGCTCTGGATGCCACATCGAAGTTTATGAGCTGCATGATGGAGACAATGTCAGACGGCATCGCTAAGATCATGCTCAGCGTCAAGGAAGTGGCCTCAACCTTAACCCCGGCGGCTACCAAGCAGCTTAAGGCAGTCCTTCCTCTGATTGCAGACTCTATAGGACTGTTGGGCAAAATGTCTAAGGTTATGAAGGAAGTCGGATCCATAGTTCCTTCTAAGGGAGACCCCTCGAAACGCCTCGAAGCGACGCTCAAATTTATAAGCGGAGTCATGGATGCGATGCTGGGTACGGATGGAACCGGAGGACATATCCAGAAGGTGTTTAGCGCTGTAAAGACGATGGCAGCTGGAATGAAGGACCGACACATCGGAGAAAAAATCAAGATCATTGGCGAAGCAATGGGTATCTTAGGAAAGTTTGCCAAGGTTATAGGGGACATGAAAAAGATAATCCCGAGCGCTAAGACGCCTACTGCCGCGTTGGATCTTGTGTTCGGCTCGGGTGGTCTCATTGAGAAGATAACAGACTCTCTCGCCGGCAAAGGCACAGCCCCCGGAGCAATGGGCCGGGTTTTAGGCGCGATCCTGGAGATGGCCAAAGGCATAAGCCTGGACGCAGGGATCACCGCGAGGATTAAGATCATCGCGGACGCCTTTGGTGTCGTGGGCAACTTCGCCGGCGCAATCGGCGAGATGGCCGGATTCATGCCCCCAGCCGGTTCTGCATCCACACCGGGGACATTTAAGAAGAGGGTCGCTAGCGCCGTATTGCTTATCAATGAACTCTCTGATGTGATAGGCGACCAGATGGGTAATGTTCTAAACAAGATTATCGCGATGGTTAAGGGGAAGGGAGTCTCCGACGTCTACAAGTACCGACACTCCCTCAAAGCTCTACCTGATGCTTTTAAGGCCATGGGTGCCTTCACCTCAGCTTTGGGTGAAGTCAAGAACATCGGTGGTAGTGACGGCGGTGAAGCCGCAGAGATTGCGAGACTATCCCAGGTGTTCGTGAAGTCTGTCCCTAGCATCCAGTCGGCCATCACCTCGATGGCCGAAATTGGTGCATCGGTCTATAAGTCCTCGGGTAATTTTCATATCAAGTCAATGACTAACTTTGGAAAGTTCATCGACACTACAGTGGGATCCATCGACAAGATGCCTCCCAACCTGGGCGAGAAGGTCGCGGCCATAAAAAACTCCTTCGCAGAGCTGGAAGCAGAGATGCTGAGCTTTGGGGATGGCAGTCGTGAAGAGATCATGGCAGTAATAGACATCGGTAAGAGTCTCGCCAACGGAAAGAAGCTCACCGTGGTCCACGAGAATGTCAATGTGAATCTCTCTGTTAAAGTGGAGATGTCTGCCGAGAAATTAGCCGAGGCCATCATCCTCGCCGATGTTGGAATTGCAACAACTGGTAACAAGTCAGCTCCATGATGTTTATAGTTAGCAAGGTAGAGAGGAAATCATGAGTGATCCTTCCAAGCTGAGAAAAGTTCCAGACCCGGACGTCCCCAACGCCGGAAAGACCCTCGAGCGCCTCATGTCGGACACGTCGGGCAGTACCTCACCCGGCACAATCCTGGGAGTGCTCCTGGGAGATGACATAAAGGCTGCTGATCGTGCACCTATGGAGGCACTCCTGCAGGACACATGTGCAATTGCTGACGCCCTGGAGCACTCGCTCCAGGTAATATCCGAGGAAGATGGCGGCCTCGAGAAACTGCACTCAATGCTCTACAATGCGCTCACAGGAACACCCAGCGCCGAGTCGCTGAGGGGAGATGACGATGGGGTTTCTTGATAAAGCTATAGACTTTGCAAGCGCCAACGTTCCCAGCGCTACCGCTTTAGGTAATACTCTAGTCGAAGATCCTGCAGCCGCTGCAGATGTGGCCGGCGGGGCGGAAGTGGCTGAACTATTCATTCCAGAGAATACTAGTGGACAGAGAGATCTCAGTGCGGAATCTCTTAAGACTCTGGGGGCCTATCTCACTAATGAGACAGCAGGCAACCACACAGCATCTGGTAATAAGTTCTCGATCTCTCCGCCTGCCTCGGGAGAAGCATCGCCTGGTACTACGGGTCAGGAGTTTGTCTCCGGCCGCACGATAGGAACTTACTTGGATCTGATCCGAGATATTCAGGACCAGGGTGCAGATGCTAACTTCGAACTCCTGAGCACATCTGACTATGGTGGCGGAACGAATCCCTTCACTGAGATTCTGGATAAGAACTCACAGAAGCAGGGACATACCCTCCTACCTTCCGTCAAGACTATTCTCGACGGAGGAGACCCGGGTGCCCCCAACGTGGATGGTATTTCCCCACCTGATGATGCCCCGGAGATCCAGAAGAAGATTTCTATGGTTCTTAAGAACAATAGGTTTCATCCAGAGAAGGACACCCCATTCATTGAGAATCACGAACAGAAGAATCTAGGCTACACCATTCAGAACACGCTGGGTGAGTACACGGCAGATGCAGATTTCTCTGCAGAAGATGAGCTTAAGCGAATCGGTCTGTCACTAATGATTAATGCCACCGGTCATGCTGGTAACCCTGCAGACGCAACATCAGACACAGTGCTGCTTCCGAGCTTTACACAGTTGGGAGCCATGAAGGTGGACACTGATAAGCTTCGTGCCCAGAATGCCGCCGGCGCTGACAAGGTCGCAGGCCCTGCCCCATCTGACTATCTGAGTCTAGACAATCAGAAGTCCTACGGTCAGCTAAACTCTTACCTCGAGCCTTTCGATGGACCACTCCCCATGGGAATGGTGGTTGTATGTATCACAGGTATTGTGGGCCTTGTTGCTTTCTCAGCTCTGATGTCGCTGGTCACTGGAGGTTTCCATCGAGACGTGGGGCCCCTCAAAATCTTTCCGGACAAACCTGACTCCATGGAGAAGGGCGCACACATGCCCACGAACTTTGGCGGAAACTTGCTGGATCTGCTGGGAATTCCCAGGACAGACAATCACTTCATGAAATGTATGTTTGAGGGCATATGTGCGTTCTACGGTCTGCCCATTCACCCGAAGGACCTGAAGCCGGGCCCGGCAGCTCTCGATGTTGTGGTTAATCTCGCTATGGCCCCCGGTTACTATGCTGTTGTCACGAGGTCAGTTGTCCGGGACGTGGAGCAGATCGTCGACGCCTTCAAGGGATTCGCGAATCCCTTGGGTTTCTCCGGAGCTGCCACACAGGTCTTAAAGGTCATCGAGTCAATTGTTACCTCAACCACCTGGAAGTTCCTGATGACCATGGTGAAGCTGGGGGATGTCTCTCTTGCTGCCTCTGTAGGTCATCCCAGACTCGGGGGAATGTATCCCGGGGCTGGTATTGATGATCTGACTGAGACAGCAACAAGCCGAATTAAAAAGAGTCGAGTGAACCCGTCGAAGAAAACCATTCCTGGTGGCGCCGCCGCCATGGCCTGGAGACACTCATCCTCACCGGCGAGATATATCTTGCCTGCCTCTTATGTGAAAGGAACAGGATTCTTTGATGATGCAGATCCCACCTCCTTAAAGCTTAACAACATCACATATAATCAGGCAGACCCAGAGAAGAAGTCAGCCCCCGCAGACGAGAAGGGTCGTGAGGGTGGTAATTCGGGCCTGGGTGCCGGCACCGGAGAGTACGATGGGGAGGCATCACAAATCCCAGGTCGTCTAGCCGGCGAGTACGTGGAGTTTATTGAGAATCGACTCGAGAGCGAGTACATGCCGTTCTACTTCCACGACCTGCGAACCAACGAGATAATATCATTCCACGCTTTTATTGATTCGATGTCTGATGGCTTCAGTGTTGATTACTCGTCGACATCAGGCTATGGCCGTGTTGATGACGTGAAGATCTATAATAAGACCTCTCGGGCTATTTCGATGACCTTCTCCCTTGTCGCGACCAGTCAGGAGGACCTGGATGTCATGTATTTCAATATCAATAAGCTGGTCACGATGTGCTATCCGCAGTGGTCCCGTGGAAGAGCCCAGATAGGGACGAGGTCAGATGGTGAGGAGTTCAAGTTTATACAGCCCTTCTCTCAGATTCCCACCGCCTCACCAATGATTAGGCTGAGACTGGGTGACTGGTTGAAGTCCAACTACTCCAAGTTCGGCCTGGCGCGACTCTTCGGCCTGGGTGCCCCGGGAATGCTAAGTACTGAGCTCTCAGAGGACCAGAAGGCAGAGAATGCCAAGAATGAGTATGCCTGCAGAATCAAGTGGGCCAACTGGGCCGGTCAGTATCTGGTAGATCCTCTCGATAACGCCGACTTCCAATGTGGATTTCCGAAGGACCATGTGGTCATATGTAAACTCGCTCCCACAGTCAAGGCAGTGGATGAGGAAGGAACTCCGGTCGACGGTGAGGATCCCGCTCTCGCAGAGTGGGCGATAGCAATCACCGCAGGTGTAAGGGTTAAGGGAACAGTGCAATCTGAGCTCAACGACGCGACGCTCGTGAAACACCGCATCAAGATCCCGGTGGATGTTCCGGCCGCTGATCGGGCGATCGGAGTGAAAGCAAGACACAAGTCGGCCGCAGCTTACGTCATTAAGGTTGACGAGGCCAGCTGGCCAGTCGGGTGGAAACCGGAGTATCAGTACCTGATGGTCCCCCACTCTGCTTGTAGTATTCCCAAAAAGGTCGAGAATGCAAAGAAACTCGAGTTCCGTGAAGAGGTTGGAACATGGCACGCCGAGGATCCTGAGACAATGCGCGCATTCCTGAAGGAGAACCCGCTAGCTAAGGCCTTCGAGTCTACCGCAGGACGTGGCCTAGCTGGATTTATAACACAGATGGACTTCGATCAGGCCGACGCCCCGTGGGAGATCGATAGGGGCTATCGAGCTCCGATCTTCCTCAAAGTGTCCCTCAGCTTCGCTCCGATCCACGACCTCGCGCCAGGTCTAGACCACGACGGCATGATGTTGGCTCCCGTGTATCCCGTTGGTTCGATCGCCGGCGGCATCGCACGTGACCCACACTACGATGGGTTCGTAGGCGACCATGACTTCGAGACCAACGTGGCAGCTCAGGAGGCAGCTGCTGCTAAGAAGCGCGCCGAAATAACCAAGGCGACGCCAACAGGGAATCCCTCTGACACCGCGAAGCCCAAATTTCCACCCTTTCCGTGATAGGACTCTAACTAATGCCACTATCTAGATACGGCCGAACCGGTCTCACTGCTGGAGGAAAGAAGCAGCGGACATCCAATGCCCACTGGATAATCAGACGCGCCGCCCTTCGGGGTTCGATAACCTGCATGCCGTGGGTTGTCAAGGAGGGCGAGCGTCTGGATACTATAGCAGGCAGGATCTACGGTGACGGGACTCTGTGGTGGGTGATTGCCGCAGCTAGTGCTGTGGGCTGGGGCCCCCAGGTCCCACCAGGAACTCGGCTTCTCGTTCCCGAGGACCTCGGTGCCATTCGGGCTATCGTCGGATGAGTTCAAAGCTAGACGATGCGATTTCCATGCTAGGCGGCCTCTTTGGGGTGTGGTCCAAGGATAAGTTCATGCAGCTGCTTCTCTCTGCCGACGAGCAGATGTCATTAGGCGAGGCGGGATACTTTGAGATTCCAGAGCCCAGCATTGATGCAAAGATTGCAGCCCTCGTCCTCAGCGTGTCTGAGGGTGGGATGACAACACCCAAGATACTCAGTAGCATGAGTGAGTTCCTCAAGGATGCCGACCCCGCTACTAAGAAGCAGGTGGGCTCACTGATCTGCATCACCTACGAACCGAATGCCACCGGAGCAGCGGGAGGTGAGGTTCCTGGATATAACTCCCACAAGTCGATTAATGAATTCATGAAAACAGCAATGGACCCACCCCAGGGTGTTGGTAAGACACACAAGGATGTGTCAGCGGAGAAGTTTTCTATTAGGGACGTTCTGGGTGCTGCTGCGGGAACAGAGGAGGGCTCGCAGATCAACAAGGATACCGATGCGCCCGAGAGGATATCAAACCCCTGTCTCAGCGTCATTCAGATGCTCCACCCAGCTGTCGGGCCGGCCACTCGGGATACTGGCGCCATAACGCTCTTCTTAAACTGCATGCCCACCATTGAGATGAGTAGGTGTGTGCCCTTTCTCGACGTGATATTCATGTTTCCACAGCCAGCAATGGCTGTAGGAGGAGACGACGAGCACGAGAGGGTTCAGGGAATGAGCCTGGGAAATTTCTTGCTGGGAGCAAAAGAGGTTGAAGTGGGAAGCGCCGAGCACACCTACCTGTCCTCCGTCGATGCGGAGGTCTCTGCCTCCCCACCTGATTTCGGAGACGCTCAGCAGTCGGATGAAGATGGGAAGCCGGGTCTATCAACCTCTGGGCTTGAGATGTTCACAACCCCGCAGACCCTCGTTATGGCAGACGAGGTGCATCAGGAATGGGGTGACCTCGGATCCGGTGGAAAGGACGACGGCACTGCAGATATTCCAGCACACCCCGGAGGCCCGCGCTCGGCCGCTGTGATTGATCGATTCCGGCCCTTCATGTCCCTCGAAAGCTTCAGTGTGAGCGTGGTACCCTCCGGTGGCATGATGACTTATAAGTCTGCCAAGATGAGCCTCGTTCTTCACGATAGATCCCGCCTTGCCGAGGTTGCCCCACTGGTTAAACCTGACCTCTTTGGGAAGGGGCAGATCCTGATAAAGTACGGATGGTCCCATCCCGACAATGCCCCCCACGCGCCGTCCCGTTTACCTGCCAACAGCACAGCACATTTCGGGGTCTTTCTGGGGAGCCTCAAGTGTGAGGAGAAGTACCGGGTTGTCAATTCCTCCTTCTCTTTCGATGAAGTGGGGCAAGTAAAGATTGACCTGACACTCTCGATGATGGGAGGCACGTCATTCACCACCCAGAAGATAGCGAACGGCCCAGGTGTTGATGAGGCTGCAAACGAGATCCGGGCCCTCAATGAGACAATGCGCGTAATTCGTAGAAAGATCATGAGGGATACCAAAGGTGCAGGCGACCTGGGAGGATCAAATGTCCTCTCTGCAGCAACCTCCACCAGCGCCGGCATGCGTGCAGACAAGGAGACCCTGGCTGCCATTCGAAAGTTTCTCAGAGAATCCAAGAGAACTAAGAACCCAGATGTGAAAGCGCTTAGGGAGGGACTCACAAAACTCTTTGGAAAAAAATCCAATGGAAAGGGCGGAAAAGTCTCTGATCTTAACAAGAGCATTGCCGCTGAAATTGCGAACAAGCTTAAACTGTTGTCTTCCGGTCCGGATCCTTGGTTAAGGGGGATCAGCACCGACAAACGTACCTTCAAGGTCAACGACAAGAAGCGATCTTGGGTCTCACTTGGAAAGATTATAACGACATTCATCGGACCATCCCTGGCAGCATCAGGGGACTTCGACGACATACAGCTCATCTTCTACACTTTTAACGACAAGTCCTCCTGGATGCGGGGGCGCAACATAGCCCAGTTTCCAATTTTCATCGACGACTTCAAGCGGATGTTCACTGATCACGCAAAGACGAAGCTTAATATGACCTGTAAGGGATTTATGAGTTTCATCAATCGATCCTTCCTAGCAGACCCCGGACAGACCGCCTATGGTTTCAAGACCATATATGGCAAAAGGGATAAGGAGAACCTCAAGAAACGCAAGGTTGCGAAGAAGTACAAGAAGGCCACAGCGCTCTTTGGGGAGAAACAGAGGATTCTCAAGAATGCCTACGCATCAGATCCCGGTGCCGACTTGGTTTTTAAACGACCAGTGATACAGCTTCACGTAGAGGCTGTGCCCGATAAGCCATCGGACTTGGGTGACGGTGATGACACGATGCCTCCCGCAAAGAGTCTGACAATTCTAAGGATTCACATATACGACAGTCAGAATACCACATACGGCTGTGTCCAGAAGCTCCTCGAGGCCTCCAATGCCAACTCGATGGGACTTCTGACCAAGTCAGCCGTCGGCGACGCCGGTGATGAGCACAAGGCAGCATTCAACACGGCTCTAGAGGGCGCTGTCCGAGACGGTCTTCTGGAGAAGTTTCCGGACGACTCCAGCCAGAAACATGCTGAGGGGGGCGACGACACTGTTGCAGACTCTCCCAAGCAACACTACAGACTAGTCGGGGGGTTCAATGCCCTGAAGTCGTACATCATGAAGACAGTGCCTTCTGTTCGATACGGATCGCAGTGTTCCGGAGTAATATCTGCCAATGTGTCCTCCCAGCAGAATCCCCAGCTTGCCTCAATTAATATGATGCGCAGCCCCGGCGCCGACGGCGCCGACGCTCAGGGTACACGCGACAGTGGTCTGCCCATGAGGGTGTCCCCAACATCACTCTCCATCGAGACCTTCGGCTGCCCACTGTTCAACTTCGGACAGCAGATCTTCTTCGACTTCGGCACAGGCACCACTGCTGATAACATCTACGCGGTGGTGGGAATCGACCACACCATCGGACCGGGGGAGTTCAAGACAAGCGTCAAGTTGATCCAATTGGACACCTGGGGTAAGTTCGAGTCCATGATCGACACAGTGGACTCAGTTCTCACAGCGACCTCACAGCCAGACAAGACTTAGTGACGAATACGGTGAAGTAAGATTGATGACGTGTGTACACACATCACCAGTGTGGTAAAATACTGATGTGGTAATCTGCATTCTCAGTTCTGTGACTGGCGCCGGCAAGCACCTTCTCGTCAGTCCAGAGACAGGAGAGTGCCAGTGGTCATCTCGTGTTCCCGATAACTCCTGGACTGTGGGTGACCCGAGTGCACTGCAGTCGCTGGAGGCCTATGCTGCTGTGCTCGGAACCCGAATCCCGGGCATTGCCCCCATGGCCCAGGCCCGTGCTTTTGAAGTTCTCCTCGGTCCGGACCACAGCGTCCGAATCCCATGGAGGATGGTCATGACCACAGGCGACTTTCAGGTTGCGCTCCAGAGTGTACTTCAAGCAGCTCAGAGTGTTCTCTGTAGCTTAGGCCAGGACAGATATGGGCAAACATACCTGCGCGCTCGAGGAATGCTTCTGGGATTAAATCCCGCTACTGTTGATCAGGCCAAGATTAACCGCTACATCCGCGAGACAGAGGGGGGTCCCTCCGTGGCCTCCGCGCTTCGATCGTTCCTTCCAAAGGAGGGGAGCACCGCACCTCCGATTACCTACAACCAGGCAGCCACTGTCACAGGCAGGCTGACTGTTCGTACCGGCCCATCGATCCTCACACTCCCCGCCCGATATCGGGATATTCTCTCCAGTAGATTCAGGGGCGGCAGTGTTGTTCAAGTGGATTTCGTCTCACTGGAGCCTCGGGTCGCTCGCTATGTGGCGGGGGATGAGGCACCAACTGATATCTACTCTCACATGTGCGGCGCGCTGTTCGATGGGGAGATGACAAGGGACAAGGTCAAGTTGGCCACTATCTCTGCCTTGTACGGGATGTCCAGCCGTCGTCTGACTGATCTCCTCACTAGTGAGTCAAGCGCCAAGACTGCGATTCGTCAGATTCGGAGGTACTTCTCGGTGGGACGTCTTGAGAGTCAACTGCAGAACGAGCTGTCCGCGTTGGGGTCAATAACCAGCGCGATGGGAAGGTCCATCCGTCCTGACACCACCACCTCCCATATCCTGGTGAGTCACTATATCCAGTCGACTGCTGCTGATGTGGCCCTGTTGGGATTTGCACAGCTCACAGACCGACTGGAGGAACTGGGTATCAACGCGATACCCCTCTACGTGATCCACGATGCACTCCTGCTGGATGTGTCGCCTGAGGATCTGGAGTGTCTTCGGGACGAGGTTGGGCGGGGAGTTGATCTTCCCTTGGGTAAGTTTCCGATTGGAATGACATCTGTGTCTTCTGCGGTGTGAGGAGGATATTTAGACCTGTCATGAGCAGCAAGCAGTCAGAAGAATTCATTAGAAAGCAGGTCCGCTGGGCCTTAGCCCAGATCCTCCTTGAGCAGGACGACAAGCAGGACGACAAGCAGGACGACAAG